GTTGCCGAACGTGGACGTTGTGTAGATGTCCTTCATCAGCAGCCACGTTCCGGCGCAACTCGAATCATAGGTGCTGGTATTCGGATTGCCCTGCTGCACAACAATAAAATCTTTGGACGCGCCGTTGACTTTGATTTTGACAATGCTGCCAACGGCTTTCGTGCCTAATCTTACATTTGCCATAAAAATTCACCTCCTTACTCAAAATTCAATCCTTGCCAGATCGGCGTTCCACACACCGGTTACGGTCAGGCCGTCAAGACTGCTGAATGTGGCGCTGAACGGGTTCTTGGTCACGTTCGTGCCGAATTTGAGATCAATTAACTTTATAAGATTTTCGATTTCATCAGACTTTGTATCAACAAGATCTTTAAGAACCTTGCCTTGTGCGGCACTCAAACTTTGATCTGTGTCTGTACTCGTTAAATTGTTTTGAATTCCACGCCAAGTATCGGTAAACTTTGCATCACTTGGTACGCTTTTCTCTAATGTGTAAGTACATGCAACAGGTTTACCACCAGAAAAATAAACTGGCTGAGATGCTGAACCAGCAGTTGCTGTGTCAAGCTTAACAGCACTTATAGCGGAACCACCTACACTTAAAGATCCAGCGTAATTATGGGTATGATTGATAGGACTTTTCCCTGCCAGCGCATCACCGGTCGCTTTTGCATCGGCAGGCGCACCAGAAATAGACAAAGTAGAATCTACAGCAATAGCGTTTTTTACTTTATCCGAATATTTTTTTGCATTTGCTTCAGATGCGGCCGCTGCCACAGCACTACTTTCTGCGTCATTTTTATTCATTTCGGACTCTTTTGCATAATTTGCTGCAGATTTGGCACTCTCGCTTGCCGCATTTTTATTCTCTTCAGTAACTAAAATCGAATCAGCTGCTTTTGTTGCACTTTCGCTTGCACTATTTGCAGATGCTAAAGCCGCTTCTTCACTAGCCTTTGATGCAGTTTCACTTGCTTTTGCATTAACTTCAGACGTGGACGCTGCTAGTTTAGATGTTTCAGCTGCTTTTTCTGATGCCTGAGCGTTAGATGCACTTTTGCTGGCAGCCGTCTCACTTGCAGCGGAAGCAACTTCACTCGACTTTGCATTAGCTTCGGATTGTTTTGATGCGAGTTCACTGTTCTTGGAATTTGTTTCTGATTCTTTTGAATTTAGCTCTGATTTCTTTGCGTTATTTTCAGACACGAGAGCCTTATCTTCAGAAATTTTCGCTTTGTTCTTACTATCCTCTGCGGCTAGTTCACTCTGTTTCGCAGCGTCTTTACTGTCGCTGGCTTCATGTGCAGAGGTCGCAGCACCTGTTTCAGATTGAGAAGCTGCTAACTCTGATTCTTTTGAAGCCAGCGCACTAGCTTTGGATGCGTCTTCACTATTTTTTGCCTTAACCGCACTTGTTTCGGCAGCATCGGCATATCCTTTAGATAAGTCACGATTTATTTCTGTCTTTGAGATACTTTCTTTTGCTCGTTGTTCAATCTCTGCAAACCGGGCTGTCAAAATCTCCAAGTCAGACGGATCAACTTTTACTCCAGTTCCAGTTACGTTAATAGTCTCTTTAATTGGTAGGGAAGAGGGAAGTGTGTTAAAATTGTATGAAAACTCTTTTTTCCCGCTTTCGTTTGTTTCCAGACTATAAAAACGAATAGAGAACTTCACGATTCCATTGTGTGCAGTAACATCGTTTAGAATAGTCCATCCAAATAAAATCTTACCGGGAACAGTATCGATATCAATTTTAGTAATTGGATAAAAACCGTCAGAGAGAACAGTTTCGTATGCACCTTCATCACTGACCGATTCAAACTGAACTACGCACATTTCTGTGCTTAAATCATGCTGGTCAAAATATCTGTCGATCTCGAAATAAATAGTTTCCGCTGCATGATCATTTTCAACACCAAGGAATGTAAATTCATCAGGAACAGAAATTGTACGACTGTCAGCATCAATGATAAAACGTGGCTCATCAGAGGGCAACATAACGAGTTCTTTTAATTGAGATTGATTTTGAATATCATCAAGTCGTTGTAGATATTCTTCTTTTGATGTGATCAATTATGTCACCTCCTCATTTTGCGCTGACCAAATACTATTTAACTCTTCATATTGCGGTGTAACATCGCTATACATATCCGACACCTTTTTAAATAAGACAAGCATTAGATTTTTTTCGTTTTGAGTTAGAGTAAACTTTTCTGCATTGGTGACAGCTGTATTGGCTCTCACAACATCTTTCCCAATGTTTTTTGCCATAGTTGTAAATTTTTCAACTAAGCCTTCGACTTCTGCAGGCGGAATCTCTTTATCTGCGTCCATGGTGTCCAAAGAATCTTTTACGGGTAGCTCGACAGGAAGGGTATTGAAATTGTAAGCAAAAACAATAGTATCGTTTTCAGTTTTTGTCTCATAAAATCGAATAGAAAATCTTACATTTACAGCATAAGCCGTAACATCGTTTTGAATCTCCCATCCAAAAATAATCTTACCATCTGCCGTATCTACATCCATTTTTACAACAGGATAAAACCCCGAACTGATTACCTGTTCTGAACCTTCAGTCGTATCAATAGACTCAAATTGAACGATACAAGTTTTCTCACTTAAATCTGCTTTATCAAAATATCGATCGATTTCAAAATAGATAGTCTCTGCTTTGTGGTCGTTTTTTACTCCAAGAAAAGTAAACTCGTCTGGAATCGTAATGGTGCGCTGATTTGCGTCAATAATGAAACGAGACTCGTTGCCCGGTAACATAACCAACTGCTTTAGTCCTGCCTGATTCTGGATATCGTTAAGCCGCTCCATATACTCACTAGAAGAAGTAATCACTTAGTAACCACTCCTTCCTTGCTTAAAATCTCCGCATTCAGATTTGACATCTCTACGACACCATTGTACATAGATAGAATTTTATTATAGATATTAGCTGCGTTCTGATTGAATTCTTCCAACATTGAAATTTGAGCCTTGAAATTGTAGATATCATTTTTTACATTCAACTCAAAATTCGGAGTTGAAACTTCAATAGAACCTGTCGCTGGATCAATGCCAAACAGGCTAATAGTGCACTTTCCGTCTTTTGCCTTCGTAGGGAAGTCCATAGAACAAATATAATTATAATAAGAAGCACTTGTGCTGTTTGTTTGTTTCAATCTGAGTAGGTCGATTTTGCCAGTATGGTCCTTAACTACACAATAAAATTGCAGATTTACATACTTCTTTTCAATGAAAAAAGTGATCTGGTCAAAGCTGTATGTCTCAGAACAGGAAAACTTGGTTGACTTTAACTCACCATTCGAGAAAATTAGATTCATAATACCACTCCTTTCATTTATGATTTTGGCTCAACATATTTATTTGCCGATGCGCTCAGATATGTGATGTACGGGTAGTACGGATAATAGCGGCTCATGGTAACATTCATAACGCCCTCACCCAGATTGGTATCTATCTTTTTTGTAATCCATTCTACGGGGGTATCATTCTTTAGATAGCGAGCTGCATATTTTATTTTCTGATTAACGTCCAACCACGGAATTAAATGCATACGAAGCGTTATAGTGTCGGTTAGTCTACAGTTTTTCCAAAGCTGATATTCTGTTGCGAGCATCAAATCCTCGTCATTCGTGTAAGCATCAAACTCTCCACCGGAACATACGAGATTTCTGCGTCCAATTTTATCAATCGTAAAGCGACTATTATAAAGGTTCGTCAAATCCTTCGGGTCTGTAACAACGATATACTTCAAATTGTCACAGCCTTCAATTTCTTTATCTTTTTCAATCTCCGCATCTGTAGGCATCTTATCTACAAATTTCGCCATAGCATGAGACTGAGATTGACCAAGAAAATAGATCCGGCTCTCTTTTATGAGGGCAGGATCTTCAATCTTTTCTGTATGTTTTCCTTCTTCAGTATTTGTTACCTTGTAATAATGCGTTTCGTACATTTTTGTTTCTTCGTTGTACTCTTCTTTTACGATATACTGAATCTTTGGATTTATCTCAGTCTTGTCATATTCACCAGTTGTAGAATTGAACACCCATTTATAAGCACCTTCGTCTGCCTGGTCAAGATATTTTTCTCCATACTGTACAACATAGTAACGTCCTTTTTTCATAACATTTGTATCAATAGGAATATCATTACCATTTTGATCTGTTGATGTCTTATATACCATCATTGGACCATATACTTGTAACGCGTGATCTTTATATTGCGCTCCATCTTTGTCAACAGCGGTTGTGTAAACATCATTTACAATATACATATGAGTATTAAGCGGGATATTTACTGGACAGATGAAAGATAAGCGTGACCCGTCCGATATAATTGCGTTTTTTAGTTTTAAAACTATAATAGAGTTTCCAATGTTATTGATATCAAGCTGAATTTCGAAATCATCGTATTTGTCTTTTGGAATCCCTAATATTTCGGCAACAGAGTCTTTCCATTTTGATGCTGACATGCCATTATCTCGTGCCTTATAAAACACTCTGCCAGTACCTTCTGGGTCGTCTTCCTCTAGTTTATCCTTGCAGAAATAATCGCTGGTGATAGTAGAACCCCATGCCTCAACACAATTATGTACCTGCGTATAATCAACCGTCGAATTTTCTGTGATAACAAGACTTTTGAAAATATCAGGGCTAATTACAACAGGGTCATCATACCCGTTTGGAATCTCTTTGCATACAAAAGTATCATCATCAAAGTACATCTCAAACGGGTAATATAGGTCACGCAACTCTGTTAGAATCGTCCAAACAGTAGTTCCAGTATTATACTCCATGTCGTGTGGAATGCGCCGCTTCCAATAATCAATCACGCATTTTGTCATACCGGAAAGCTCGAAAGTATTCTTGATAACATCTCGTACATAATACGGTTTTGATTTGTCCTCTGTGTAAATCTTATCTCCATTCGCATCCTTGCTCTCAGTAAGTTTATACATTGGAATTCGTGTCGAGTACCCAGTCAATGTTCCACCCAGTGTTCCATCAAGCAGGGATACTAAATCTACACACGACAAGTCAAGCTTGTTAGTCATTGCATCATACGAGATACCATTCGACTGAATCGCGTAAACCCCGACTGAGAACCAATGTACGCCATCCTCATCGATATAATTTGCACAATTCCTGATAACTTTATCCTTCGCAACTGTTTGGATAATAAACTGCTGAATCTGTCCCAGACCATCTTTTAGTTCCCATATGTGGCCCTGAATATCATGCATAGAATATCCGACAAATGGACTCGTCTTTTTATACTGGTTCTTTAATTCTGGCTCGCTCCAACCGGCAATTGCCGAAACATCAACTGGCTCTAAGACTCTATTCGCAATCGTTTCTCCTTCAATGGCAGCGATCATATTTTTTAGATAGATAGACTTTCCATCTATTGTACATGTGAGACCTTTTGCGTCATAAGATAAAACAGCGTCGTTAAATTCTAGGTCTTTCGTTGTCCATGATTTTAAATCAAACACAAAACCAGCAACAGGCTTAACATCTTCAGTTTTCTAAGTCAAATCTGATAAGTTGTTTGAATTGTAGACTTTATTGTAAGCAAGCTTATAAACCTCAGAAATATAATCTATAACACCGTTACGACTAACTGGAATTAACTCGTCTCCATCCTCTAAAAACAGCGTATATGCAATTCTCCGAGTTACTGTGACGCCAACCGCCTCATTATCAGCAGTCCAAGCATCGTCGCAACCGCAAGCGGTAGAATAGTCACCAATTTCAAATGGGCCATTTTCAGTTGAGAAATCCTTATAGAGATTTAAATTGCGTGCAGTCCAAATGATTCGTGGTCGATTTATATTGTTAATATTTGAATATAGGTCATGCTTTGTTGCTTTGATTTTTGCAATATAAGTCAGCAACTCTTTGTTCTTTAAATCGTATTCTATATTATTTTTTATAATAGAATCAATCGAATCGCCGTCAATGTCTCCATCATATGTTAAAATACTGACATCTTTCTCTGAAGTTGGGGCTTTCATACCGATATAGATACGAACTTTTTTATCAATCTAATCTTCCGCTTCAAACTGAGAGATAGAAAAACCCATCATTGGGAAAATAGACAAACTGTATGTACGGCGAATATCAGAATCTGCATCGTTAGAACCGGAACCATCCAAAGTCAGGCCCTCAATGCTATCAATGATTTGAGACTCTTTGTTCAATAATTCTACTCGTGTAAACAGACTCTTGGAATGACTGGTAAGCAAAGCCAAGTCTTCTTGTGTTGGCAAATAAGTCATGGCTCCACCTCCTTAAATTAAATCCGAATTTTTCAAAGTATCAGAATCCTTTAGATCTCCGGTCTCTACAAAATCAAACGCGATTTCAACTTTATTGTAGTGTTCGTCATCAGAATACGAAATATTGTCAACTACATTGATGAGCCACGCACGGCCATCCCACATTTTCAGAACTTTCGGCTTCTGATTCGTCAGCCAATTGATATATTGCTCACGATAATCGATCGACGCATCAAAGTCAAAATAATCACGAGAACGGTCATATTTAATAATTGTTCCAGAAAAGTTACCACTATAATAATTTGTCTTACTGCCATAAAATACGATTGGATATTTACTGGACAAAGTAGTTTCTACAGCTGAATTCTGTACACGGTCCACATTTGATACTTTTGCATCCAATCCAATAAAATATGTAGTGTCTTTGTCCATAAGGTAGGCACCCTCAAATTCACTTACGACAGTTGTAGTGACACCCTTTTGCTCGATTCCATCAATTACAGGAACAATAGTGTACTGATATTTCGTTCCACGACCACGAGCATATCGGTCATACGCAACAGTAGAAATAGTTCCAATCAAATTACTGACATCTCGTTCATATACAATGGTCCAATTATATGTTCCGACCTCTCTACGTTTAATGCGTAGTAAACTATATTCCGTTCTTTCAGTTGTCCTCAAAATAGAAGTGAGCTTAATACGACCTTCATATTTTTCATTCTTGACAATCAAATTTAAATTCTCTAGCTGTCCGTTATATTCAATCTTAAAAGGACAATAACCTGTATCCAGGAAATATCCATTTACTGTTTCACCGGTTGCACGAACATAATAGGACGTGTTGTTATCAAGACCTTCTACCATAAAACTTTGAGAAAGAGAGCCATAATGAGTTTCTGATGTAAGCAGGCTCTTTTTTTCATCGTATAGGAAATATTTATACCATGTTAAACTTTCGCCTTCTTCTTCGTCTGCGACGTAAGATGCATCAAAAGAATAAGCTGGAAAGGGAACAACAAACGAGCTAATGTTCTGCGACACATCCTTAAAACTTAAACTTGGTCTCTTATGACAATAAAAAAGAACGGCATCACTAAGTTCGCTAGTTTTGCCGCTTTGATTACGTACACTGATTTTAATATAATAGGGGAGAAATCGATTATGAATCGTGCCAGCGGGGAACGTAAAAGTTCGCATTGATGACGAACCACTTGTTTGAATAGTCTGGTCAACAATAATATTACCGGAGGCATTATCATAGATCACATATTCGACCTCATCAACAGTATCGTCGTAACAGACATAACTGACAATATTATTTTGGTCAGCATCAATTACGGAAAATTTTGAAATAATCGGTTTTGCCAATTTAACGCCTCCTTTGTTTTGTTAAGATTTATTTATATTCAATTTCACTTCCATCATCAATGACCGTATATTCTGTCTGATTATCAGAATTTATCGGGCTGTATACAAGCTCATTGTTGATAAAAATAAAATCATTGCAACTCACACCATTTCCCTCATTGGGCTAACCTTTCTGTGGAAATTCTTCAAAAATTATTTCGTCTTCTAAAGGCTTTGGCAAAACACTTTTATGATACCATGCTCCATTATAAAGCCTTCCGTTTTTGTCTATTTTACACAGATATTTAAATCCTTCTTTTTTCATCTCACATAAACCCATAAATCTTGTACGGTACACACATACCGTTGGATTGATTCCAACCGTCACTTGACGGGTCTTCCAGACCGAAAAAAGTTGCCATGCCAGCAACACCAGTCGCGTATTTAGATGTTCGTTCATAACCGACTCCAAATTCAATACGATCAGAATAAGCTGTTACCGACCGTTTATGTACGGTGTTCCATGGATATACCATAGACATTTCTACGCCATTGACCGGAACAATTAAAGAAACAAGACCAGCGTTACCACCACCGGAAAACCATGTTCCGTTCTTCTGACTACGGAAAAGAATCAATATTGCACTATAATTTCCTAATCCATCAAGCCGTACTGTCTGTGATGTGAAACTATCGGAATTATTTTCATATAGTTCTTGCTTATTTCGAATACCTTTAAAAATAATACCTTCGCCTGTAATAGCACAACCAGCACCTCCGCTGTTTTTAATTGTAACACCGTCAGATGACATTTTTACAAAATTGTTTCCGTAAGTAATATCCACACCACTATCAGAGATTTCAACTTTTTTTGTTCCGCTTCCAATTGTAATATTTCCAGTAAGATCAAGATGAATAGCACTAATTTTACCAGCCTTAATCACACTCGCATCCAAACCAGCAGTTGCAATAGAATCTGTTGTAACAGCACCTTTTAAATTGATTTTACTAGCACTAATACTGATATTATCAGCCTGCTGATTTATCATTGAAGCAATCTTTTTACCAGTGTAGTCGGTGGCAGACACTTTAGAGGTGATATTCGTTGCGTTTTGTTCAATGCTCGATTCTGCCGTACTAAGTCTTGTACTGATTCCGTTAATGCCTTGCTGATATTTTGTTTCTGTTACTCTGGCCTCAATAGCCTCTTTGGTTACTTTCAAATCAGAATCGTACTCGGTCTTAAAATTTGATAGGTCTGTATTGGCCTTATCTGCTTTCTCTTCGGCACGGTCGGCAACAAAATCATCCGTATATTTAGATGCCACAACCCAGTCTGTGCGTTGGTAACTATCTTCAATCATGCGTCCAGTCTGACAAATCAGCATAAAACCATCAGAAGTTACACGTGCCCACACATCACCTTGGTCATATGGGGTGGTAGGAGTCCCATAAAACACCCGGCGTTTTCCGTCAACAGTGTCATTGTCACGACTTGCTGCATTAAAAACCTTTAGAATGTCCTTGTTTGTAATTTTACTCCAACTGTATGAGCCACCACTTTCAGCCCACTTGTAAGCTGTTCCACCTACCTTATTATAATAGAGGTCTCCAACATGTACCTTTTTAGCGTCAGCGGTCGTCCAGTCCTTGGCAGGGGAGTTAGACATAGTTGGCTCTGCACTTTCAAACCAAATGATATAGCTACCATCGATCTGGTCTTTTACATCATTGAACTTAATAATCGTATCAGCAAAGTCATTCCCAATAAAATTGTCTACCTTATCGCCAATAACATTTACCTTGCTGTCAACGGTCTTCATTGTTCCGATATTATCAGGAGAGCACACGAGCCGTTTCATATCACCCTGTAATGCGGTAACGACAACGTTCTGACCAACCGTAAATACCTGATCGGATGTGATGGTATACTGGCTACCGAACACGGCAATCGTATAGTCGCTCCCATTTACTGCGACAACTGTACCTACTTGTGACTTATCAAAGTTTGCATCATCTAGTTTTTTGTCAATTGTATCCACGACCACCTGAGCAATCACGTCAAGTGCGTCAGAATTTGTTTGAGACATCTCATCCCTCCTTTATAAAACAAAATATACCCGGGCTCAACCTACCCAACCCACCCTGAGCCGGGTATAATTCGTTTTCGTTTAAAATTTTACTTCTATCTGATTTATCGTTTATTCAATCTCTGAACCATCTTGTTGGGAAGCTGTTGTACGATTTGACGAGCCAACGCATCTGTGTCGCCAACGGGGTTATTCACATTCACGTCACCGAAAGTCATACTGATACCGCCAGGATTACGAGACTGTACCATTGTAGCTGTGCTATGCTTTGCCATCTGGTCAGTAAACCACTTATCAGGATTTCCACCCATCTCAAACAGGCGAGAAGTAATGTCTGCAGGAACAACACCATCACCTGTTTCAAGATACGTATAACGACCGGATTGTGGTTGACGGACAATCAATTCGGAGCCTTGTTCATCGACATTGTAAGTGCCGGTATGTTTAACTCCTTTATCACCGACAGCTTTCTTTCCCCAGTTCCAGAACCAGAATTTAGAACCCCACAGTTTATCCCAGAATGATTGCTGTTTTTGCTGACCATTCGATACAGAAGAGCTAGAAGAGCTAGAAGAACCAGAAGAATCGGAAGTTTTATTTCCGTTATTAACTGTCGTCTGAACCGCATTGACAGTAATATTGGTCTTATTTTTCTTCTTTTTTACATCATTTGCCGTATCTTTGGTATTTTTGGACACATCGTCCAGCTGGCTAGTTGTCTTTTTACCCCAGTTCCAGAACCAAATAGGCCACTCATAAACTTTTTCGGCCAGTGTCTTGGATGTGGTTCCATTTTTCTTATCGTTGGCTCTTCCGATAGTATCATGAATAAGAGCAGCGATTGAGAGGACACCACCTGACGAGTTAAAGACAGTAGAAAATAAGGACTTTCCAATCTTTGTCCCAGTATCATCATTACTTTTCCAGATTTTGTTCAAACCAGCAAAATGATTGCCAGCCACGCCGAGGCCGGCGAGGACTGCACCAACTATTGGAACAGCAGCCAGCAAACTACTTCCACCAGCCGCCGCAACAGCTGTACCGCCTGCGCCAGCTACGTTTGCTCCAATAGCTCCGTCAGCCATCAGCTTACTAAGACCAGTTAATCCTGCAGTATTCGTGGCTGTCATTGCAGGAACACTAGAAAGAGATACGCCACCGATCCCAAGTAAGTTTCCAAGCCATCCTAAAATGCCACTTCCACCGCTTGTTCCAGCACCTTTTCCTCCGAATGCATTCGAGATAATTTTTCCGATATTGCTGATGCCATCAGAGAAAATAGAGGTTAGACTATTAGAAGAACTATTACTGAACAACGATTTTGCGCCAGATCCAATGGCATCCCATGCGTTTTGAAATGCGCCAATGAGTCCGTTCTTAGTTGTAGCAGAGCCAAGCTCCTTCTGTGCGTTAACAACAGCATTCTTTACGCCATCGGTCATAGAGTTGTTGATAACGCCAGTAATGCCGCTTCCACCGAAGGTGACTTCCGTAGCATCCGTAATCGTATCAAGGCTATTCGTGATAGTCTTTGTAATACTTGTAGAGGAGTTCTTGCCGAAAACTTTCTTAACGGTATTTACAAGGCCAACAAAGCCACCATCTGTATATGTACCTGTCTGCAGGAAATTATAAACATTGTTCAGCTTTTCAAGAGTACCAATCAAAGACTCAAGATTGCTAATGACAGTCTGAATGCCAGAAATTGTGCCACTGTTTTGCAAACTAGCGATAATCTTATTGTGATATCCATCAAGACTACCTGCCATCTGGCCGAGAGTCATTTCTTGAATCTGGGCAGTGTATTGAAGTTTCTTATTATAATCGTCCCAACTAGTCCCAATATCTTCCATGACCTCAGACAACTTGTCCTTGAATTCGTTGTACTTTTTGATTTGGTCGTCAATGGCTTTCTCAGCATCTTCCTTATTCCACTGACGCTGTTTATCATTTAAATCCTGACGAGCAGTGCGCACAGCTTCGGGGTCAGCCTGCCACTCGTAACCATTCTCTGTATACACACGGCTGGTGCGCTGCTGTTCTGCACGGGCGAGTTCGTCCTGAGCTTTTGCCAATTCAATAGCACGCTCAGTTGCATCATTGTTTTCTTCAAGCGCTTCCTTCTGTTTGTTCAGAGCTTCAATACGCTTGTCGATAACATCACCCATCACATCGCCCCAAAGTTTGAGGTCGTTGGAATTGTTGGTATTGAACTTTTCAATAAGAGAGAGGAAAGAATTTAGAATGTCTTTTACATCAGATAGTGCATTCTTGAAGTTATCGATTACAGATTCTACGCCTTCCCAGTGTTTTTTAAGCTTTGTCGTGACCTGAGCATCAGTTTCCTGAACTTCAAGTAAAGATTCCTGTAAAGCACCATCTAATTCGGCTTGAGCTTCTTCCTTCTGTTGAAGTGCTTCATCTTCAGTTAAATCCTTATTAGAATTGATTTTAGAAATCTTTCTAGTATACCGAGCCAGAGCCTTTTGGTAAGTAAGAGTCTTTTTCGCCAACTTCTCATATTCTTCAGGAGTAGGCTCGCGGACATCCTCGATTGCAGCTTCGGCCTGAATACCGATTGGTTTACCCTCGAATTCCTTTGCAAGCTCTTTGAGCTGTTTGACGTAATTGTCACGCAAAGTTTTTACATCAAGCTTTGCATTACCATCTTCATCGTAGCCCAACAGGCTAGAGAATTCGTCAGGCAAGGCCATCAAGTTTTGCATTGTGTCCTGAGTGAGCTGACCAGTCTCGTTCCACTCGTCCATTGCGTCTTTCAGAGTATTCCAATTAGACTGGTAACGATCAAGAACATCATTAGCATTGCTTAAATCAGTTCCAAGACCACTCGCCCAATCAGTCGGTGTTATTTTTCCTTGACTAATATTTTGAGATGCGCTATGATACGCATTGTAGAGAGCATCAGCTCCTGCGCCGCCCGTTTCCTTTGCAGTATTTGCAAGATCTTCTAACGTTTTAGCTAGAGCATTTTTAAACGCTTCGGTATTCAGATTGATATTTCCGTTTTCATCCACAATGTTATTGAGAAGATCAGGGTAATCCTTATACTGAGTAACAAGATTACGAATCGCATCTGTTTGTTTATCGATAGAATCTGCATCAGCAATACCAAACTGACTATCACCCAACGTTTTGATAACGTCTTTTAACCCAGAAAATGCGGATTTTATAGCATCCGTCTTTTCCTTAGCCTTGTCCATCGCAGTGCCGTAGCCCTTGATAGCGTCAGTCAACTGCTCAAAAGAGATGGTTTCAGAATCAACACTAGAATTCAACCAGTCGAGAATCTTCTTCATCTCGCCAGCAGACTTGCCACCATCATTAGCCGCATTTGCTTCCTTGAGTTGTGCCTTAATAAATGTGCGGAATTTGGCTGTATTAAGTTCAAGTTTTCCGTTTTGCTCCGTCAAACAAGCAGTAAACTTGTCATCGACACCAATCAGTGACTTCATTGTATCAGCACAGATATAACCATATTGGTTATATTCTTTCATGGCCTTTGTTAAGGTATCAAAAGCAGAAGCAATATCAGTCACAGACTTCGCAGTAGACTTGTTGTTCTTGCTGGCCTTATTTGTCGGGAACCCATTCAACTGATTTGTTAATGCTCGCCCACCCTTTAAAGCGGCATTCATATTGGTGTACAGCAAAGAAAGCTGAGTATTTGTGCGAGTCGTGATTTCCTCTAGTTTTGCAGGATCTACGCCGCGTTCGCCGGCCTTCTCTACTTCGTTTGCAAACTCCTGAGCTGCACTGTATGTCGCAGTAGCCGCAGTAGCATTTTTCAAAGCAGGAAGAAGATTTTCCAGAGCAGTCTTTTCAGCCTCTGTTTTCTCTTTTAAATCATCAGTGCTTTCAGCCGTGTCATCTGCAGTAAGGTTTGCGACCTCATGTTGTGCGTTAGAAAGAATTGTGGCGGCAGCTTCTGCGTATTCAGCAGCAAGTAACTCGGCATAACTCTGTTTATTTATCTGGAGCTTACCATTAACAAGCTCAAGGCAATTCAGATATTCGGTGTTCATCGTCAGTAAAGACTGAAGAGAATCAAGACTCATGTAACCATACTGATTGTACTCTTCCATTGCACTGGTAGAAGCTTTATACGCAGACTGGATTTCATCCATTTTGGAAGAAATATCTTCCATCTTCTGTGCGCCAGCAGCCAATGCGTCAACACCATTTGCAGAAGACTGAGCTACAATACCAACTTGAACAAGTGCTTGGATAAACGCATTCACACCGTTTGTGTCAGCAGAGAAGTCCATGTCGGTCAGAGCTTTGCGAAGATTTGCAAGGGCTTGAGCTTGCTCGTCGGATAATCCTTCGTTTGTACCCCACAAGAGTTCATTCAGCTTACTTGCATCAAATCCATCAATCGTATCTTCCAGAGTTTGAACAGCAGAATTTACCTTATCGAAAGTAAAACTGACATCCATACTGTTATTATTGTCATTCTGCCAAAAATCAACTGCTTGAAGTTTTCTACGAGCGTTTGTATTGTTGTTGATAGCATCCGTTGAGTCGTTGTAAGAATCTACATCATCACGGAGAGCAGATTGTTCATCAAGCAAGAATTGATACAGACTATGATACGTTCCACCGGCAGCTCGTTCAGCCTCAGTTGTGTTATCAATGATATATTTTAATGCTTTGCCAACTTCGTTGTAATAATCAACAATTGAATCCGCATCATTTAACTTGTCAGGTCCATAACCACCGAACTTGTTAAAGACATCAATGCCAGCATTTTTAATCTGGTCTCCCATATCCATTTCAGGAGCCGACCAAACAGTAAGATAATGCGTCCGATTATTCTTCTTGGCTGTATCAACAAGCTTATCGCCTTGAGCATCTTTGTTCTGTGTCAACTCATAACGAGATGCCTCTAACTGCTCCGCTGTAATATCCTGAAGTAATCCAAGCTGCTCTTCATACTTGCCATTTTGAAGGTCAAGTTTACCAAGTTTATTTTCATCAAGCGTTCTTTGTTCTTTCGCAAGATCAAGAATCTCTGCCTGAATGTCTTTTGCTTGATCAAAGTCCTCTGTATCCCAACCAGACTTGTCGCCAAGTTCTTCATAAGCACTGACCAAATCCTTTAAAGAGGAAGTGGTGCTCTGTGCAGCATCGGCGGCTTCCTTGGATTTCGTTGCGACATTTTGCACTCGTTGTGCCGCTTCCGTAATCTTCTTAGTGCCCCAAGAGACAAGCAGGCCAATTCCAACACCCAGCGCGGCATTGAGCAGTAAAACTTCAGCTCTTAACGCAATCATTTTCAACCGCGTTCCTTCAAGTTTAGCTTGACCTGATAACATCCATTTGATAAAATCAGAAATAGAAAGATTAGTTTCGCCAAGAGTACTCTTGTAAGCTTTATATTTTTCAATTAAAGCAACTAACGAAGTACCTACTTGGTTAAAAGCACTTATCTGTAATTCTTTTTCTTTGGAGTCAACCGTAAAGAAAGTTAATATCGATTTCGAGGAGATGTGAAATCTATGGAAAAATATGTACGGTATTGTCCATTTTGCGATAAATACTATTCAAGATGGGACTTATTATGTGCTTTTTGTATTCGAGACAATATTTTGCTTATAGAATGGAACGAAATGACAAAAAAACAAAAAGAAGAATGGAAAAATAAAACTAAGCCAAGGAGAAGTATTTCTGAAATAAATCCAGATACTCTCAAAAAACTTCAAAAGAATGCCAATACTTTCGATTCCCAATATAGAGCAGAACTGGAAGAAAAGGAACATCCTAAATACACCCCAAAATGCCCTACATGCGGCTCGCCAGACCTAGAAAAGATCGGAACCGCTTCTAAAGTCTTGGATGTTGCTTTCTGGGGATTTGCCAGTGGAAAAGTGAAGAAAACTTTCCATTGTAAGAATTGTGGATATGAGTGGTGATAAAAGAAAAGCCCTACTACACAAAGTAGCAGGGTAGTGGTCGTATTCGTTTTAGCGTAGAACGTATTTCGCAGTTTCGGAATCCAGATTGTCGTACATGAACTCGAATCGTTTTACGTGAGACATTGGGACACATAAAGCTGTATCATCATTTAAATGAGAAACAGCTTCATCCATCTTATCTCCGTTCCGATCAGTTGCTGTGGCATGGTAAGTCAAAACGATATAGTCATTATCGGCGTTTTCGATTGTGCCATAAATATAGGTTCCATCGTCCATATGAAGCATCACATCGGTTTGCCCACTAAAATCGATATGGCGAGTCCAAATATTGTCGCCAGTATCGTAGCCGAGATGATTACTAAACCACTTTCTTACCGGAATAGAGTTTTTGATTTTGTAAAACAAGGAAGAGCATACAATGCCAGTTACAATATAAACAATACCGATAGGAAAACCCTTGATAGTGAATCTTCCAAGTAAATGGTCAGCGTAATCAACGATATACTTGATAGTAAATCCAAAAGCAATACTTAATGAAAGAAACCCTTGGTATTCAATTTTCTTTAAAGAAAGCTTTGTGTAAAACCAAACACAAAGAGCTCCTGGAACAAATACATTGAATAGTGTTTCGACATTATTTACTAGTTCCTTCATTCGACCCTCCATTCCCTCGTTGTTTATCGCGGTTTCTAAGATAAGAGCCGCCATGTGTTTTTACCGAATCTGTACCGGAATAAGTATAAGTATTCCTTGGAGACTGACGTTCTTGAGTCGGTGCCCCATACGTAGAGATTTCATAATTCGGCACATGCTTTTTATTGTTTTCCATGGTTCAACACTCCTTTTACAAGAGTGTATCACAGACTGTCGTAAAAAGCAACGCAAATTAAAACGCCCGGCCTCCCAGTAGTAGGGAAGTCGGGCTTATTTTATGATGACTGCGCCGTTGTTATTTCAGAAGTTCAGCGATTTCTTCAGCAGTCATACCATTTGCCAGTGCGTTAGCAACGATATCTTCTGCCTTTTTACGATTCAGCTCTGCGGCAATCTTTTCATCGGCATCAGCCTTTTTCTTTTCGAGCTTTACAATCTCTTTATTGATTTTCTTCAATTCAGCTTCCTTAGCTTTTTTATCAGCATTCAGTGCAGCAATATTGGTGCCGAGTGCTGTGATTTCTTCAGCAAGAGATTCTGCGGCAGTATTCTTTTCAGCAATCTGTGCTGCGTAATCAATACCATCAAGAACCTTTGCTTTATTCTTACTTCCCTTGGGTCTAGCCATAATAAAACACCTCCGTATATTTTGGATACGCGATTGTAATATTATTATAGCCAGAATATCGTATGTAGTCAACGAATATTTTGTTTTCTCCTATTTTGTATCGCGCCAGAGAGTAGCGCGTCTCCTCATTTCCACCTACTTCTTTAAGTCGTCTGGTTACGTCTGAGGTGGACTTCTGAACTTTCGCCCAGAACTGACTATCCTTCCAGTGGTTGCTCACTGACCCTTTTTAGTCGATGAACCTTCCACCTTCCTACATTATATAATAGGGGAGTGGATCGGCTGCTGACCGCCCATTGTAAACGCTACTTAGCACTCGATTATTACCATATTTTGGCAATACGATAAAACCGAGCTTTTATCTCAGCATATAGCATCCATATCCTTGTTTCTATCTTTCGATTCCTACATTATATAATAATGATAGGCAATATGGCTCTTAGGGTTTCCCAGCACTCTAGGGGCTATTTTATTTTTACATGGTGCCGCATCCTATATTATCAAACGCAACAAATATAAGAGGGCATATTAACTTTACCCGCACCATTTTTAAGCTTTCCGCTCATCTGCAATAAAGACAGCACGCCAGAAATGGCAGCTGTCAGAGTGGGTAATGCACCAGCGGCTTTAACTGCACCATCAGCAATGTCAACAGAAGCAGTCGCGAAGTCTACAAAGAATTTAATCAAAGAACTGTCAAGCAAATCCTGACTCAGTTGCTGGAACGCGCTATCGAGTTGTGCGAGTTTGCCAGTTATACTGGAAAGGTAGACTTCGTTCTCTTTTGCGGCTGAACCTGCACTGTTAGCCGCATCCTTCATAGATTTTTCAGCAATTTCAAATTGGCTCAATACAGCCGCCACCGCATTCGCATTACGCTTTCCGCCAAGCATTTCAGTAACATTCGCACGAGTAACATCAGACAGGCTTCCCCAAACCTCAGAGATTTCTTTCAAAATATCGTACGTGCTCTTGAACTGTGTACCAGCAGCGTCCTTCATGATATCAACGCCAGTAAGCTGTTTTAATTCAGAACGAAGCTCAGAAACAGAGTTAGCACATCCATCCGAAGACTCACCCATATTTTCGAGATCCGTTTTGGCTGCACGCAAATACATACTGACGGTTTTTAGTGTTTGTCCGGTAGATTCTGCGTTTTGAGTAACAGAATTCATCGCAACACCAAGCGAGATTGCCTGGCTTAAATCATTTCCAGCTTCGTGGAGGGCGGCTCCGCTACGAGTTAAAATCTCAGAAATATCAGAGGCACTTGCGGGTTCGTTATTAGCGACCTCGTTAATCAGGTCGGCTACCTTTTGAGCATCATCCGCCGCAAGGTCAAATCCTTTTAAAATCGAAATCATGTAAGACGAAGCGTCCGCAATATTTTCGATTCCATCACCTACGTTAGCAAACAATGTGCTGACACGAGCAAGCTCTTCTGCGTCTGGTAAGCCATAACCCAAACGAGCCCAATCTGCGGTTGCACTTACATAATCAGAAATGGATGCACCGAGGTCACGAGATGTTTTTGCTGCCCTATCAGAAAACTGAGAGTACGCTTCCGTACTTTCTGTTGTAACTTTCTTGAGCTCCACCATGGCGTCGTCTATGTCTACGACATTATTATAAACCTCTCGCAGACCTTGTTTGACCATAGCCACGCCAGCCATAGCGATAGCAGTCTGGAAGTGCTCCTTAAACAGACGAGACAGTTTTTGACTAAGAGTTTCTGTAGTGGCCCCACATCTGCTGGCCTCAACCTCAAGGTTTGATAGTCTTGCACTAAGATCAGTAACATCGCCTTCACAGCCAGCAGCAGAAGCTTTTATTCCGTTTAAACTATCAATTAGCTAAGAATATTTACTTTTATTTGCAATAGAGTCTTCTAACTTCGTTGCACGTTCATAAACACTCTTAAACTTCGTCATATCAACATTGGCTTGATTTATATCTCTAAAATCAAATCCAAGTTCTTTTAAATGTTGACTTGTAGAATCAATAGTTGTATCAAGAGTCTTGCATTTTTTATCAAAGTCTTGAATTGCTTTCCCTGGTGTAGTGTTCTCAATAGAAGCAAGCTGATCTCGCAACTCTTTTAACTTTCCAGAAGTTTTTCCAGTTCCATCTTCTCCATATAAATATTTTTTGATATTATCATTTTTATAGTTGGAGTTATTCTTAGAATAGTTTTCAAGAGACTGAATCTTTTTTTGATATTTTTCATACTCGGATTCTTGAGATATGAGAGTCTTTTTTAAATCATCTGCAATTTCTTGATTTTGTTTTTTTAGTTCTTTTGCAACCGAATCAGCACCTTTTGCAGTATTCCTGTCAGCATTGAATTTTCCGGTTTTTTCGATATCCTCAAGCTTTAACTTCTGAGTTTCCGTAATTACATCTTTTGTTTTTGTCTTGAGTTTATCCATCTCATCGTTGATTGCGCTCAATCTAGTCTGTACCGCTTTCAACTCAGATGATTTGTTTCCATTAGCAATTAACGATGCTTCATCCGCTTTTAACTTTGCTTGACGATTTGCAAGGCTGAAAAGGCGAGAAATATCACTTTTTGAAGTATCTTGTGTTTTTGTAGAACCAGACTTTCCGGTATCAACTTTAACAGTCTGCTTTGCCGCAGATTGCATAGCTTTTTTAAGCTGTGCGGTTACTTTACTCTGGTCGATCTTAACATCAAGTGTAACCTTTGGAGTTCTTAATTTTCCACTCTTGACCACCTTGTCAAGTACATCATTTATATTGCGGATTGTATCGTTTTGATTCACTCCAAAAGCAATTTTTACTGGTTTTTCTTTATAATACTCCTTAACAGAATTAAATTGCTTATCTAACTCTGCTTTATTTGTGTCAATAACAACCTTGACCTTAATGGCTGTTACGGCAGAAGACTCTGTGCCAGTATTTTCTTTTTCATCCATACTGTTGGTCACCTCTCTTTTCCATTTTCAACAATTCCTTTCAAAATAAAAAAGAGAAGCGGCCAGCTTCTTCAAGCCAGCCTCCTCTCATTCAAATTTTCCAAATAAATTGTGGGTTACAATTCATGTAATGCGGTTTTTACGAGCATAGCCGCTTCAACTTGTACTTTTGAAATAAATGGACGCGCAGGACGCTTTGGTTTATTTTCCTTCGGTCGTCCCATTCGATTCCACTCTGCAATATCCATCCACAAGCCATGCTCAATCCAATTAGCAAACATTGTTCCTTCTAAGGCTGCATTATCTCCTTCTCTGAATGGTGTTTTACACCACGATTCCTGCGGTCTTGCAATATCCTTTATCGTCATGGTCACAACATTATTGTCAGTAGTAACGCTACTTACGATATTTTTTTTGCTTTCGATTCCGTCAGACCGTCCACTCTTCGAGCGTACGTTTTCTACAATGCTCGCTTGTAGTCTCGTTTCAATTTCCGGCGCAACACCTTCAAGGATGTCTTGAACGCCGCTAACCACACCGGCAAGTAAATCATCAAAGTTTGTATACGAAGAAGCAAGACTTCCCATTCATTCCACCTCAAATCTCAAACCGATCCTTTGCGGACTGAATCTTTGTCGTATCCTTCTTGATGTAATACTTGTTGGTCACATCCGTGCCAGCATGATTGAGCAGGGAAGAGACATCTTCCAGACTCATACCCGCATTCTTCAGCAGGATAGCACCACTATGCCGGAAGTCATGCGGATGCAGCGTAGGCTCATTAATCATCTCGCCAATCTTTTTGCACCAGTCACCGGCAGTGCTTGAAGTAATCGGCATCCATGCACCATTGATTTTCGTACCAACAAACACATAGCCGCCATCCTCAATATCATGCTCAGTGCGGTATTCTTTCAGCTCTTTCAAAAGCTCAGAAACTTCCTTGCTGAACATTAGGTCAACAATTTTGCCTTCTTTTTCCAAAACGTCATGCACCATGCGATTTTCATAATCGATAGATTTCCAGAGTGTATTCCGCACAGCATTGACACGAGCCATCGTGGATAGCGAGAACAGTGCGTACAAACGCAGTGTCATCGCATTATCCTTCATGTGAACGGTGGTCGCAGATTCAACCAGAGCGTTCAGCTTCTCTCGCATCAACTTAACCTCATCAGGCGTAAGGTATGTCTGCTTCACAACAGCCACATCCTTGGTCGGTCGGTCAATGAACTCCATCGGATTCTCTTTGATGATTTTCTTCTTGCGAAGATACCGGTACAGCGCAGAAATCGTACTCATGCGCCGCTTCATACGAGCAGAGTTATTTCCGTGCTTCTTACAATAGAAAAGAAATTCCTCAATATCCTCTTCCTCAAGTTCAGTCACGGGGGCGTTACCCTGATTGTCCAGAACATAAATCATCCACTGCTTGAAATCCGATTCGTAATTGTAAACAGTAGACGGGCTGAGATCACGGATGCCCATATCAGTCTCATATCTATCCCAATATTTCAAAGACACTGGGTTTACGTTCTTGAACTTCTCAGCATCCCATAACTTCAGCGGTTTACTTCTTGTAGCCATATTAAAATTCCCTCCAACCCACCTCTAAAAGTGTTTATTCCTTTTTATCTTTTGCCAGCACAACAGAGATCTCCTGCTTATTGTCCAGCAGGGCAGAAGTCACTTCGGAAAACTTTTCAACATCAAAGTCTTTCAAGTTACCCTTCACATCATTCAAATAGTTCTCCATAAAGTCAACGAAATCAGAAATAGGGTCAGGCTTCTTAATAATCTCGTTGAGCTTGCCACAGAGACCAAGAACAAGCCATTCCTTATGAGAACGGTCAATCTGCTCGTGGACAGCCTTCTCCAGAGAATCGTACTGATCCCAGAATGCAGAAGTATCACAACCAGCCTTGTTAATCTTGAAGTTAAAAGACTCGTAAGCAATACGCGGCCACTCACTCTGCGGCTCGCTACGATAATCATAATCCGCAAAATACTTTAGAACAGTTAGCCGAAACACCACATCAAGCAGTGCGGGCTGATAATCACCGTCAATAGTACATGCCTTAACTACTTCATCAAGAAACTCATTTCGCTCCTGAAAATTTAAAACCTTCATTTTATCTCCCTTTCGTCTGTGCTTGCTTTAATTTCTTTCGCTCTTTCCGAGCTTTTTTTAGGTCGTCGTAATCGACCCAGCCTCCATCAATTTTGGAGTATGTAATCCAGCGGTAATCTACATCAGGATACTTGAACCAGAACATCTTGCGTTTCATCAGCGCAACACTATCAGCAAAACCCTTCGTATCAATTACCTGTTTACTGCCATCACTGTATGTAAGCTCATAGTCCGCCACATAATCGATTTTTCTTACAGCTACATCCTTGCCGTCCTTATCGACCCGGCGGAACGCTTCCTGTAATACAAAAGGAACCTGTTTACGGCACTCTACAATTTCACCGTTTTCCAGCCCAGGTAATACAATATCCCGATAGAACATCATCTCGGCACGGCTATCATAAACCACACCATCATAGGTTCTATCTGCTGGATTTTTGCTTACATTAAACTTTGTTCTGTTCTTTTTCTCCATAAAACCACCACGAAAAACGAAGGGGCGGTTATGCCCGCCCCTTACGATTTGATGTTTTCTTAACTACCGGCTTCACGGGCGTTTCATCTTTTACATCACTAGATGATTTGACTTCGGCCTCTACAGGCTCATCCATGATCTCATGGAAAATATCACGAACAGCCGGGATAAAAGTTTCTACCTCGGCTTCCGTAACATTCTTATACTTGCGCATCAAAAGAGTAGTCAGGTCTGCTTTTGCAGTCTCTTTTGAAATAATTCCCTGACGATACTGGTTTACGGCAGTCCACACAAGAAAGTGCGGCTCAGTGTCGCAAATCATCCGCCAAGGATTAAGACGCGCATCCTGCTCGCAATGCGGGCAAACCGGATATTCTTTTCCGCAAGTACGGCACCAATTCAGATTTGCCATTAGGCGGCAGCAGTCTCGATGCGGAACAGGCGCTTATCTTCGGAGCAGTATTCCTGAGTAGCGCTGATCTTAACAGGGTGAGCCAGCTCGTTGTTCAGGGTCATATCAACAGCATTGTCCATCTTGGCATTCGGGAAGATGATACGCATCAGCTTCTTGTTTGCCTTGTCGCATGGATTGTAGCAGAATGCCTCAATCACGAACTCGCCCTCTGTAGAGAACTTATCGGCACTATCATTGATAGCAATGCCCTCCTCGCTCTCGTACTGATACTTCACAACAAAGCGGTCGCCAGCCTTCAGGTCTGCACCAGTAGGCAGAGTAACCTCAGTGCCAGTGACAGAGAACTGAGACTCGGCAGTCTCACCCAGCTCAAAGGTCTTCAGTGCATTACCCTGGCCATCAATCAGATCGATGTACTTAAAGGGTGCATTTGCAACAGCAGTCTTTGGAGTGTGAGTCAGAGTCAGCTTCTTGCCATCAGCAGAAGTCAGGTACTCAACAGTAGTAAAGACCTGCTTTGCCTCAGAAGAAGCAACCTCCTTCTTGGAACCCATCTGTTCTGCCAGAGCGCCCAGATGCATCAGAGCATTAGACCAATCAGCCTCTGCGGTCTTGCTCTTATCAAATGCCATGATGTTAACGCCCTGTGCATCCTGAGCATAAACGGTCTCGCCGCCAAGAGTCAGCTTGAAATCCTTAACCTGATTCATGGTCCACAGACGCTTACCATTCAGGTCATACTCATGAATGCGATGAACGCGGTCGATAACGACCTCATTAAAATTAAAATCATTCATAATTTTCTTCCTTTCAATTTATTTGGATAAAATAAAAGAGCAAGGTCAATCAATCAACCTTGCTCGTCCAATCCAGTTGTGCTTTTGGGATTTTCCCAAATTCAACGGTGCCAGCATAAACGCCATGCATCGTATTGTCGTAACTTTTTATTTGCTGAATCTTTCTTACATGATTCATAAATACACTCATAGGGTAGTCCATAGCCTTGAAATAATCCGCTTTAAAGCCGGATGAACACGCCATCGAGAGAACAAGCTCTGCAAGATGTGGTTCATAATGCTTTGTTTTTTGATACTCCAAGTTATCTCTGGCTTCCTCTATCATTGCAATTCTTGTTGGTTCGTCAGCAGCAAATTCAGAATGCTTTTCAATTCCATTTGCAGCACACAAGTATTGAGAAATTGTTTCATACACCACATGGTCAATACGAGTGTCCGTAAGTCTGTTGTGCAAAACGATTTCACCACTTATGTTATCTTTTGCCATCATAAACCCAGAAGTATCCATATCGCCAAGCAAAATAGACATATCCTGATTTTTATTGCCTATAAAAAGTTGCCGGAACATTTCAAAATCCGAAACCTTCTGCCAATCAACCCCAACAGAGTCAAGCTGTGCTTTATAATCGCTTGATGTAGAACAGAATAAGTAAACCAACTGAAAATACTTTTGCTCACCATAATCGATAATATCACCGACAGACGGCATGTGGATCGTAATTTTGTCATTGATTTTAAAATCTCTTCCACGCATCAAGCTTGGCTCATACAGTTCTCGAAGTTCCATCAACCACACCCCACAAGGTCATCCAGATCCTGAGTCTTGAACGTCATAATTCGCACACGATGGTGTAAGTCCATGTTGTCCTCGATATTGGATGTGATTTTAAGCTGCTTGATTCCAAAAATTGTACTGCCGTGTAGTTCTTTTTCCACAAGGCCACTCAGATAGTCAACTCGTGTTGCGCCGCCATGACCTTTCATCTTCATCAACGCTTGATTCACAATAACCCACACAGTAAGCGTAAAGTTCTCATACCAATCATTAACATTGCTGCGGTCGGTCATGTTTACCTTAAAACAAATATAGCTGTGTGCTGCCTCAATCGTGTCGGGAATATGGAAGTATGGGAAGATATATGTATAAATCGCCTCGTCAGGCTCTTCAATATCGTCATTACCCATTGCTTCAACAAGTCCGTCCGTATTAACCAGCTTTAAAGCCAATTTGTTTTTGTAGTCAGTAATCAATTCACTCGTTGTCACAGCAAACTCACCACCTTACATTCGATAGATGTGTTTGCCGTATCATCTGCATTTGTCAGAGAAATCTTAACAGTTGCGCCGTCCATGATACTATTATTCAAAATACGAATTTTGAAAACACCATCTGTAGCAACCTGTGTTTCAACAAAGCTTTTGAATTCATCAAGACAAATAAAACTCCACTTTGCAACTTCCGCAACCTCTTCACCCGTAATGCTTGTAAACACCGGAGTGAATTTCTTCCAAGAGCCACCAACACGAACTTCCGGCTTACCTGCATACTTAATAGTAGCTGTTACCTGAGAATCCGCATCTGGCTTATCACTCTTATTGGGCTCAAAATAATCACAAATCATCTTCTCAGCATTATCAGTCTTACTGTTATACTGATCCTGCCGGATGTTCAACACAAGGAACCCCTGTGTCTTACCATGCAGTTCGTAACGCTCTGTACTTTGATCAACAGAAGTCGTAACATACGTTTTCGGCTCGCCATTGATAATTTCCAACATGAAGCGCTTATCAAGGTCGATCAGTGCAGTCTCGTCATCAAAAGGCATCTGCACCTTATACTCACGTTGACTCAATGAAGTCATAACAAGTTCCTTATTATTTGCGTAATAAGGCTTACTCAGCGTTGCCCAGCGAGAGACTATCTCACCAGTAATCGGATTTTGCCATTGAATCTGGCGGTTACACAGCTCCATCTTACCGCGAAGAAAAATTTCATCGTTTGGTTCAATCTCAGTTACCAGCCATTTGCAGTTGTAACAGTCAACAATATCACCAAGATTCAAAGAATCGCCAGGATAAGCCTAGATTTTCTTTTCTTTAGCAATACTATTACTGCGACTAACAACCAGCTTCTGAGGTAAGCCATTCACAAGAGTATTATCCTCATAATCAACACTATCCTTGAAGTGTGTAGCGAAGTCACGTTTTGCAAAAGCAATTTTGACATCCTTTTTGTTAGACATTTTTGCGGCACCGCCAACAGCTCGTGCCCTTGTATAAAAGTCCATCGGTACACCTCCTTACTCAGAGTAGGAAGCGTATGTATCATAATCGATGGTCTTACGCTTACGGGTTGAGCGGTCTTTTGCCATATAGTTGTCTAACATCGTCATATTCTCCTCGTGAATGTCTTTCACAAGAGCACGAATACTCGTGCGCTCATTGGCAGGGGAGAATACCTGTAAACTCGTAGGAAGGTCCTGTGCGCTAAATGCTTTCAACTTTCCAAACTCACGCTTAAAATGTTGCTCCAACATCAAATGCGCTAACATATCAATCTCATCGAATGTGAGATCTGAATTAAACTCTTCTAGTTCTGAATCGTAATCATCGAAACTAAAATCCTCTTCCGGTTCAATGTTTCTGGTAATCACAGAAAGTGACTCCATCAAATAACTTTTTGCACGGTCATGTACAAGATCTCGCACTTCATTCTCGGTTAAGTCGAAATACTGAAAGAAATTACTATCAGTTTCGACCAGCTCGTAGAACTTGTCGTATATTTCCGAAAATGCGGTCACACTATCCCTCCAATCTTACTCGGCGGGAACGACCTCCGCCTTTTCTGCCTCTGCCTTCTTACGGCCACGCTTAACAGTAGTCTTTTTTACAGAATTATCCGGTGCAACAGTCTGTGCACCTGCCATCATAGCCTGCACCTGTGCCATCATAGCCTGCATCTGTTTCTGCATTTCAGTCATCTGATTCTTTGCAGTTTCAAGCTCTGCCTTAACATTATCAGCAGGCTTGGTCGCAGGTACAACAGACAGCTCACTATTACGCTTGCCAGCACGGAGCTCCTTATAACGCTCGTCAATCAGGCGCTTTACCTTGGTAGACAGGTCTTCACCGGCATTGGTCATACGATAAAAGCGACCACGAATACGCTCAAACTGAGCACCATCCTTAATGTCAATCATACGCTGAAGATTCTCGACAGTAGGATTCAGAATCGCATCATCGATATCTTCAATGAATAAAACATCGTCACCCTTAATGCCAATAGCCTTAAAGATTTCATTCTGCTCTTCAGGGCGAAAACGCAGAACACCATTCTTGAACGCAGAACAAGTGCTGTTCATATACATGATCTCCTCCGGCGGAATAGGAATCACACAAGGCTCTTCCACACTACCGGGCTCGAAAGTATAGCCCTTACCGTTCAGTGACGAAATGGTAACCACGTTATCGTCGCAGTTCAGAACGTCAATAAACTTCTTTTCCATCACGGAACTCATAATTTGTCTCCTTTTCTATAAAAGCGGAGACCGCAAAGTCCCCGCTCAAATTTGCCTTTGGTAAAAATTACTGCAGAACAATCTTAGCAACGCGCTCGATATGATCAATGCTATAGCCGAAGGTAAAGTCCTTGACCATCAGATGGATCTTTTCGTTGTTGTTGTCGTGATCCTCGTAAGTATGAGTCTCACCCTTCATGTCAAGTCTTCCGATCTTGCCCGCAATACCATAAATACGTTTCCAAAATTTTTAAGAAAAATGTTTATCTAAAATATTTTCTACATTATCAAAATCTGTGTAGGGAATTCTGATAAGTTTGATTCCATTACGATTACAATATTCTGTTTTTAAAGAATCTTTCTTTTGCTGACTTTTATATGTACTAATAGAGTCGGATTCGGTTACACTCTTGCTAAACCTAACAGGCATAAAATGTTGTTGCCCGTCGTATTCAATGCAAGTATTTTTTGATGGTATATAGAAATCAAAAGGAAGCTGCCGTTCATTTTTACAATCTTTAAAACGGTATTCTCGTATGTAATCAATGCCATGACTATCGAGATAATTGCATACTTTTTCTTCACCATGAGAAGAACAACACTTTGGACATCCATGCCCGCCAAGAACTGAATTGACAGCTGTTGACCATTTGTAACCACATTTCTTACATTTAAAATTTGCATGAGATAATATATTTTTATATCCGCTCAAATACTCAACACTTGGAGAAACCGTTCTTAGTCGTTCTATCATTTCAGACTCTAAAATATGTGCTCTCCCAGCACATTTTGGACAACCAGAATTTTTATTATTAAGTATCGTATCAGGAATTGCGGTCCAATGGTAACCGCAAACATCACATGCAAAATCCACTTTCACAGCAACACGGACATATTTTGAAAGAACATGAATAGTAGGAAATCGTTCACGCATTTCTTTTAAGAATTCATCTTCCGTTCGTCTGTTTGCAATCCGTCGATAACATTCTGGACACCCATGTCCATCAAGCAATGTATGAGGTATGCCATTCCACTCATGCCCATCAAGTTTACAACGACAATGCACTCTCGCATTGTTTGTTGTGTATTCAGATAACAACTCAATATTAGGATTTACTTCAAACAGCTCCGTGGAAAATTATATTGGCGACTTTCTTTTTTCTGCTCCACGCTTAGAGGCAACACATGCTTGACACCCACGATTATCAAGCAACATTCTTGCCTGTACTTCACGTACATCACCGCATACTTTACATTTCCTAGTAATCTTTTCTCGAAGACCATTATATTCGGATAAAATTTCAAAATTTGGGTTTACATCAAACACTTCTTTTTTGAAGTCTTCTGTCGTTCTCATTGGTGTCATCCATGCCACCTCCTTTCTTGCAAAATAAAAGCCAGACATTCTACACAACATCTGGTCAAATTAAATATTAGATAAACATTATATCGGACGCTACTCCGCTCTTGTTGCATCTAGCAACCTCGTACTCTCATACGAGTGAAGACTATATCTTCACCCAGTAAAACTGGGGCACACCACTTCGGATGCCAAACACTTGCATCCTAACCGCTCCCACGCGGATAGTCGTTGGACCTTCTCCTTTTCGGAGCTTGGCTGCTGATTGCCCATTATTTCAGCGTTTAGGATTTAACCTTGCGCCATCTACAATTTTCTTTCTACTTTCATAACCACCCATCTAGGCATATTTCATCCTTCTGTTTTGGTAATTGTAGTTTTAGGGTTTTCCAGCAATTCAATGTGTGTTTTTTATCGTGATTTGCATCACGACTGGACTATTTTATGTAAACTACATAGTTTAATCCGGGATCAGCAGGGAACCATCACCCAGCTTCTTGGCAGAGCTAATACCAGTAATAGCAACACCATCGTAAGTCTTAACCAGACCATAACGGTTAAACTCATCCTTAGCTGCGTCAGACAGATACTCAGCGTAACCGGTCATACGACGCATCTTAGCACAATACTTCATCAGGCTGACAGTGAAGGGATTACCACCATCGGCGTACTCATTCAGATACAGAGCCAGAGCGTCCATATCCTGCATAGTGGGCTCCTTACCCTGTGCATCAATCTTCTGCTCGCCACCAGTGATAGCGTCATCAACCATGCTGAAGATGTCATAGAACATCTGGTTTTTCAGAGCCTCAGTCATAAAGGTGGTCAGAGTTGCCACACTCTTCCAAGAATTTCGTCTTACATCCACAAAGCTAAGATCAGCCTCAATCTGCTTATTACGCCAGACAGGCTTAATGGTCTCGTAGTGCAGGTAAGACTTTGGCACGTTGCCACCCTTAGCTGCATCATAAACCTTCAGAGTATTCTTAACAGTACGACCTGCCTCGTAGTCATCAAACTCACCAACATTACCACGCTCAAACATGGAGTCCAGCAGCTCGTCAGGCGCACCATACAGCTCATCAGTCACGGTGCGGTTAACAAACTGAGCAATCTCCTTATTGGGGTCGCCCTTATCAATCAGCTCCTCAACATGAGCGCCAACAACCTCAGCAATTTCCTTGTCCTCAGCATCCATAGCGCGATTGTACTGAGTCTTCTCAGCAACTTCATAAACACGACCAGGCTGCTTCATCAGCTCGGCCACTTCAATATTCAGTGCCATAATTCATTTCCTTTCTCTTCGCGCAAAATAAAAGAGCTATCGTCAAAAACGATAACCTTAAATTTCACGTATAATATTCAAGATTTTTCTCTCAATCAAGCAACAGTCTTTGCCTCGGGCAGCACACTGATCATAATCAGCTTATGGCCGTTGTCATCCATCACACCAGCAAACTCAAAACGAGAAGTACCAGTAGTAGCAACCTGCCACTTACCATCGGTGTTGACCTCCAGCAGCTTGCCGATATTAGCATCCTGTGCATCAGCAGCCTTATACTGGTCGGTGCCATACAGCTCACCAGCATACAGAGGAACACGCTTCACCAGCACACCTGCCTTAATCTCGGTGACCATCTCATCATAGTCGTCAAAATTAGTCTGGCTTGCATAAATGCCCTCGGGAATAAACTCATGGGCAACCATCTCGATGCCCTCAGCGGTAGCTGCATCAGGGAACTTAACCTGACCAGCCTTGTGGTCAACCTGAACACCCATTCCGGTGACCATAGCGACCTTTGCGGCATAGTTAGCGGGAATATTCTTCGCGCCGTTTACCATCAGTTCACGAATCATAATATTTTTCCTTTCTTTCAAATGTTATTACTTACCCAAATATTCCCGCCATGCGTCACGCTTGTTAGCGTTAGTGGTGTTATACTTGGTTTCATTCAAATTCAGCTTGATACTCTCAGACTTATGTACCTCAGATGTCTCAATCTTCTTTTCGGCAGGAGCCTTTTTAGCGGCTTCAACGCAACGCTCGGCAATCACACTCTTGATGCCGGTCTCGTCCAGATTCTCAATCAGACTTGCGTAGTTGCCACCCTCGGAAACTTCAGCTTCAGTAATCATCTTGCTGGAGAGTGCGTACTGACGCAGATTCTCCTTCTTCTGTGCAAGCTCTGCAGCCGCTTTTTCTGCCTCTGCCTTCTCTGCCTGATTCTTATATGGAGCCAGAGAAGCAACCTCTTCCTTTGCACTCTGCAACTCAGTATTCAAGCTTGCAATAGTGTTATTCAGCTCCGCAATCTTTGTGTTGACATCGGAAATAGAAACAGTCAAAGTGATATTCTGCGGCTCGCCAAGAGAAACTTCATCGTCCTCAACAGTGTAAGGGAACATAATGTAATCCAGCTCGTTCATGTATCCCCACTTCTTACACCAAATAGTGTGATCTTCAGGGAACATATCAGTCATGTAGTAATCAGAGCTAATCTTTGACACTGCATCTTCAAGCTTCATATACAGGTCACGACCAGTCAGACTAGAAGTCTCTGGAGTGGGATCGGATTCACCAGCAGGCTCAGTGCCGGTTTCAGGCTCAGTCGGGGGAGTGGGTTCACCGCCTTCCTCGGAAGTCTGAACGTCAGGCTCTGCCGGAGTAGTGGGCTCAGTGGTAGACTCGGTAGCGGTCTTTTCTGCCTGCTCAGTCTTGGTTGGATTCTCAACCTGTGCAGTCTGAGTCTCCTTGTCCTTATTCAGTTCCAAATTTTTTGCCTCCTTTTCATTAGATTCTATATTTGAAATCTCTTTTGTGTCCTCGATATAGGCATTTGCCAATTCAAGACCAAAATCGGTTTCAGCGACTTCAAGCAGTTTAGAGCACTTATATGCCGGTTCGACATTTGCACCAAGCAAACAATGTGCAGTAAACACGCCATCGTCAATAATTTTTGCTATGCGGCCACCCACGATTCCCTTATGAGCTTTTAGCACATCAATTTCCCAACTGGTATTTAACGTGCCACTCTCAATACGGCGCAGAATCGTCGCACAAGCCTTTGGATATCGCTTCCAGATCTTACAAGAGGCAACAATAAAGTCGGTATCGTCAATTTTCTCGATACCGACTGACTGAAAACTACCGAATGCATCAGTGTCAAATTCAGCAGTTTTGTATTCATTGCCATCATCGTCTTTCCTGGTGACGACTTTCATATTGTGACCGGAAAAATCCAATTCACCCTTTGGAGCTACGACCAACTTACCAACAAGCGGGTTGCCAACCAGTGTGCTCATCCAACTTTCAATAGTGTCACGGTTCAAAGCAACCTGATTCCCATTTACTGAGAAATCACAGATGACAAACTTGGCAAGATAGTGGTCTGGATGCTCCGTAATCTCAGAGCAACAGATATTTCTACTATAGAAATACTCCTTACTCATCGTTCATCACCTCACTTACTATCTTCATTTCTCTGCTGGTCATAAATTTGTTTTTCAGTTTCCTCGCCCTTTGGACGACCTGTCTTTTTATCGCTGTCACCACCACCGCCGGTGTTACCGGTCGATGTATAAGAGGTCTGGCGAGCCACAAACACATCGTCATAACCTTCCTCGGTTTCAGCCTGACGCTTACGAAGTTCGTCTTCAGCATGAAGTCCCATATACTCATAAGCAGTCTTGTAAGAACAGTTCAAAGTGGTGAACAGGAACTGAGCAATCGCCTTCTTCATCTCCATACCCATCATTTCAGTAGTAGAGACCTTCACATCAGGGCAGTACATCGGATCTACACCTGCATCTTCAAGGCGAATACGATACCATCGCTTTAATACATCTTCAATTTGTTCAGCAATCTTACCAATATTTTTCATCAACTGGTCAAGAGACACCTTTGCAGTTGAAACAGTCTGCTGACCGTCGGTATTTAAGAAACTGATCCCCAAAGCAGCCATCTCTCGGTTGCGATACTGTTTAACAGTCTCGATATTTGTCATCTCAACTTTTGGCTCAACATACTTGATATCCTTTACATAAGGAGCGGTCGTCACAAGCACGGTATTTTGTTTCCATGCACGCAGCAGGTTATCGTGCGCCGTCACTTGTTCAGAGAAGCCCTTTTTATCTTTGTTTGGTCCCATCAACTCAGGGTCAAGCTGTTGCCAGATGATTTTCTTTGCCTTTGCCTTAGCATTTACACGGTCTGAAGTATCAAAAGTTTCAAGCATCAATGCCGGACGTAATGCGCGGAACAGGGGAGAGACACCATATTTCTGCCCCATGTTGCCAATACGAATCACACCACAATGGTCAACATCCAATTTTGCATATGTATCACCATTCTTAAATGCCTGATACACCTCATCTGGATAGTTGTTTTGAATCTCGGTCTCCTGATTTTCAAAGAATAGCGCTTTATTCTTCTTGTCCTTCAGCATAGATTTGCTCAAAGCGGATTTCAGCTTAGACATATTGATAAGCACAACAGGCTGTCCATTTGATAAGTAATCGCTTATCTCAGCAATACCAAGAGGGTAATAGTCTACAATATAGTTCTCATCCTTCTGACGCAGATATGTAATATAAGTGCCCTCTGCGTAAGTCATCGGAATGGCGGCACGTAGCAGACTTCGCACATTGATTTGTGCGTTGAAGTCATCAATCACTTCACGGGCGTAATTTACCTGTTTTGTCTTATTACGCTGTTCAGGGAACTGAGCGAAACTGCATTTGAACTCAGTATTAACATTCGCCTCAATCGCATCATAAGTAATGCCAATCAGGTCATCCTTGTTGATGTAATTACGGATGATTCCATTGACCGTCTGCACATTCGTCAGACTTGACTGTAGCCCTTGTGCAAGCTCATCAATTCGGTCAACGGTCAGTGTCTCAGAGGAGGCTGAAATTTTCAGATATGTACTATACTGCTTATTTTCAGGGTCATAAGACGCAACTGCATTTCGGATGACGTTATTCATCCTCTCTTCTGAAAGTTCATTCAAAGAGGTAATAACTACAGTACCGTCATCTGTCTGTGAAGCAGTCACGACATCAAAATCTTCCTTTTTCTTTCTTGCCACATTTTCACCTCCTCTGCTTAGAAGTCAATGTTAGAAATACAAATCGGCGGAGCAGTCATTGTCTCCACCGCAGACTGGCGCACTTTATCCTTACGACGTAATTCGTATAGACGATGAGCAAGCAAAATTGCAACATAGAACCTATCATCGTGGATTTTGTTGGCAACGTCGGGTGCCAAAGCATATGTTACGGTCGTATTTTCAGAGTTTGTCGTTTTCTGAATACTTGTGATCTCGTTCTTCATCAAGTCGATGTTAACCCACGCAGTCTGTTCCTCTAAGGAAAGTTCATGCGTCTTCAAAATTTCTTGACCAGTTGATTTATCCACACCGTCTACTACCTGAACATAATCTCCGCCGTTGTATTCAAGAGGGAAATGAATGACACCAAGATTCATCAGCTCAATAAATTCCTCAACCATTGCAGTGCGGAATTTACGAGGACTAATTAGACGTAGCTTATCAACAGCATCTGGGTAACGGGTATCATATCCTTCATATAATTCATGATTTGCGTCGATAAAACCACGATGTTCTGCGCCTGTTTTATCAGTCCAATTGTTAAGTAAACCGTCCGCATATGTGGAAGTACCACCGCCGCCAGCGCCTTGGTCAATCATCAATCTATCAATGTACTCGTAATCAGGATTTTGACCATTGTAATGTAGAATCAACTCATGTAACTGCTCAAGCTGACGATTAGAATCGAGCTTGAATTTTTTCTCGTTCGCAAGATCAACCATGTTCACGCAATTTATAATGTCGCCACACATGCCGTTTTCTGGATCGTTATAAATACGCATAACGCCAACAATAGAGTTATCCATTGTGCGGGCAGGATCAAACGCAAGAATATACTGATAGTTCCTATCCCAATAAAGCTGTGGGATATACTTTCGCTCATTGCGACGAACCGTACCCCATTTGATGATCTGGTTTACGCCACCATCACGGCTTGGTCGATTATAATATTCACGCAACGCCTTCATTTTATTTGACTTTAGAGCTGCATCTACCTTGTCTTGTGTCAATAGCGCTTTGTATGGCTTACCCTTCATATAAACTTTGATTGCAACGTCACAAATCATATCACAAACAAAATAATCTCGATCTCCTGCAATCATGCGCTTTGCAAATTGTTTGTAGTATTTATAAAAAAGCTTGTCCATCGTGTCCTGACTTGAAGCATAAACTAGCTGAGTAGGAACCTGACGAGGCTGCATTTCAGGATTATAGTCACTGTCAGTGTCAGTGACGAAATCCGTATTCTGTGTTGCAAAAGCTTCACAGACAACAATCAGTTCGTCGGAGCAGAATGCCGCCTCATCAAAGAAAATAAGACTGGCTCGCTTGCCACGCACACCATCTGGGTTAGAGTTCAAAGTGTTAATAGAACTACCGTTATAAAACTCAACAACATACCCGGCAGGATTATGACTAAAACCACTTTTGTTGGTTGCAGACTTTTTCGTTTCTTTCTCTGCAATATCTTGCAGACTACGGATAGACGCAGCCGTCTTACCAACACGAGTAACAATTTCTTCGATCTTATTAAATGTCTCTTTTGCTTGATCACCAACATTACTTACAATATAAATAGACTGGTTCTCATATAATATTGCCTTTAGGATAATGAAAACAGAACCTACAAAAGACTTGCCAAAGTTTCGACTACACGCCTAAAGAACATGACTTGCATTCCAGCTTTGTTCCAGCATATATGCCTGAGCGTCAAATAGTTGGATACCCAATAAATCTCTGGCCGCAATAACAGGATTGCGCCGATAGAATGCAATCGTTGCCGCATCACACTCATAAATCTTACGTTTTGCGGCTGTAATAATAGGCGCTCTTTGTTTCATCCTCATACGGCATCACCATCCGTATCTTTTACACTTGCATCAACACCAGCATCTTCCAACAGCTCCTTGAGCCGCTGATTCTCAATCAAAGACAACCTGTATTTTTCTTTCGCGTCATCACTTTCTTTCTGAAACTTATCAATCAGTTCTCTTTGTATATCGAAAATTTCCTGCTGGTCATTTTCGTCAAAGAAAGCGTTTTCCTTGATTGCCTTAGAGCTCATATCTGCCGCCCATTGAGTACCAGGAGACCGTAACTGATCGTAGAAGTTTGCTTCTGCGCCAGCAATATCCTTTTCACGCATATCCTTCATTAAGAATGTAAGCGTATTACGTCCTGCATCCTTGTTGGAACGGTTCTTGACCGAAATCTCGTTTTCTTTGGCAATCTTATCGTTATTAGAAACCAACTTAACTTTAATATCATTCAGGCTCTTAATTGCTTCTGCTGAGTTCATAGGATTCAAACGAGCAATCTGTAAGTCAATTTGACGTATCTGGTTATTGTTGTTCACAACCTGAACAATCTGTGACAACTTGAACGGGTCGTCCTCAATACCATCCTCAAAATACTTGATGAGCTCACTAAACAAATAGCGGCGATCACTTTCGTTATAACCTTCAAACGGGTCGTATCCGATAACAGAAACACAGTCCTCTTTTGCTTGAATCTCAGATTTTGACCATTTCTGTTCTTTTTCCTCCTGCACATCAACAGCCGTTTTATTCAATTCCCCACCGGTAATAGTTGTGCAAAAATTCTGAAACTGAAACTGTTTTTGGTTTAGCTGCCTAAGATAAAGGCCAACGGAAAAATTGTTGTTATGAGCAACAACAGAATCAAAAAGAGAATTATAGAATGGTGCATCCAAAAGATGACACATCAAAATACAGGCAGTGCGCTCGCTTCCGTATCTTGTCTTGAATTCATCAAAAAGACTATTCACGCACTTTTTACAAAGAGGTGCGTAGCAGTTATTTGCTTTATAAAGTAAGCTGTGAGGTAAACGATAAAAAGTACCAACAGGGTCTTCATCTGAAGTACCACATCGCAAGCAACTATATGTCGGTTTGCTCGTGAGAACGACATCTTCCTCAACAACCTTCTTCTTTCTTGGCAAACAAACACCTCCATTCAAAATCAAAATAAAAGCCGTAGAACGTGCGCACATCCTACGGCAAACAAATACACTCTCTAATGCGCGTGCAGAGCAGAGGCCAAGAGTGTTCAATTCTATAAAAGCCCACCATGATACGCATCGTTGAGAGGCTTAGTGGGGAAAATCAAATTAAGACCTATGACATCAGCTGCGCTCGTATCTTTGAGCCGCCTACCATCATAGGTCTGTTAAACATAAAAACGATGCGACTATGGTACGCTTTTTCAAAAGAGGCGCAATCGCATCTGTATCATCTATTTGAGCTTGCGCCCTGCCGACGAATCGGCCAAGTTTCAAAATATACCTGCCGCCAGAGGGAGTTTAACTAACGGCAGGCTTGCAAAAGGGGAGATACTGGGTGCGGGTAGTGGTGACGATCCACTCTATACTGGATTATGGGCCCAGCCAGCACACCGGCGCTGTCACCCGCGTTATATAGTCGGCTTGCTACACTATGCATCGTGAACTGAAACCGATAACTCGAAACGTCACGTTATAATCGTTCTGTTTCTACAAAGACAATTCTTTATCTGCCATTACAATTTAATTCAGTTGGCCTTGGCACGCCCAGCTGCTTTCGAGACAGCACATACAGGTTTTAGAGACCTGACTTCTACCTTTGAATTATAGGCGCATAATTGGTGTATCCGGCAAGATTTGAACTCTGCGATACCTCGATTAAAAGTCGAGTGCCTTACCAGCTTGGCTACGAATACACAATAAATCCTACCTTTTAGCCGGTGGTAGGGAACCGGTATAATATAGGCCCTCCGGGAGAAGGACTGGCGCGGTCTCAGAGATTCGAACTCTGGCATCGGGTTTACCGACCTAACGGTTTTCAAGACCGTTCTCTTCAACCACTTGAGTAAGGCCGCACAATAACCCTACTTTCCTGCACAGCTACCTTTATATAAAGGTGTAGGGAATAGCCGTACAATCTTTGGTGAGCCAGGTTGGAGTCGAACCAACGATGTTTCTAATGTCACGGAGTTACAGTCCGCTATCTTCGCCACTGGATATACTGACCCATAATAAAACAAGCATCCATCAATCCGTCCGAGCTAGTTGAATTGTTCTCGTGTTGATAAAACGCTTGTTTTAAACTTTAATGGTCCGCACTTACGGTGGCGGAACACCTGATGTTTTAAATCGCGCACTGACACGGCGCAATGCGATTGGCTTGGCATTTTGCTCCTCGAAGCTACTCTGCGTCTGACTTTACAGCTTATACACGGTTGCAACCAATGACCGCTTTCGCCATGCCACCTACAGGAATCGGACCCGTATGTGAAAATTACAAATTTCCCATTCTACCATTAAATTAAGGCGGCACATAAAATAACCCGTAGACATCCGCCTACGGGCATAGAAAAGGAGACAATAAATGATGTCCCAAAGCAGACCTTGCGGTCGTACTTCTTTTTTAATTACCCACTTATTGGTAGGGTGTCACCGTTTTTAATTCAAACGCACAATATGCGTTTTACTCTCAATCAACTTTCCATCCTTGTCCTGATAGACAACAATGAAACCCTCTCGCTGCGGAGTGGTCAGTTTTCCGTCTGCATACTCCATTTTTGAAGTATCACAACAACAGCCCTGCTCGTATAGATTGTACTTTCCAACAGAATAAGAGCCGACACGATGTACATGACTCATAACCAGCGAATCAAAATCAAGTCCAATATCCTGAAAATAGCGTAGCGCTTTTTCACTTGTTTTCAAAATTCCAGATGAGAATGCCATAGGATGACACAGAACAGTGCTTCCTATCTGGCTGTACCAACTGTCATTGTAAATGATTTCAATTCCTTCTGCGCTAAACACCTCAATCAAAGGATCATAATGAACCTTTGTATGAAGCTCCTTGTTATAATGGTTAAATCCATCAATAAGAATAAGTTCAAGTGCAGTCTTCGGCATTAAGGCGAGAAGATCCTCGTCAATGTTCTTGGCAAGATAATTCTGGAAACGAATATCATGATTGCCGTAATTGACCACAACCTTTTTAGGCCGTAGCATTTCAATCAGGTCAATCAAATACTGTCTTGCCAACAGAATTTCATCCATTGGACTTTGCCGATACACACGCGAAAAACGCGACAGGGCAGCGGCATCTACGCAATCTCCGTTTACCTGAAGAATATCAATCTTGCCAGCGTACTCACTAAAAGTCTCAATAGGCTTCTGGAATGGAATATGTAGGTCGGAAATAGACAGAATGCAGGTTCCCACATCTCTATTAGATAAGGACTCCTGATACTGCATACCCGCACGGAATGCCTTAAAACGCTTGCGATATGCGCACTCACCAAAATTCTTGCCAAACTTATCATTGAGTACCTTGGACGCGCCATCCCAAGTCAACTCTCTAGCCAGAACAGCATTCCCGATTCTTACAAAGAAGTCATCGCTCGTTTCTTCTGGCCGTTTATTATAGCAACCCATTGGCATCAAGCCGGGTCGCCCAGCAGCTCATCAGAAGTGGAAATATTGATGGTGACACCCTCAATACCATCCCACTTTGCCAGAGCTTCCTTCAGATTAAAGACGTTCTCGCCGTCCTTGGTGATCTCGGTGATAGTGCCCTCGGCAGTATCAATAATAGCGTTCTTAAAAACAACACTCTTCTTAGCAACCATAATTCTATTCTCCCTTATATTTTATTTCTGTATTAGAAATCTAACATTGCTGCCCATTTACTAATCCAGCTATTATGCAAACTTTCAAACTGCTCAATTGCTTCATCAACAGTTTTTATATGACGTAAATCAATTTCGATATACCGACCATGCTTATCAGCGTATTTTTCTTTAATATTATCTCGCTCAAATTGCTTCTCAAAGTCGTTATCATTCCTCTGAAAATATGGAATTCTCTTATAGTGCTGTTGCCCCATAACTTCACAAAAAATATTTTCCGATGGAATATAAATATCATACGGCATATAGCGGTCGGTTTCGGGATTCTTAACTACTTTATATTCCGTGATGGTATCAGGATACATTTTTTTACAGTATTCTTTTAGACCGATAGCGACTCTACTGTCATTTTGATGAACTGCACATTCTGGGCATCCCTTGCCAGCTCGAAAATTACTCCAATCAGTCTGTTGCTCGCCATGAATAGGACAAAGATATCTAAGTTTCTCGAAAGCTCCGTGATATTCGTCCTTAGTTGAAAGCAATGTGTGCCCACGCTTCTTGAACTCTTCAGAAATCATATCGAAATCCGCATACTGACGTTTAGCAACTTCTTCAGTTGCACACTTACGGCATCCAGCTCCGCGAGAGAAATTGTTCCAAAGCATTTCCATTTCGCCATGAATAGGACACAAATAACGAACTCGATAATATGAATCAGACTCTCCTGTAAGTAACGTGTATCCTCGTTTTTCAAACGCAGTTTTTACATCATCATACTTCAATTTGTTCTTCCTAGTTCTTGCTAAGTCTTTTGCAGCACAAAATCTGCATCCTTTTCCACTAAGAACACTTTGCGCTGGAGTGAAATACTCTTTTCCACATCTGTTGCAACGCACCAAAATAGAATCTCGCATCTTTGTGTACGTTCCAAGAACTGTCACTTTTGAATTTTTCTGTTTTGCATCAGCCTGGAATATTTCATTTGTAATAATTTTAGACATTAACTCACGTCCATTTCGTCAGCCCACTGGCTAATCCATCCACGGTGGTTCGTAGTCAACTGACATACGGCTACGCGGTCATGCTTCGCAAAATGCTGGAGACAACGCATAAAGCCAGAGTCAGAAGGTTTATCAAGATCACACTGTAAATCATGACCAATAATAATCAACTTTACCTTTTCGCCATCACTACCATCGCAACGAGAAATAGTCTTCTGTAACTCTTTAGGAGTATAATTCTGGCTCTCGTCCAACAAAATAATACCACTCAGGTTCGTGCCACGAAGGAAAGTATGAGTTAGACAAGAAATATAACCAGTGCCATTCTTCTGATTCACCATAGACTCGTCGTTGATAACCTTATTAGGGTCAACGTTGCATTTAATCAGAGCCTGATAAAAAGGTTCAAAGAAAACTTCCGATTTTTCCGTAATAGATCCAGGAAGATAGCCTTGACGCTTCTCGCCATAACTAGACACGACGTAAGTCAGTTTATCAAAATAGCCAGCCTGAACAAGCAGATTTGCAGTCGCAGTCGCAATAAGCGTCTTGCCGGAACCGGCAGCAGCGTTGCAGATCACAACATCAATGTTTGGATTCCAAATTGCATCACGAAACACACGCTGTTCAGGGTCCAAAGAAATGCCGTAAAAACCATACTGATCAGGATCAGTAATCTTCTCCATGGGAATCTCAGTGGGAATCTTTCTCTTAGCCATATATTTACTCTCCCTTAATTGAACTCATCCACATCATCGCAAATCTTATCTACGATACCAAAGTTGACCTGTTCAGTAGCATCCAGATACCAATCCTTAGCCTTATTCTTAGTCATAGTCTTCTTGTCGATAGTAGAGTGAGCCATAATATACTCACGCATCTTCACAACCTGCTTCTCGTAGTAGTCCATAGCCATCTTAGACTGCTCGAAAGTACCCTGAGTACCGCCAGAGCCACTGTGAATCAGCGCGGTAGAGTGAGGCAAAGCAAAACGCTTCTGACCAGACAACAGCATCACAAGAGCAGCACTCATTGCAATACCTGCATTGATAGTCCAAACAGGAGTCTTACTCAGCGCAACAACATCAATAAAGCTGAACATCGCATCCAGCTCGCCGCCGTAGCTGTAAATAAATAGCTTAATAGGCTTGCGCTGCTCAATAGGAGTATCCTTATCAATACGGTTGTACTGCAGAATCTTGCGCTCAATTTCAATCAAAGATTGGTCAATCTCAAAGTCGATAAAGAAGATGCGATCCTTCTCATCAACGTAGAAGTTCATCATCTCAGGAGAGGGGAGACCGCCACCATTCATCAGGTTGGTGATCTCTTCTGGCAGTTGAATTTCAAAGTCCAATAGTCTATACCTCGTTCTTTCAAAGATTAGTAACGTGCGTTACGCTGCATCTGCTTCAGCATCTCGACAGCGGCAATATTAAAAGGAAGCAGCTCAAGATATCGAGCAGACTCTTCCAGATACCGCTTGTGACGGGTCTTTGCAATGCAAGCATGAGGGAAAACCTTTCGTACAGCCTTCGCTTCGGACTTAGTAATTTCAATCATTAGGTAAAACACCCTTTCAAAATAAAATAGGTAGGAAGAAAACAAGCGTCTTCGCTCTCTCCCTACCATAACTTTCCGCACTGTGTTTTACTCTATATATGTAAAATTATAACGTATCTACGTTAAAATATCGCGCTTTTTAACATTTCATAAATCAAACATTTTTCTATTTTGTGCAGTTTTCTCAATATTTACGTTTTTAGCGCACTTACGGCAGTATTTTTGTCTGCGTCCGGTGCGAGCAACCATCTTTCCGCAACAATCACACTTGATGTATTCTTTCCCACAATACTGACTCCACAGAATACCAGCATTCTCAAAATCGTCCACAAAAATCTCATGAGGAGAATCCGGTTCAGCAATCAAAACATGGATATTCAAGTTGTCGATTTTTTTCAAGCTGGCAAACCCGATAAAACCAAGATTATGTAACTCGCAAATCATCTCGTTCTGTTTTTTCTCATTCACAGACACGTTTGCCATCCTGAAAATATCAGCCGTATCTTCCGTAATCCAGTAGTTGCATTTTTCATTAACAGCAATATGGTATTTCGCCAGACACAGCATCGTGAACATCAGGCGTTGCCTCTGCTTGCCTTCAAGTGCTTGAACCTTCTCTACTTCAGCCTTCGTAATGCACACACCATCAAGTTCTACCATAGGACGACCTTTAGCAGAAGCAATCGCTTTATCAATCAGTTCTCTATCCAGAACCTTATTGTACCCTTCAAAATGACGCAGCATATACTCGTTAAGTTTTTCTCTTACGTCATCCTTTGAGTACCCTTTATAGAAATAATACTTCGCTACATAATGCAAAACATGCCCCGCCTTCTTCCAAGGCACATCTTTCTCTAACCATTCTTCAGCGTAAAGAACTTCATTCAATACAATCATCCGCATCCTCCTTACTATTCATGTCAACCAACACATCCTTGAAACGCTTACCATCATATTCAATATTGCCATTCTCATCCTGCACAAGAGAATGGACCATACCGCCATGGCGTTCCAATAAGCGTTTAATCAAAGTATCGTGAAACAGTTCCCAGACTATTGCAATGCTGGATGAATTCTTCTTACAAAGATCAAGCATGATGTCGCAAAGTACATCGTCATTAGAACACTTGTCATGAAGATTGCGGAACATACTTTCCTGATACAACGCAATGCGCTCCTTGCGATCTGCGCCGGTTTCTTTATTATTGTTTCCGTTGCCAGAATGGATTGCATTACCACGAGCAAACCTCAAATAATCCTTAAAAATAGAGCGGATACCATAGTATTGAGAATTGGTGTACTCAACGCCAGACTTGAGCGAGTCGTAATCAAACTTGCGCCTTATCTTGAGTTCTTCTTCAAAATCTTCCAGCTCGTCCTCAACAGTCCAGCACAGGCGGTTCATGGTACAAGAATTGATTCCGACCGGCATCCGATAGAGGTAATACTGGATAACCATTTCATCCACATCGTCCTTGACGGTCTTTTGCATAATCTCATCCAGACCGGCAAACCCATCCCACTTAATGCGCTTACGAGCTGCGGCCACATACTGCTTGTAATCGCGCATTTGAGCAGGGTAGATGTAGCTCATAAAGTATGGCTTACGCCATGCGCAAATACTACTCCAGAACTTCTTATCCTCGATAGTATCAGGATTATCATCGTCTTTAACGACGCAAGCTTTATTGTCGTACCAGTATTGCGGCATATCTGTCGTGGCTACGCCTTTTATTTTGTCAATCGCGTTCTGTTGATAAAGCTGTCCGCAGATAATGCGATACGTAAGTTCATCGTACTCTTTACTACCTTGCTCAAATTTGCTTCGCACATCAAACATCGTTGTAATTCGGTTTGTTGTACGTCCAATATTATCTCCAAATCCGCTGATATTAGATTCAATAAAATCCTTCTCGGTCGGAACTTTTTTATCGCATTTTCGCTGGACACAAAGAACAACGGGTTCATTTTCCCATTTATCAATAAGAATTCTATTATCTGTAGAAAACGTAAGGTCGGCATCGAAATCTTCACCGTTAAGCGCTGCACACATATTATCCCACGCATTAGTGATAAACACGGACTTCATATAGCGATACCAGTATTGGCAATCCTCAGATGCATTCAAATTCATGCACCGAATATTTGCCATCTGACTCATAGGAGCTCTAAAACAAGCAACCCTCTTGACGTCTCTATCATTCCAAAAACGACTGTAAACCTCACCAGCCTTCAATAGTCCAGTTACCTCCATCCGAAACATAGACTGGCAAAGCGCATATGGATCGCCACTCGCAACTTGAAAATTCCCTCGTACCTTTACAACACCCGTTTTTGCCTGAGAGATTCGCTTTTTAATAAAGTATCGAATCCGATTCTGCACATAAGGGTCGTTAATCATTTCCGGCTCAATCATAAGAGCCTTAATATAGTCGTTTTCCAGACTGTTTATGTAATTCGGTTCATCACGCATTCCACTACCACGCAAATACAGCAACGCATCACGCCAGTCACCACCCATGACACCCTTGATTTCATCCAAAGTTGGCTTCACGAGTTCATGAATCTCATTGTTCGTAAGCTGGTAACTCTGGATAAACTGATAATTCAGATTGCGCTCCTCATCAAGCTCCAACTCACAAGTCTTGGTTACAGAGAAGTGATAGTGGTTCTCTCTACAGTTTTCAAGATAGTCCTCACAACTATGGTAACTATCCCAGAGCTTTAGCATAGAGGTGCTAAGAACGACCTGAATTCTATTGATGTCGCGATAATCTCCCCATGCGTCCTTTAACATATTCTGTTTTGCTACCTTCTTAGCGAACTCACGAAAAGGGAAGGGGAATAACATACCTTTGCAGAACGCATTTCGCACACAGAAGCCAGACGCAGTGGATGGAAGTTTCAGATCCTCACTCCACTGTTGTGCAAGATCATAACTAATAAGTCCAAACCCATCATTCGCACACAGCTCACAATCGTGTTCTTTATCTTCAACTATCGTAGGTTCTCCAGATACTCCGTCATCCAGAATAACAACATGGTCTTTAAAATGCGTATAACAATCATCTATAACAAGTACACCATCAGGGTCAGTGACCGGAATAGAAGCAGAGCAAGCAAGGGCTCTATAAGCCTCTAACTTTGCAGGCACAAATTCCATACCCTTGTTACGGCCATTATCGATTCGCTTGCGGATCTCGTCAACAAGACGGTCACTCACAAACACAATCGTACTATTCTTAACGCCACCGGTGGTTCCAACCAAACGACGATACGTGATTCCATTGATTTTAAACCCCTTTTGAGAACATGCCCGGCGGTAATCATTCTTCTTATCAACCACCAGACACATATAATCCGGCTTGAACTGAACTGCATCAAGCTCAGTATACAACCTCCGAATCTCCCGGCGGTTCTCTAAGCAAGATGGTTCATTCCGCAGCATTTTGATTCTACGCTTGATACTCCGTGCTTTAGCCTCTGCGTCCGTAACACCATTCAACTCATCAATCCATCGTAGAACAGTGCTATCAGCCAACGAGATAATCTCGTGATTTCGTCTGGCTTCATCTAATGGTAGGGTTAAATCCCATTTTGCTTCAACCAGACGCTTCGTATGGATCTTAAAAACAAACTTCTGGCAAGTTTGCTGCTTTGCCATTCGGCAGTCACCTCCGTATTCTTCCAAAAAGTATCCTGTGTAATGTAGCTATAAAGAAAAAATATAAAATTAGGCTTTTACAGATAGCAGCTCTCACTATCTTCCATAGCCTTGAGCCAAAGTCGCTCACGCTCTTGATAGAGCTCATCCAGCATATCGTCAGCAGCTTCATACTCCCGGCGGGTCAGGCTTGCGTAGTTCATATCATGCACAAGCTGTTTGATCTCTACATCAACATCCTCGTAAGTACGCATCATCCATCAACCTCAATAGTCTTTAACCTTAACCGTCTGCTCGTCCATAATAGCACCGCAGGCACCGCAAAACCGTGTACAGTCAATTCCAGTAGAGTCATGACAACTGGAACACTCACAATATAGTGATTCTCCAAAATCCGCCTCATGTTCAATCCAATGAGCATGAACCACTCGACGGAACTCACCGCCAGCAGATATCTCTTCTTCAAGAATTCGCTTTGTATATTGCATTGCCATATCGCACCACATATCATCAATAGACTTTGCATTACCTCTGGCCCTAGGACGAGCGATGGCACTATCGAGGACGCCAATCAATCGTGTTGCATTTACAAACTTATCCATCACTTAACCTCCTCAACAACCCGGCGGATCGTCTCATCGATATGTTCAAGCTCTGCCAGCAAGACATCCACGGTATCAGCATCACTCTCGGAAATATTCAAATCCTTAATCTTATGTAATGCCCACTCAAGGTTCGGGTAATAGCCGACCGTAACCTCCTTTACGCCGGTGCCCATCTCACCAGTCTTTGGATTCTTGCCAGCTGGCCGCTGCTCAACGATAACGAGATTCCGCTCGTCGCAGTTCTTTATAATGTATTTACCAATCTGAATTTTCATTGCTCTCTCCCGCTTGTATGAATATATTTTAAATAAATAAGATTTTATGAGTATAACTTTTATTAACAATCTTTTCTCTTAAATCCTTGAAAATCAGCCATTCCCCAACTGCCATCAGGACAATGATGCGTTACATATCTATGAACGCCAATGCCGCAACCTTTTGGAAAGTATTTATCTTTTGTCCATAATTCAAAAATTGCATCAGTTACCAAATTTTCATTTCCTGTACTTGAATCGACAAACAACTCTCCACAAAGACGACATTTATAAGTAGCATCAAACAAAATCATATTAGGCCATCCTTAAAATGCTTATATTTTATTCTTTTGTACAGCTGATCTCAAATGCAGCCACATCGTTCATGAAATCATTGATATGTAAATACTTGTCAGCCTTCCGCACAGTCTTAGGCTTAAACTCTTGGCACTTGCTTCGCACCTCATCACAAGTAGTGAAGCACGGGATCTCATACTGGCATTTTGTGCAGACATGCTTCTTATAAAACTCCGGCAAGCGTCCAACCGCTTGGTAACATTCATAAGTTACCTTTAAATCAATCCAATATGGGTCATCAAATTTCATTGTACTCAACCTTCTTTCAAATCTCACCAATTAAATCATCAATATTAAGACCACAATCCAGCACATTGCGGCCAGCTTTCTTATTACTACTTTCTGCCATCTTGTCCGCCAACACCTTATCGACAATATCTGCTTCAAAATTCATAACGCATTCTACATTTACGTTATCACGAGCTGCTATTCTCGCATTCGCCTCAGCCACAAGTCGAGCCATAAGTTCTGCATCCGCAGATTCTTTATCCGCATCCTGCATAATTTGCGCATATTGTTCTTCAGTCAAACCGCTGCCAGCCAAGAAATTGTCAATATACAGTTTTTTAATAATCTTGCATCCATGATCTTTTTGGTTCAAGGTAACCAGTAGCTGGTCGGTAGACTGACGAATTGTGTTGTCAACCATATCTGCCACCTGCTGGTTAGTCAACTTGACTTTTTTATATTCAAATTCCTTTCGGATTTTTCTTTCAATTTTATTATTGCCACCCCATGGCTTCTGCTCTTCCAGTCTCCGCTCAACATCTTTGTGTTCCTGAACTCTTGTTGCCACGATGACTTCCTTATTAAAGATCATTGAAGACAACAAGCCATCACAGACAATCGTATTTAGCTTTGCCATCATCTGTACAGCAAGTTCTACATCTGCTGGGTCAATCTTTCCAAACCTGCGGGCAAATAGATTCATTGTTTTTGGTTCAACAACAATTCTATAAACCTTTTGAATGGTACTATACGTTTGCTCTTTTTCAAATTCCTCTCTAAGCTTTGGGTTCAGCTTACGATAGAAATCTCTCATCCGACCAGTTTGCCAAAGATCCCGTTCAGTTGCCGGAGTTCCACCATCAGACAATGTGTAATCTTTTAGTACCTCGGCCTTCAATCGCATGTATGTTAAATTCTGTTTATCTGTCAAAGGAGTTATGACAGCACGGCCATCAACATAATCAATGAATGCCCTCGTCTCCTCATAATCCAACGCATCGTTTACCTTTAAACCATGCAGGGCACTATCTAGCCAAGTTTTCAGTTTGACACTTCCGACCATTTTCCGAAACGCCTCGGCAACAGCCTCATCATCTTCCGTCTCGGCATTCCGTCCCCACCATCGATAATCACGTCCAACCATTCCACAAGTCTCCCAGATGTCTTTCTTCTCCCATAGCAGTTTAATGCCGTCACATGGTTGCGACTGACAAAGGGCGTTAAAGTGGTATACGAGCAATTTCTGAATAAGATCAATAAACTTTCTGTTACCACCAACTGGCTTTGCCGGAAGTATTTCATCCTCTGGCCGTATACTTTTTATAATGATTTGCCTACCAGCCTTCTTTAGAACTACGAATCTGTCCAGCTCTTCCAAGAATGCAGGACGACTATTTCCTGTAATTGGTTTACCTTTATCATCAAGAACTTCGAGACATCTTGCAAGCTCAGAAAAATTCTTGAAAATCTGACCAGCAGATAATTTTGAAATCATATCAGGTGTTACTTCGTATGCTTTAGCCATACATTACCTCCTGTTTTTGTACATCAAACCGGTATATATATAATGTGTAATATCAGTTTTGATGTACAAAATTCATAATTTGTTAATATTTAGTTGTATTTTGAATTCTGTAAGGTTTTATCACCCACAACTCCTCTCACAAAATATCTTTTAATGGTTTACTCGACTTGAAGCTATGGAGCGTAAGCGACATAGATTCAATTTGAGTAAACCTACGAGCGTCCTCAGACGCGAGATCCCTCTCCACGCCCTGTCTGGAAGACCACTATAAACATCTACCATACCCCATAACCATCTTCTTTAAGGTATCCTGTGTAATGTAGCTATCTACACTCATTATATCATCAAAATGCCAAAAGTTCAATAGCTAAGTAACACAGGATACAAATGTTTCTAGCACCTATTATAATAAGGTATGTTTCTTTGAGTGTCATCTATTGTGATTTTTCCAGACAGGGCTCGCAAGCTTGCTTCCGCTCTATGAGCTGGCGACCATTACTAAATAAGCTGATGGTCACTACGTTCCCTCTGCATACTTAGCTCAAATCGCTATTACACATTATTCTCCAGAAAGGATATCCAAATGCTCTATATATTCTGTGTAAGCTGCCAGAGGCTACAATCATACTCCTTATAAGTCTTTAAAGTCTCTGAGAGTGCTGCTCAGATGCTAGATCAATCCATTTATGACGATAGGGGAATACAGATAGATACAAATAGATACTTTATACTCCGAAGAATAGTCATTTTCGGTACATTTATAGTACACATCGGGAAAACCCGCATGAATCCTAGATTTTTCGGCTTTTATTGGGTCAAAAAGGAACAAAATAAGTAGTAAAAAGGTATAAATAAAAAGAAAAACTAGCCAAAATATAACGTAAATACGTTAAATTCTAGCTAGTTACCGAATGAGCTACCGATTGAAAAATAGCGATCTTAAGCCACTTTTTTGGTATTTTTGATGGAAAATGAGAGATTTGTGGATGTATATATAGGAGAGGGTATAGGGATGTATTTTGGGATCGTTTTGTCAGGGGAAAGTGTACCCGGGGTAGGAGGGAAGAGGATAGAGAGTTAGAGCTATGGTTTGGATGGGATGAGATGGAGATTAGGAAGGTTTGATAGGAGTTGGAAAGGAGGTAATTTTTGTGGAGATTATTGTGCAAATTATATAGTGATATTGAATATAACAAATTGATAATTGGTGATTATGAATAAGAAAGATGTACTGGGATCTCGGCCTGCTGCCTGGAACGTCCAAAAAATGAAAAGTATGCCCCACGGCTTGAGTGCTGGAAATGCTCAAAATACGACACTGGACAGGGCAAGGGCAGGGCGGGTTTTGCGTCGTCGGTGTATCTGATACAGGCCAAAACAAAAGCTAAAAAGTTTTAACTATTTCAGCCGGGAATTGAATTTGCAAATTAGTTGCGTTTTTGTGTTCGATTGAATAATTTTTGTAACTCTTTTGTAACTATTTCATTCTTGTTACTTTCTTGTAACTATTCTACCAAATTCTTCCATTTTGCCTATATAATGTACCTGTGCGCGTACACACGCACACACACGCAGGCGCACACCCAGGGACTCTAATATGTACCCGCGCGCGAGGTCAAGCTATTTTGGTATTTTCTGGGAAAATGGTTACAAAAAGGTTACAAAACGGTCTAGTCCCTTGCAAACGGTCTAGTCCGGTGGTAGAGTATAGGCACGGAAACGGACTAGACCGAAAAGGAAGTCCAAACCCGAACAACGCACGGTCGGAAGGTGCGGGAAAGTTCCCCGACAAATCGTCAAATAATAAGCGGTCGTTCCCCGAACGGAAGGAAGTGCAAAAGCAAATAGTACGAAACGGCGCTCATGCAAAACACCACGCTTAACAGGCGGGTACAAGGGTATGACGGTTTGAACGTGTACACACAAAATCAACCCTTTAATCAGTCGAACGGTTGAATAAATGGCACGGCGGGCAAGGCGGTCGGAATCCGTACTTGTTCAAGTAGTTCACCTTGCAAAACAGGTCGGAACTGATTCCAGATTGACAGAATGCGCTGGAAGGATAAAAACAATTTAACCGTTTTGAAAGAATCCAAAACGCAAGTTTTGGCAACGTTTCAAACGCAAGCTATCAGTTTGTTACTTTTAGGCGGTACAATGCAATCTTGCATGGTTGAGAAAACAGAATATTTTTGCAAAGATACGCAATTAGACGGCGCTGGACTTCAAAAGTTTGGCGCTTTTTGTTTGGACTTCAAAAGTTTGGACTTGTCGCAGACAATAGCAAAAATAGGCGGTTTTCCATGACAGTTAAATAATAACAAGCATGGTTGAAGGGCTGTTTTGGCAAACAGAGGGTAAACCATGCTTTACAGTATACATATTTGCCCATCGTGGGCGAACCATAGGCTACAGGCAGAACCTGGAATTTTGTCTGTAGCACTTGGCTTGCTCATAATAGCAAGAAGTCCGTACACACATTGTAACACAACAAAGGAGAAAATACTATGTCTACTACTACCATTCTGTCCGCTATCAATTTCAACGCTACCGCAGCCGCAGAGAAGAACCGCACCACCGGTGCCGCCGTTGCCCTGTTCAAGAAGGGTGGCAAGGAAGTCAACACCTCTGAGAAGGCTCTGGGCAGAGACTGCTTGAAGGGTATCACCGCAGAACAGTACGAGACCTATTGCAAGGCCGTCCGTGCTGTCTATCTGGACGCTGATTTGCTGGCACGCTATGCCGCAGACGCGGACTCTGTTCAGAAGATCAAGACCTTCTACTTCAACGATCTGGCAAGCCTTACCACCGCTATCATGGGCGATACCTTCAAGGTCAATGACGTCTTTGCAACCTTCACTGTTGAGCAGTTCATTGAGCAGAGCGTGGGCAAGGTGCGTGCATTCACCGCTACCACCGCAGGCCACGGTTACGACACGGAAGCAGAATCTCAGACCAAATTTGTAAAGTGGGTAGAAGCATGGTTCAGTGCTAACGCAAGCGGTGTTGCTATGCTCTCTATGGCAGAGCGTGACCGCCGTGCAAGTGTCCGCAAGCTGTCCTCTAAGGTTGTGCGCCTTACTAAGAGTGTTGAGAATGCAGAAGAGGTGCTGTCTAGTGCTAAGAAGGAGCTGGACTCCCTCAAGAACAAGAAGGACACCAACGCAAAAACTCTGGAAAAGAAGATGAAGGCTGTTCAGGGCATGGAAAAGGATCTGGCAGACGTTAAGAAGAGCCTGGAATCTGCTCAGACTAAACTGGCAGACCTTCAGAGCAGGGACTTCACCAACGACTTCAGCGCAGAAGAGACCCTGTAAGTGAACCACGCAACCACTGTGAACACGCAAGAATTCTACATAGATGCTAGGCGACTAAGGGTACTAGGGAAGACGTAACCCTTACCACTACGGCAGAAATGCCGTCACTATCAATCGAAAGAAGGGAATACTATGCAAAAGTTTCTGTGCAAGAACCATGCAGATCGTCAAATTAAGTTTGACGGTCATTCTGTGCCGTCTGGTGCATACTATGGTCAGACCGCAGAGGGATTGCGCTTTATCGCAGTCGTCAGAATGAATCAAATCGGCATGGTTTGGCGTTCTGGTAAAGGTTTGGTTCCGTGGGAGAAATCCTATAATCAGACCGTTGTTGACTTCGTTAAGAGCGAACCTATCGGCGTAAATCCTGAGACCGTCCATTTTAATATGGCAGTGAAATCAGAACGCAAGAAAGCTGGACGCTACGCAGCACGTTTTGCGGGCACTGGGTCTGCTAGTGCAAATCGCAAGAGCAAGAAGGCAGCGAAACACACTAAGGCTTTCCGCACTCGCAACGATTCCTTTACGGAAGAGTACAATAATGCCTCTAGCTTGATCTATGGTGAAACTATCGAGATGAACAGACGGCCTCAAAAGGTCTATGGCAAGATTGCAGAGTACATGGATGGCAGTGGTGCTGGAAAAATCCGTGGTGATATGCGTCCTCTTGAGCCTGTTTTCCCTGTCCCTTCTGGTAGAAAGGCAAGGTGAATCATGTCAACAACTGTTTCAAGTGGTCAGAACTTGCGTAAGAGTGAAAAGTTTGCTATAATTGCATCAAAAGGTGGTGCGACTATGGCAGATGGTAAGTATAGGGCTGATTATCTCAAGCGTATGGAAACGAATAGTCAGCTTGCAATCAAGATTCCGAAAAAGCTTTTTGAGGATTTCTCTGCAAAAATTGAGCAAGAGGGAACAACGAAAAGAGCTGTACTCGTGCAATTGATTGAAGATTATACCTACAATTCCTAAGAACCACATAACCACGGCAATAACGTCTTGTGAATTTATCGCAAGGCGTTTTCTTTATGCTCAAAATTGTATAAATATGCAAATATTATGCGGAATATGCAAAATAAAACACGTCAGAAAGAAAAAATATTATGATTCTTGACTGCTATATCATCCGTGAGTATTTGCCGAATGGCAAGCATACTGATCGCGGCTATTATGAGCGTCAAGAAATGCTTGACGATGCATCCGATTTTATCAGTATGGCAGGGGAAAGTTAAGAGGTTTAGAACTATGTATGATTTACGTGAACACAAGGAACTGATTAGCCGGTTGGTTTCCGAGGCCAACCGGAACGACCCCAACTGGGAGTGGTCGGTCAGACGCCTCAGCAAGAACGTGGCCTGCATCTTCTGGGGTTACCTCGAATACTGCGATGAAGCGGAGTTGTCGTTTTCAATCAAGCTCGGCGAAGCCGATGGCAGATGCTGGGTTGAGGCTCGTAACGAGCACGGTTGGATACTTGAAAGTGAGATTGTAGCTGACAAGAACCTTCCATTCCTGAACTGCCCGATTGACAAGGCCATCGAGAAGATGGTTCGCTGCATCGTCAATACCGCAAAATGCTGGATTGAATAAGAGAGGAGAACGAAAATGAAAACCTTATTGATGTTCTTTGGTTACACCGCATATCAGGCTGGTTGTATTGCACCTATGATGTGGGTTTTCGTTATTGGTGCTGTCGCTATGGGCGTAGCAGAATGGAAAGGGTGGTTATAAACTGATGAATAGAGAAGATATTGATATTCTTGAAGTAGGCAATGCTTATACGGCGTTGTTTTACAAGAAGAATCATTATCAGCCCTATATTGTGGCTTGGCATTTTGACCCGGATTCCTACACATGGGATCAGGGTCATTATTTTTGTGACCTGAAATCCGCAAAGAAATTTTTCGCAGAGCAAGAGAAGGCAAACGCAAACTGTCGATATTGTGAGAATATCGACTGCCCGCACCGTGACGCACTCAGACGTTTGCCCCGTGAAAAGGGTGGTTTGGGTCTTTGCAAGAACTTTGAGTAAAGGAGAATGAAAAGCATGAAAAAGATTGTTGTTTTCAACCACTTTGGTGGATGGAAGATGACCACTTACGAGAATTACAGCGCATATATCATGGATGCGAATAAGTGCTGCACTCTTATTGTGGCAGACGCAAAAGAAGCTGTGGAATGCGTAAGGAAATATTATCCTGATGCTGAAATAATCGTAAAAGATATGTTTTAAGGAGGGTTTGATATGACCGCAAGAAAATACTGTCAGAGCCATCCTGTAACTGCTTATGATAGCAGTTATGGCCGTTGTGGTGGGTTTCAGATTCATGGTGACGTTCAGTATGGCATTGATAATTATATCTATGCTCAGTCTGGCGTACTCATTGAGGATGAAAAGTATCACAGTTATCATCATTTGAAGATTCACGAAACAATGTCCGGCAGATTTTATGTCAGATGTTTTGGTAAGCGAATCTATCTTGATGAATGCTTGAGAACGAATATATGAGAGTGTAAAGGAGAAGTGACAATGAAAAAAGGTCAGTATTTTATGAACGATGAAACCGGTATTGTCACCAACATTCATCGTGAAGCTGTCGAATGGTATCGGCAGGGTGCAAACATTTCCATCTGGATCAACGGCGTGGTTGTGTGCCGTTGGAGTCACTAAAAAGAAAGGAGAACGATATGAAAAAGATTATTAGTCCGTGTTTATGCAAGGTCTACACCCGCAGCGGCAATAAAGCTACTGCGCGGGCATTCTGCAAAATCCAGTTTGAGAATGGCAGACTCAGCATCACCGGCGTTATAGGCCCCATGCCGAGCGGCGACTGCCGTGGTGGTGCTGGTCAGTGTGTTGATGCAATCCGCGAAGGCTGCCCCTGCGATGAGTGGACTCAGGAAATGCTCGACAAGTTCTGCTCCATCTGGGATGAGTGGCATCTGAACGATATGCGTCCGTACTGCAAGCCCTACCCTGTCTGCGGATACCAATATGGACACGCATGGCAGACTGAAGAAGTTCCACAGGAAGTGATCGACTGGTTGTTCAATCTACCCGAATCGCCTGTCGTTCCAGCGTGGGTGTGAATACTACCACTAATAAGAAAAGGAGAATATAAAATGCGTTCTACTGTTGAGGTTTACGAAAATAACGCAGGCGGTATTTATGTTGCCGTCTTTGGTAAGAACGGCCTGGAGAATCTATTCGTTGTTGCTCCTGATGGTAACGAAACTAGAATGACAAGAGTATTCTATCAGGAAGCACTATATGGATTCTCTGGTGTAGATGACTATAATGCAGAAAATTTCTCTGGGCTATCCATGGACGATGCTTATGATGATATCTGCGGTGGCAGCAACCTGATCGCAGAGTTTTATGACAATCAGGTTGTAAACCTGTATCCGGCAGACATGAACATTGCTGGAATGAGGTTGTTTGGTATGGCTTGATCGTACATTCACAAAATAGTCATGAATAAGCAACGTATCAACGCGCTAAAATGCGACGTTAATAAAATCTACATTTTAATACTTGACAAAAATATTGGTATCCTGTATCATGTAGCTAGAAAGGGCAGTCCGTCGGAGGACTTTTATTTTTACTGTGTAGCTAAGTAACACAGGATACTCAAGAAGAGGAGAGTCAACTGCTATGGCTATGTACAAAACTAAGAAGGATGCAGCTTACGCATGGGTTCAGGAATTTAATGCGATTCCTCAGAGCGTTATTGAAAAGCTCGCCAAGGTCGATTTGGAAGAGAATGGCGAAGGCATTACTGAAATCACGCCGCCGTCTTGTGGTGATCGTATCTATATCTTTAGCGGTGACCACTATGGTGAAAATGGTGAGATTCGGAGCTACAACGAAGATGATAACACTTACAAAATTTGTCTCGACGGCACTGGCGAGGAAGTTGATGTCAGAGAAGATGATTTTGAAGTCGAGCGTGACGACTTCTTTCCGATGTGGGGAACGATGTGGCAGTTTAGCGACGGTTGCGACAACTGGTGGCTTGAAAATCATCTTCAGGAAATGGCAGATTGTGGATTCCGTATCTACGAGCAAGAGGATTTTGAGTACATTTTCGGCATTGATGGTTGTGGCTACGACTTTTATGAGGCTCATTGGATTCCGCTTTATGAAAAGCGTGGATTCCATTGGGACGATGAGACTGTAAAGGAGATGGAAGAAAATGCGTAAGACGTTGCTTGAACGGCTTTTGGATGCCGGATATCCGAAAGCAGAAATTTATCATCATATGTCTGACCTTTATGTTTTTGTAACACCGTTGACTACAAAAATTATTTCAGAATGGTGTGATGAAAATGGGTATACAATGAACTTGCATTGTGCAAAATTCGTGGATCAGATTACGGGGAACATGATGTACGACTGTGCTTTTCAGTATTACGAGGTGGAAGAAAATGACTGATATGCAAGAAATGATGTGTGATGTTCTCTGTGAAATGTCAGGTGAAGATGTCGCAAGAGTATTTACCAACTATTATGGTAATCAGCTTTTGAGCAACGACTTCCATAAATTCCTTATTGACGAGGGATATATGGCTTCTGAAGAAGGGTGGGTTGGCTGATGATTATTGATTTGATTTTCGACCGTAAAGACGGTAGGCACTACAGCGCACATGATTTCTATAATGAGGTCAGAAAATATGAACGTCTTGGTGTTGGTACACACGGCGAGGATATTTCTATTGCGATGGATTACGGTGATAACAAAGATGTGCAGCGTGTTCTGTGTCAGTATATCCAGCGCAATGGATACCCGGCAGATATTGAGGACTACATAAGAAGTCAGATCTGGGTAGTGTGAGCAGCAGATGCTAGGTGATTAGCGGTACTAGGGCAGACATAACCGCTACCAATGCGAAAGCATAAAAATATTAAAAGGAGCGATTGATATGGAAACAATGTACGACCGCATCAAGCGAATGGATAAGCATGAGCTTGCTGAGTTTATCTATGTTGTTTATCAAGCAGGTGTTAAAGATGGTGAACAGAATCTTTGTGATTCTCCTGCTGGATTTTTTGGTTGCGGTTACTTCCTTAATGATAATGCAAAAGTATGGATGCCGAATGATAAGCCCGAAGATCTTTATGATGCTTTTTATATCTAAATATTAAAAGGAGTGTTTGTTTATGAAAAGATTGGATATAACTGTGAACTGTATGGCGGTTTACAATAGCTTTATTGATGTCCCCGATGATATGGATATTGATGAAGCTATTAAATATGCAAAAGAACATCTTTCCGATGTTCCTATTCCTGAAGGTCTTGAATGGGTTCCTGATAGTGACGTGTTAGATGAAGAGAACTGTGAGTTTGAAGATATGGATTAACTAAAATCATGCTTTTATAAAGGAGAAATATTATGGAACGCAAATGCTGGATTGTTACATATCAGGATCATGTAGGTTATAGGTATACATGGGCGTTTTTCAAAAAGGAAAATGCTGTAAAATGTGTTGAAGAAGATTATTATATTAAATTCAAGAGCTTGGTAGAAGAGGGATATGAGCCGAAATGTACCCATAATGATACGGACTGGAAAGAGTTGTATGTCCCTGACACAGGAATTTATTCAGAATGGCATATTGAGCTTTCCACCATTAGATGACGAATAAAACAGATATTTTATGAGGTGAACATAATGCTTGTTTATGATCATTTGAAGTGCCCGTTTTGTGGCACGCTGAATAAGTTTACTCGTGGCAATAGTAGAGAACTTGATAAGTTCAAATGTTTTTATTGTCATAGTTGGTTTGAAAAACAAAATGACAATGAATATATTGCCGTGAATTACAGAAATGAAACAAAAGCAGCAGAAAAGAATTTTATTTATACTCCTGAGTCGTGTGGTTTTGTTCTTGCAGTGAAGATTGAAATTAATAAAGAAAAGCTTCCTGTGGCAACGCTTTCTTTTGCTTTTGGCGGAACTTATAAAACAACATGGTGTCAGAGTACGCTTGATAGATTCAAGAAAGGAATCAATTCGTACACATTGTTCTTTGATGAGCGACCAACAAAAGAGGATTGTTTTGAAGATTACTGTATTAAGGGGTGATAAAAATGTATTCTGAAAAGGAATTTATTGAAGCGTTTTGCTGGATGTATGGTGTGTCTAAAGCGGAAGCCGATAAAGCATATATGACCAGTAGTAAAAAGCACATTGAAGCAATCATCGATTATTATAAATCGAATTGTAAGAAGGCATTTTACGAAGACTAAATTGAGGTGATAAAAATGACTGAGAAAGATAAACGGATTCTGAAATACGCAATCGATAATCTTGTTCTTAGAGAAATCGAATTATGCAAAGGAAGTTGTAAAGGCAACCTTGAAAACAAAGCGAACCGTGAACGAGATCGTGATTTGATTATTTATGGTATTCACAGCGTTTTATATGAGGTTGAGCGTCTTGAAGAACAAGAGAAAGAGATGCCGGAGAAAGCCAAACATGAAGTGGTTCAGTTTTGATTGAGGTGATAGAAAATGTATACTAGCGAAACTGTAAAACAAGTTACCGATTGGATGATTAAAAGCATTTCCGACTGGATGGTCGAAAGTGGAGCAAGAAGCACCACAGAAGGCAATTGGATTATTCATGTTTATGAAATCACTAGAAAGTTCAACGTAACAAAAAACTGGATTACTGCATTTCGTAACGAGATTGTGGATGCTCTTTATGAGCATAAAGCCGTTGCGGATGTACTCTATGATTTTTTTCCTGATGGCGATGTGGAAAGTTTCGATATTGACTTTTATTTAAGTTTTTGTCCGAACCTGAGTGATGAAGAATGAGGTGATAAGAATGACGATGGTTCCGCAATACAAATGTCGTTTGTGTGGGAGGACTTTTTCTTCTGAAAATGAAGAAGAATATAGAGATTCTGTCACCGGAGCATATGATGAAATTGTGGCTATCTCTTTGAATTACAAACCCGATATTCCGCTTTACGCAGTGCATAAATGTGGACCGTTCAGTGAAACAGTAGGTGAATGGCCGTATCAAAGAACGAATTATTATAAAGAAGAACGTATCGGTTTGGGAGATTTGATTGGGTTTGAAGAAAGGAAAGAATATGACCAACACTGAAAAGAATATTATCCTCGCAGCTCTTTCTTCCTATCGACGCAAGCTGATGGATCAGAGTGTTTCGTCCCTCAGAGCGGGGAATCACGAGGATGCAAAACAGTCAACGATGGAAGCGGCCAACGTGAATGCGCTGGTGATTAAGTTTACAAGAGAAAAGGAGTTTGCAATATGATTTCAATCACCGAAAATGACATGAAAGTTAAAATTCCAAACGGATATCTCGTGTGTGTTCCTACGGGTGGTGCTGATGAATATCCTGGTGTTGGTGTTTTCTTTTCAAAAGACGGAAAATATGTAAGCTGGGACGATTTAGTATCAATGACAGAATATAATTCGGCGTTTGAAAACATTCAAACGGTTGGATTTAAGAAAGGTAGCGACGATTATGTGGCCGCTATTCGATTTGAAGATGGCGATATTAGTACAGATTGAGGAGTTTGCAATATGAATAGCGAAAATAAGATTGTTGTGACCAGCTGGAATGGGAAGTCTTGGGAGATGACACCTGAACAGATTGAGGCGGCATACCGCTACAAGGAACGTCAGTATCGCATTGATGATGCTTATAATCAGCTCGAACTTAATGCAGACTGGATTGAAGATAAATATGGCTATTCATACAATGAAATTATCGAGTTTTCGGAAGAGTTAGCTGAACGGTTTCAGGATGATTTCGATTGCAATGAATCAGAGAATGACGCATGGATTGACCGTATCATAGAAATATTTAACGCATATAGCAGAAAGGAAAATAACAATGACTGATCCTTGCCGTTATTGTGTGGCACCGGAGCGTTATCCTGGTTGCCACGACCATTGCGAAAAGCTGAAAGCCCATCGTGAAAGTGACGAGTACAAAAAGCTGTGCGAATATAAGAATACATATCTAAAAAGTCATTCGACAGCAAGCTCTACACAGATTAACAAAGCGATGCGGTATTTCAAATATAAAGGTTATAGCCTTTATGGGTTCAAGAATGTTGGGAGTGTGTAAAATGAACGGCTATTACGTTACTATTGAAACAAGCGTTACTTACACAACGTTTGTTGAAGCAGACAACAAAGATGATGCTTATAAAATTGCGAAAGATAGATTTGTTGCCGGTGAAATCGAACCAGATAATCCAAACCCAATTGATATTGATTATGCTACGGTAAAAGACGCAGAGGAGTGATAAAAATGAGAGAATTTGAAGGTTTTGTTTTTCCTAACGGAAGAATTGTAGCAATTCCTGAAGAGGAATATATGGCAGCTATCGAAACAGGAAAAGAAATTCTTGTGTTTTGTGGTGGATGGGCTGGTGGATACGCTAGAGCGTTTGGTGCAGACAAGGAACAGGATATTTACGAGCCTGATAAAACTTGTTACATGGTCTATTCGTATGATGTCATGGATAAGACCTTTACGCCAGAAGATATGAAGCGGTTCGCTAAAGTGATTGTCACAGATGGTATCCGTGTGTACATGAAAACAGGTGAGTCGGCCAGTGATTATTATTCTGGAACCTTCTGTGACTGTGGTACGAAAGACAGGCTCGAAGAACATTACCCTGACACTTGTAGCAACGATATTGAACAATACGATTTCAGTGATTGTCAGACAGTTGATTTTGATATGACGGTTCGTATGCTTGGTGCAGATGATAAAGATTACGAAGGTATGGTAAAGATGCTCAAGGGGATTTTGAGGTGATAAAATGATAAAACGTGACTTTGAAAAGTATGGAGTCAAGTTTCATTTAAATGATTTCCGTCGTAATGAATTCGATGCTCGTTACACACTACTTTATTTTAATGATGCTATAGGATGCTGGGATGAGTGTTGTCATGTGTCCACTAAAAAAGAAGCCATTGACGCAGTTGACTATATGAAAAGATGGAAGATAAACGCATTCAGAGAATAACAAGAGGAGTATAAAATGTGGGTTTTAGCTAAATGCCAATATTCAGATGATAACAAGATTGGATATGCTGTATTTTACGATATTGATAAGCTTGGGTGTGTAACACTTATGTTCAAAATATATGAAGATACAAATTCTATTGAGTTCTTTTATTGTCTATTAGAAGTGAGCGACCGGCTAGAAAAGAAAACGTGTGAGAATATCTTAAAAGCTTATTTGAAAGAGAAAGGGATTTTTGCGGAGGATTAACTATGTGGGATTTAAGAGAAGTTCATGCACTGCACGATGGCGATATTCTTGAACTTCAGTTGAAGGATTCCGGTGAGCCGGTTCTTGCTATGATGGTTACAGAGTAAAGGAGAATAAATTATGAAAATTCATTCTAAATACGAAGATGTTCTGGAATCGCTTGACTGGCGTGTATGTGACTATACAGGTGATGGCAGAGTTGAAATTGAAAATTATTCTCCAGCAGGAGAGGACTTAATCGTTTGTGTAGAGGTTGAAAACTTTCCTGAGTCAGTTTATGAGTATGCCCGTGATTTTGATGTCGATGAGCACGTAGAGATGTGGGTGGGGCATCGCGGTGAAGGCGGTTGCCCATCTAGTGTCAGAGAAATTATTGATGATGCTGATGCTATTAAAGAAATGCTGGAAGAACTTGCTGATAGGCTTGCGGAGGTTGAATAAATTATGACACGGTTTTATCTTAACGCAGGTACTCTTGGCCGTTGGATGCACCAGAATAAAGCACAATACACTGGTGCTTATGTTGAAGGTGTTTTGGTCGATAGTTTTGTTGTTGAAACTAAGCGTGGTGTTGCAGCTATCTATGAACATCCTTTGAACGAGTGGACGAGCAACTATTATGTTGAGTTTACTGATTACAATAATGGTTTTACGAATGACGAGATCAATAAGATCTGGTCTAACTGGCACGAATTTGAAGAAAAGGCAAGCGCATAAGAGGTGAGTGAATATGAGTGACACTGAAAAGATTATCAATGCCTTGAAGGACGAATATTCTTATTGCCAAGATATTGTTTACACTGCACAAAAAGAAGGCGATGAAAAGAGAATGACATTGTATTATGGCAAAGCAGCCGGAATTAAAAAGTCTATTAAAACAATCGAAAGAATGAAGAATTACGGAATTATTTTATAAAAGGGAGATTTTAGATATGGGAAAATTGTATTGCTACGATGATGAAATCATAAAATGGACTTGCGGCGACAACCTGTATTGCTTACATATTCAGCACGACGACGTTGCAGACAATAACCCTCGTTGGTGGGACGACCACGATTCCGTGATGGCTTGTTTCCATCCTCGTTACCGTCTTGGTGATAAGGTCGATGCAAGCACGGCAGAAGAGTTTTGGAACAATCTTGTTTACAAGTATTGCTCTGATGAAGAAATTATCAATGCCTTGATTGACATGAAACTAGAAGAATCCTGTGTGGTTATTGACAACGATAACAGTAGTATTGAAGAAACTCGTTATGAGATTTGTTGTCGTGAAGATCAAGCCAATCCTTGGTATAGCAATTTGAAATACAATGAAATTGTGACGTATGTTCGTGGTGATTTTTCTATTCGTGATTGTCAGATTCTTCTTGATAAACACATCGCATGGCTTCCACTCAGATTGCATAACCATTCTGGCTTGTCTATGGATTGCGATACTCGGTTCAGAGGTTCATGGGATGATAGTAATGTTGGTTGGATTGTGACAGCTATTACAGATGGTTCGGATAATACCAAAAATGAAGCAGAACGAATTATGCGTGATGAGGTAAAAACTTATAGCGATTATCTTTCCGGTGAGAACTACGGCTATACGCTTTATCGAGAAGAACACGGAGAATGGAAGGAGATTGACAGAGCATTCGGATTTATCGGTTCTGACGTGTTTGAAAACGGTATTGTATACAGTGTTGGTTGTAGTCTTGAAAAGGCATTGAAGGAATATCGGTATCGTATCGGTTGCGCAGAGAAGGTTGTGACCGTCACTTGTAACTTTGATAAATGCTAAGGAGTGTTTAGCTATGAAAAAGCTCACTGCTGACGAGTTCGCAGCCAAGGTTATGTCCACCGGAACAGAGCTTGAGGTCGATGAACTTCGCACCCAGTCCCTGCGGAAGTACAATCGAGAATGGTCAGAAGAAGAGATTCAGAACGACGAGCAAGCCGTCGTGCTTGACATCTACGCCCACATCAACGTGCACGATGGAGATGTTAAGACTGAAGATCTCAGCGGCGATGACTTCAAACTTATCGCAGGAATGCAGCTGACGCAGCGACAAGCGGATGCCTTGTACAACGGAAACGAAGAGGTTGAGAAAATCGAACGTCAAATCATCATGGACGAGATTTATCCTCAGTACCTTGAACTTCTGGAAGAATTGAAATAAATGTTGAGTTTTAGGAGGAAAATAAAATGGATGACAACATGATGGAGCGTCAGATTGCTGATTATATGGTAGAGTATGGCACTAAGAATACGGATTTTGGTATGTGGTTATTTGAAGTTGACAAACTTGCAGAAGAATTTAATGTGACCGAGAAGTGGATTCGGGAGCACGATGATGGAATACTGTCAGAACTATATCTCCGAGATGAGGTAAAAGATGTTGAACAACAGTGGGGTGGAATTGATTGGAATATTGAAAGAATTTGGGTTTGGTTTTATACGGATTTCTGTCCAAATTATATCGGAGACGATCAGAAAGAAGATGATAGTGGAGATAAATATTGGTTCGCCGAAACACGTTGGTACACGGATGACATTATATATCACAAAGTGAAAAGGAATTGTGCTAACTCCGAAGTGGGCTGAATTGTGGTGGAAAAAGAATGAAAGTTGGTTTAAAAATATCATTGTAAAACATGGTAATAAAGTGCTAGAAAATGTAAATTTTGATGAGGTATGAAACATGAAAATGAATATTGATATTGATATTGAACGTGTTAGAAGTGGTTTGTTTAACGTCTATATCAGTGATAATGGAAATTCCGGTGCTGAATACAAAAATGTAAATTGTGATCAGATCGGTGAGTATGTAGCAGATTTGATTGATTGTCTAGAAGAAAGCTACGAGGTATAAAATATGAATTATGATAATGGACCTTGCTGGTTGTGTATTGAGAAATCTTGTAAGAATTGTCCATGTGCTGTTGCGGAAGCATATGAAAATACATATTTAGATGCACAGTGGATGCAGAAGCTAAGTTGGAATAAAGATGATTGCGATAAATTTGTTGAACGTCTTTGGAAAGAGAACACAGATATCGCATGGACCGAAAATGAACGTAGAGAATTAGTTCTTGATCAGAATTGGAGAGGTTTCCCAGTTGGCAACTTCACACAAGATGATTGGTTCCGTTGGGTGGATGAGTTCCATAGTAAAGGCGTTGGCTGGGTTTATGAGAACGTGAGGGTTTGATTATGAAATGTATGTGGGCGGTTTGTGATGTTGAAGCGAATGGAAAATATCATGCCTATCCAATAAGGATTTCTGTGGCAGATAATCTATTAAGTAAATTAACCATTAAGGGTATCAAGGTCGCGAACCTCTGTGAGAGCAAAAAGAGGGCAAAAGAGGTTGCGGATATGTGGAATGGGTGCCACAAAACAAACAATGAGTATATGTTCACGACGGACGACCCAACGTTTTAAAAGGAGAAAATTATATGTGGTGTGTTATCGAATGTGGTTCTAAAGGTGAAATTTTTGAGCCTGAGCTTTTTCAAAACGAAAAAGAAGCTATGAAATATATCGTGGATGATTCGAAAGAATGCTATGCAATGTATTCTGACCTTCCTAATGTTCTGGCTTATTATGATAGTGACGAACTCGAAGCACAGGTTTGGACGGATGAATTTAGTTTCAGATGGAAAGCATTTGATATTTCTAACAAATTGATGTAAAAGGAGAGATCTATTATGATGAAATTTATTTCTGCAAGAGTATACGATGATTATTCTTCGTTGTTTTATTTCTTTGATGTCAGAAATAAAAATGATGATATCCTTGATTTGGTTAAGAAAGCAACAGAAGAATATCTGAAAACAGAGGAGGGTAGAAAAATCTACGAAGATAATTGTAATGATTTCGATTTAATTGATTTTGATAACTATGTTCCTAATTCGATTTGTGAAAAATTTGGCTTCGTAAAAATTAGTACACCTGAATTTGCTGAAACGGAAGCAGGTAACACACTTTATGAAGACAAAGAGGACACTATCTAATGTTCTATCATCTTGAATATTCCGTTAGACACTTTATGTGCGGCGATACATACAGAGGGCATGAAATCTATCCTACAAAAGAACTGCGCGATGCGGAACTTAACTGGATGAAAACGTGTTACAGTAAGCCGACAGAGCTTGTCTATACAACGTATGAAACCGAAACGCTTAGTGAAGATAAGATAATAATATAAAGGAAAATAGATATGAGTAATTTGAAATATAGCTGGAAATACGGTGAAAACGAACATCAAAAATATTACGATGTTTATATCGGAAAAGATTATCTTTGTGTCTGGCAAAACAAATGGGAACCTGATATTTGGATGGGGATGTCCCGTGATAAAACGATTCATAACAAAACAAAGAATAATAAATATCGTCGCAAAGAAAAACTTCCTTTGAATACACATTGGAGCGAACTGCGATGTGACACTATTCTTTGTAGTATTGATCCTGTTTATATGATGAAGAAAGTCGAATATTGTTATCGTCATAATATTGATGAAATTTCAGAATAAGGAGAATGAATATGACGGCACGTGAGATTGCAGAAGATTTTATTTCTAAGATGAATCCGTCTAGGTGGGCTGGTGTAGGTCAAAAACCTGATAACTTTGACACTAGAATTAAAACATACACCATTGATGGTTTTTATGAATATGAGCTTGATGTTTCATATGATGAAGATGAGCTTGGTTACGTTGTTATGCTTGAAATAAGATGGGCAGACGATGGAGAGCTAATTTACGTTCTTAACACTCAAAGGGTTAATTCTGAAGATGCAATCGAATACTCAATCAATTCTCTTATTGATAATCTTTAATAAAATCGAGGTTTTAAAAATGTGGACTTTTAATAGAATTTATCTTCGGGAAAGTTGTATTTTGCTTGTTGAGGAGGACGGAGAAAAGAGTGCAATCACAACAAGTGCATATGACTTAATAAAAATGTACAATAACGGTGAGAGCGAATGTCCTGGTGATAACACAAAGGTTATTTATTGCTCGATTTTTAATGTAAAAATGAAATGTAAAACGTTCAAAGAACTTATGGATATGCTTGAGAAAATTGTAGCTGATTGTTGTTGAGGTTTTAGATATGGAAAATAAAGCAGTGGTTGTTGTTTATGACGATACGATGTGTAATGGTCCTTACCGTGTAGAGCACAAAACAATGGAAGATGCGGTAGAGTCTGTTAATAATGATTTTGAAAGCATGATGAAAGAACTGCGAGATGAAGGCTATGAACCTGAATGGATACGTGACGGCCATCATATGCTTGAGGTTTATGTTCCGAATACGTCTATTAACGCATGGTGGGATTTTGAGTAAGGAGATTTGAAAATGGAACTGTGCGATGAGATTTGGTGCGTTATTGAATGCAGTGTTGACGGCGCAGCATTTGAGCCGGAGTTTTTTAAGAGTGAACAGGCGGCGAAGGATTTCATAAAAAGAGATGCAGAGGAGTGTATGGAAACTTATTCTGGTTATCAGGATTTTCAGATCGCATTTGACCCAGAAGGAATGGTTGCGTTGGTCGGTAACAAAGATATGAGTTGGACTTGGCAGGGATTTAAAGTGACTCGTAAGATTGAAAATTTATGTGAGGAATAAATATGAGTATGAATATCAATGAGATTAAGGATTTTGAGCAGAAGATGATTGATAGTGCATTTATTGATGCTGTTGATTATGATCCGAAGGTGGCTGCACGAGCTGTTGGAGCACGCAAGATGAAAATGAAGGGCGTGTGCTCCTTTAATGAGTACATTAGTTATTTGCAGACCATTACCGACAATGCAAAGTTGTTCTGGAACTATCAGTTTTGAGGTGACGATATGGATAAATTGGATGAAATTATAAAAATCTTTGAGAGTGAACGAAAATACTACGAGGATCTTTATGAACGTGCCTATACATCGGAAGAAGAAAATTACTATGGTGGTATTGTGAATGCGCTAGAATGGGCTATTCGTGTTATTGATTTGCGACGTTCTTGATAAAACAGTTCTTCTAGGAGGGAAGATAAAATGAATGAAAAGCAATTCGCGATTGATACACCTATCGGAAAGATTGTCGCAGAAGGCTTTACAGAGCCATATCCTGAGATTGTGATTTACCTTAAAAGAAATGATGGCGAAGTAATTAACCTGTCCAGTATCAATTACGAAAGTAGTGGTGATATTGAAAATTATCTTTGGATGGATGTGTTCAGTGATGAGTACACGAATCATAAGAGCTGGCCGTTTGAAGATTTGACCGCAGATTTTTCTTAATAAATACAAAGGAGTAAACAAAATGACTACCAACAATCCTATGACCGTAATAACTTCCAAGTCCTTTGGTGTATTGAATGTGGATGTGTACCAGAATGACAAGCACCAGTATTACATGACACGTGAACAAATTGGTGCAGCGCTGGAGTACAATAATCCTAATAAGGCAATTCAAAACATCCATGTTAAGAATACGGATCGTCTTGACCCTCTTTCAACTTTCCTCAAACTGAGGAAAGTTGAGGGCGGAATCACGAAGGAACGTGAATATATTGTTTACAGTCTGCGTGGCGTAATGGAAATCTGCCGTCTATCTCGTCAGCCGAAGGCTGATGCGTTCATGGATTTCTGCTGGGACATTATGGAATCTTTGATGCGTGGTGATTCCGTTTTGGCTACTCCTAATATGGACGCAGCACTGAGTAAGGAGTTTATTGATGTAAGACTTCACGCTCTGTTTGATAGCATGAAGAGCCTTCAGAGCGAACTCAATTCCACTCGCAAAGATCTTAGTGAACAGATTGAAGAAGCTCGCGCTACTAGTAATGAAGCACTGAATGTGATTAGCAGCGTATCTCAGTGTGTCCATCAGATTAAGGACAAGCAGATGGATAACGCGATTCGTGCTAAGAGTTATACTCCTCGCAATGTGTTTCAGGATGAAATGAGTGACTGGCGTAAAGATTTGTATAGCAAGATTGGTGTGATTGCAAATACCAAAGGTTACACGAATAAAGAGACGATTCACAAGATTTATGAATATCTGAATCGTAATTATGGTTTCGTTTTGGAAGATGCTCGTGCAAAGTATATTAAGAGAACGAATCGTAGTGGAAAAATCTCTACGATTGATATTATCGAAGAGGACTCCATCTGGAAATCCATTATGGGTGCTGTTGTTGCAGATATGTACGCAGCATCTATTGAGCGTCTGCATCAAAATCAGAATGAACTTCGTCCGGTTTTGAAAACTATTGAAGCAGCTCTAGAAGTGAATGTAAACGACGATCATGTGGTTGAAGTTGAAGTTAAAGAAGTTGTGGATGAGAAGCCTAAGAAACAGAGTGAAACGGCAACTCGTCTGGTTCCGATTATTGAACCGTTGGCTCAAAAACTCGGTGATAAAACTATTCATTATCATAAAACCTATCGTATGGTTTACAACAAGATTGGATTCACTAAGATGGAAAACATGATGAAGCAGTATAAGCGTATTCATGGTCGTGTTCCGAGTCCCAAGACAAAAGTATTCCTTGAGAATGACAAGGCTATGCGGATGTTCAAGAAAGCGGTTAAAGAGCTGATGAAAGAGCAGGAGAGTAAGTAATGTACGTAATCTCGAATGGTCACAACTATATTATGAAACGGAAGGGAGGTCGAATTTGTGCCACCTGTGATATCAATCTGGCATTACAGTTTGAATCTAAGGGACTGGCGATTTGTGAGATCAACAAGCTTCCCGCCGGGTATAAGAACGGGCACTACGCACCGAAGTCTATGGATGAAGCTACCATCGTAGGCAAGAGTCCGAATATAACGGTTCCGGCTGTAAAACAAAATACATACGCGTTTCACATGGAAGATTCTGAATGGCTGGCGGAACTTAAAAAGAATCTAATTATCACAGATAAAATCATGTGTAATCTAAAAGAGCTGTATTCAAAAGTGTACGGTGATTTGACTGCTGCAAGTGATGAAATTGATGATCTTGAGCACGCTATTGAGTTTAAAACTGTAAACGCAGCGCAAGGCTATCAGCTTATGGCAGAACTTAAAAAGGCTCGCCGGAAGCGTAGAGAAGCTAAGGACGCAAAGCTTTTGCTTGAAATTGTTATGAATACAGAAACCAGAGAATGGGGAGATGGTAAGCTGGAAACTGCTATTGAGCAGCTTGGCACTCGTCAGTTTACTCCGAAAGTTCGTGACGATCTGTTTGAAAAGAATTGAGGTACATAAAAATGACGATTCATATTTTACACGAATGTATTGATTCTAGCGATTTTTACGCAGAAGGTAATATTATTACCATTAACAAAGATAAAGAGAAGTTGTCTGAAAAGATGTTCTTGCTTTATAAGGATTGCCGGGATTCTGAAGGAAATAGTGTGAACCAGAACGAAACGTGGTGTGATTCATGTGAGGCATCCGTTGTTAGTGAGAGCTCTGGAAATTACTATCGACATCATTGGAAAATTGACAAGTTTGAGGTGTGAATTATGATGGTATATGGAAACATAACGTGTAATCGCTGTGGCATTACATGGTATGGCCCTAAATGTGGAAAGCTCTATTGTGATGAATGTCGTAAGATAATAAGAAATGAGGCATCCATTCGATGCAAGAATAAAAAGAAACATAAACCAACATTTGTTGAGATTGTGAGAATGGCAGATGCTGAAGGATTATCTTACGGTAAGTATTGCTTGAAGTATGGAATTTGAGGTGAATGTGATGAGTGCGCTTGAAAACGAAAAGAAAATCGAAAATACTGTTGCTCTTGATTTTTCTGACTATGATTCTTCTAACAAAGAAAAACGTCAGAAAGTAGTTAAAAAAAATTATAGCCTGACTCGTATGGAAGCAAATCATGGGTCAGTTCAGCCAATTAAAGACAAAGAGGATATCAAACGTATTTCAGAATATTTCTGGATTAAACGTCAGTACCGCAACTGGTGCTTGTTTAATGTAGGATGTTGCACAGGATTCAGAGCAAGTGATTTGCTTCGTTTAAAGGTTTCTGATGTAGCAGCTACAGATATGAATGGAAAGGTTGTGGTGAATTTCAACGCAAAACTTCGTGTTAAGGAAAAGAAAACAAATAAGTATCGCATTCTTAAAGTTCCGGTCCCGGCACTAAAGTGTATTCAAACTTATATCAATATTGATGGATTGTCTTATGACGATTGGCTCTTCCCGTCTCGGCAAGGCAGTTGGAAGAACTCCATGAGAACAAACGGTGGAACGAGCGTAAGCAAGTCTGATGTGTTCCGTAAGTACGATGCAAATCCAAAAGAAACGGGAGATCCGCTTGATGTGGATTCTTTTGGTAGGATTATGCGTCAAGTTGGTAAGGAATTAAATCTTCCTGTCCAGCTTGGTTCTCATAGTTGTCGGAAAACCTTTGGATATCAGTTTATTGCATCTCATCCAAACGATGTAAAAGCCTTAGCTTGGTTACAGCATAGTCTTAATCATAGTAGTCAGGCAATTACGCTTCGCTATATTGGTCTTGATGAAGAAGTTGATGATGAATACTACTCTGGGATTGATTATGGCGTGGACACTCATAGTGAAAATGAGGAGTGATTAAAAATGATTATTGGCGATGAGTCCAATGACATAGAAGAGTTTAAGGAAGGAGACTGCGTGATCTTGAATCATTTACTTAAAGGAACTGTTAAATACATATCAAAGATGGGCTTCGCAGAGGTCTTTTTCAAGACGGATTGTGGTGGCGGCTACATTCCTGTTAGCTTGAAAGAATTGGAGAAAATGATTGATGGCAAAGATGTACATTAAACTCTGGGATAGCTACGAAAGTTATTTTGAACCGCTCAGTGACGCTGAAGTGGGGCGACTGGTGCGAGCGATGATGAAATATAAGTCGCTCGGAGTAGAGCCAGAATTCAACGGGAATGAACGGTTCACTTGGCCTGCTATCAAAAGAGAGCTTGATGAAGATGCCGCTTATACAAAAAAGAAATCTGATATTGGAAAACTTGGCGGTGCTCCGTTAGAAAATAACAATGCAGAAAAGAAAACAAGCAAAAACAACCAAAAACAAGCTGGACATAGGACTAAGGACAAAGGACTTAGGAAAAGGTCGTCTTCGTCTAGTGATGAGACGACAACGACGAAACCTATCGAGGATGTTTTCCGAGAAAATATCGGGAAGCTTGGTGCTACTGGTCAAAAGGCTTTAGCAGAATATGTTGAGCGCATGGGTGACGAACTTGTGCTTGCCGTGATTGGTAAGTGTTCTGATCTCGGCGGTAGCACATGGGCTTATGTGCGAAAAGCTCTGGATGAAGCAGAATCTCTTGGTTGCAAGACTGTTGACGATTACCGCCGGGTGTGCCCGATAGGCTCTGGTCGTAATCTAAGAGTGGATAGACAAACGCCTAGTGGAAATGACTGGCTCAAGAATGCAGCTTTAAATCGTAGTTTGGGCAGATTGAAGAAAGACGCATAAAAGAGTGATTTTAGGAGGTTTGAATTATGGGACTGTTACTTGGATTGGGTCTGCTTGGCGCAGCGTTTGGTATTGACGCAACGAAGCAAGCGCCGTTTGATAGAGCTTACCGCCGTTTAGAAAATGAATGGGGCACTTGTACATCGGAAGAGAGCAAGCGGTGCGATGCTCTAAAGTATGCGGTACAGAATGGTTTGTGTTTCGAGGATGAGAAGAAACCTGTTATTGAATGGCAGAAGCTGAGAGATCTTCAGTGGAAGTATCAGTTGGCTGGTATTTCTTGGCCGAGAGAATCTGCGATTCGAGATGTGTGCCGTCTGGCGGCTCGTGACCGTGGATTTGAGTACAAAGGGTATCTGCGAAACACATTGACGTTTGGCTATATTACTGATCCGAAAAATATTTGCAAGCTTGGCATTGTAGATTGAAAGGAGATTTGAAAATGAATAACACTCGTAGAAAAGCTATTAAGCAGATCATTGACCGTTTTGATTCCATCCGTAAGAAGCTGGAAGAACTTGTATTTGAGGTCGAAAGTGTAAAATCCGATGTTGAGGATATCCAGTGGGAAGAAGAAGAGTATCGTGATAATATGCCGGAAAACCTACAGGGAAGCGAACGGTACGATAAGGCAGATGGTGCTTGCACAAACCTGTCCGATGCCGTGGATTCTCTTGACGATATGATTGGTGCTCTGGATTTTGACTTTGGTGATGTGACTACCTCTCTGGAGGAAGCGATGGAATGATTAAGACTACAAACCCATTGAGGAGAAATGCATGGGCTGTGTTCTTGTACAGAGGCAAACAAGTTTATTCGTATCTTTTGCGTAATAGCAATCTTGGGGATAAGGAACGTATGGTAGAACTGCTGGCACGAAGGTACATGACAGAGCCTGAGAATATTGTTGTAGATATTGAGTTTAGAGATTGAGGTGATAAGGAATGACCGTGTTTATGATGTTTATTTTGAATATGGCACTTATAATAACAATGAATAATAATCCGTTTGCGTTTTAAGTGGAGGCATGAATATGAAAGAACTGGAAGAAATTTACAATCGATTATATGATGAATACATTGACGCTAGACGAGAGCATTTTGAGTCTGCTCTCGATATGAAAAAGAATAGTGGCAGAATATATCTACATGGTAAAGTGCATGGGTTAGAAATTGCTATTAACATAGTCGATGAAGTGCTCGAAAGGGTTAAGGCAGAATATATCAAAGAAGCTTTTGACGTAGACCCATATAAAACCTAAATTCTGTGGAGGTAAATATGAGATATACAAAGCGTGAAATTATTAGCGCGTATCGGATTCTCACGAAGAATATTCAGCAAAATGATCTTGGCTGGCGTGGAAAAATGATTTTAAGTGATGTACTTGATGACTATTTTAGCCGTATTGAGGGTGAAAAAGTTGTCGTTGATCCGAAGTGTGGAAGTTTTCGTTGTCCCAAATGCAATACCGTAATTACAAGTGAGTATGACCATTATTGCAGAGATTGTGGTCAGAAGTTTGATTGGAGGATTTAAAAATGGAAAACAACAATAAGAAAATTAGTGCGCTGCGCGAAGGTATTTGTAAGCTGGAATGCCACCTAGATAATGTTTGGAAAGATTTAGAACTAAATTATTTTCAAAACAAGATGCAAGAGTTCCGAGCATATGATTACTACAACACAATTCTTATGACAATTGACATTCTTGGTGGCGACCATCGGCGTAACGAGAATGGTAGGCACAAGATTTTTATTGCTGGTGTGACAGATGATACTGAGGTAGACCACAACAAAGATTGATAAAATCCGGGTTTTAGAAAAAATTAAGAAAAATAAATAACTTAGGTACTATGATAATATGAAACAGAATTTGACAAATGAAGAAATTCTACGGATGGCTCAGGCAAGAACTATTGAGCGCGGTCAAACCCCGTATTATCCGGCAGAGCAGCATCTTAAAGACACTGATTTGCTGATGGAGCTATCTGAATTGATTCGAAAGTATAAGTAGTTAGGAAATTACTGGAAAAAGCTTGACGATAACTGGTTATGCTGTTATGCTTTGCATAACCACAGAATGCAAGCGCAGGAAGGTGGTTAATATAATGTGGATCATGATAATTTTGTTTATGGTAGCAGACATTATGTTTGTGTATAGTATGATGAAAGTAGCTTCCCTCGCTGATGATCAGAGCGAACGGCTGGAAATGGAACATGGGAATGATGATCAAAATGGATAATTTGAAATCGTGCCCATATTGTGGGGACCAGCAACGCTTTTTAAACGTAGAGCGCAAGTCGTATGTGATTATTGTGGACTGAGAACAAAAGCGTATTATGATGATTTTGTTAATTGTGGAACACCAGATAATAATACGCTTTTGGATGCAGTAAATGCTTGGAATAAACGAGTTGATAAAAGTTAAGATTTAAGGAGATTGTAGGATGGTTAAATTGAATAAGTGCCCATTTTGTGGGCATGAAGCGGTTTCCATTGGTGTGTACGATGTTGACGAAAAGTGGAAAGGTTCTCTCGGATGTGATTTTGAGAAAGACCCGGATTACGGTATGGCATTGTATGCCTTACATCACGAAGAATGGATGAGCTGCATTCTTCGCTGTGATGACCAAGAAGAAGCACTTGGAGGGTTGTTTTTTAATTCTGCTAAAGAGGCTGAAGAGTATTGGAATGAAAAGACTGCAATGATTGATAAAAGCTGAGATAAAAAAAGAGGTGAAATGCCATGGGAAGAATTATTGACGCAGATGCCTTTTATCAACAAGAATGGATTCGCTGTGGGATGTATGAACCAATGATTGGCGTTGATAAAGTGGATTCTAACAAGGAGACATTATATAGAACCTTGCGAAGCCGATTAAATAAAGCCCAAGAAGTGGATGCAATCAAAGTTGTTCGCTGTAAGGACTGTGAGTTGTGGAACACATGGGATAATCAGGGAGAGTCGTGTAGTTGTGCTCATTTCACAATAGATGACTCCAGACCCGTGTATACAAAGTCTGATGACTTTTGCAGCTATGCAGAGCAACGATAAAAGCTGAGAATTAAGGAGTGAGTAGTTATGAAAGTTGGAGATAAAGTTTACGCTGAAGATTGGTGCGAAGGCATTATCGATGAAATCGACGGAGATACCGCCATTGTTGAGTTCACTACTTTTTGCGGAGGTGGAAGACTTTCGTTTTCGTTGGAAGAACTTCAGTTAGCTGAGTCGAATAAAAACTAAGTTCTAAGGGGAATGGTTTTATAATGATTTTTACCGTAACAATGATTGACTCGTTTAAGAACGAGCAGAATGCGAAATTTAGTTCGCCGGTATCAAACACCAAAGGCATCTATTGGATGCCAGATGATAGTTGGATTGCAGGGTACTTCACGGATTTGAAAGAAGCTATCCAGTCTGTGATTGATAATGTGGCCGATGTCTTTGAACATTGCTACAACTATGCAGTTATCGAAGGGTACGAGGAAGGATTCTATCCTGTGGCCGAGCTGACGAAGTGGTTCAAGTATGATGCCAAGAGCGACAAGGCATTTGAGATTGAACCGCCGTTGCATAATAATGTGCGTGGATATGCGTTTTGAAGAAGGAAGGTAATGTAATTATGAACAGCGTACTTATTGATCGGAAAGTAGCAAAGAAGGTAGAATCCATCTTCGAGCATCCTGATAAGGTCTATTCGGTGTATTTAAAGACTGGTGGAGATGTCGTTTGGCTGCAAGGTGAAATTGAGCTGTATGAATTTTTGCGTAGCTTGTAAAACTAAGTTTTAATATAGGTGATTCTATGACAAGAAATGAATTGCTTGGAACGTTGTGCTTTCCAGAATATAATTTTCTTCGGGAGAATGAGCATCTTGGCAAGCATATGATGTTCGTAACGGTCGGTGGCAGTCATGCTTATGGGACAAATATTGAGGGCTCGGATCTTGATATCCGAGGTGTGGCGCTGAACTCGAAAGAAGACCTTCTTGGTCTCGGTGAGTTTGAGCATTATGTGGACACTCAGACCGATACAACGATTTATAGCTTTAACAAAGCTGTGAAATTGATGTGCAGTGGAAACCCAAATATGCTGGAACAGTTAGGGAATGCCGATGAACTCGTTATTAGCTATAACCCAATGACACAGCTACTTATGGACAACAAAAACTTATTCCTTTCAAAGCGTGTGATTTATTCGTTTGGAGGTTTTGCAGGCAAGCTGATTCAGAAGTCTGATACATTAGACAAAGATCCAATCTACCATAATTCAAAGAAAATGCACAAGACGGTAATGAATGCAGTTCGTGTATACCTGATGCTCTTTGACATTTTGGAAAAAGGTGAAATTAAAACCTATCGAGACAACGATCATAACCTCCTGACGCAGCTTCGCAACGGTGAATATGATTACAAAGAGATTCGTCAGCAACTGATTCCGGCCTATGAAAGCAGATTATCAGTTGACAAGAGTGAGACTTACCTGCCGGACAATGTTGATTGGAAGCGGGTCAACGAGCTTGTGATGACTGTAAATGAGGAGTCTTTAAAGATTTGATAGAACCAATATTTTTGAAAGGAAGTGATTTTTATTAACTCTAATTTGTTAACAAATCGTGAGCAAAGTATTGCTATTGTGTGTATAATGTGTCTGCTGGCAGGGAATCTGGTATCGAAGATCAGCCCGGTGATTCAGAATCAGAACGATTCATACCTTTATAATAGTAGTCCTCCGGCAGTTAGTATTGTGCAACAAGAGGAAAAAGAGCCAGAAGTCATTGTAGAGACTGTTATTGAGACGCGGATTGTGAACTTCAGTCAGGAAAAGCGCGAACTCACTGATGATGAGCGTGCTCTTGCGGAGCAGATTGTTGCTTGTGAAGCAGGTGCTGATAGCTTAGAGGGTCAGATGGCTGTGGCTCAATGTCTTTATGATTCCGCTGTACTTGACGGTCTAACCATTCAGCAGGTCTTTAAGAAGTATGGTTATAGTTCCTTATATAATAGGAAGGTGACGGCAGAGAATGAACTGGCTGTGTCTATGGTGTTTGATTACGGCGCTAAAATTTCAAATAAGCCAATTCAGTGGTTTGTGACCCCGGCGGCAGCTCCAGGCAGTTGGCACGAGCGTGGAGCAACCTTTGCTGGACAATTTGGCGCACATAGGTTTTATTACAACAAAGAGTTGGTTGTTAATGATGCAGAGTGAATGATATCATCTAAAACTTCGATAAATCATACAACAAAAAGATGTGTAACATATTGACGAAAACAAAAAGATGTGTATAATGTATCTTGAAAGTTGTTTATGTAAGCGGAAGGCGGTATTTCGATGAGTGAGAAAAAGGTTTTGGAAGTTATACAGGTCGAGAATTTTCTGAAGTACATAAGAAAAAAGCGAGTGTGGGTCTGTTTTGTTTGCAATGGTGTGGATGTTCACATGATCTGCAAAGAGATGGACGATATTGGAGTAGAAACGCATGGGATCGTTAAAGGCATTGGATTTTTTGGAAACGAAAGTCATGTTGAGTTGCGGCAAGAATGCCACGAAGTAAGGAGAATAGAGCTTAGGAGTGACGATAAAGAGAAAGCGTATGAGATGATTTTCGACGATACTAGTGTATTTGTATCGGAAAATCCAGAACTATACGGGCACTAAAAATATTTTCAAAAACCTCTTGACTTCTGTAATGGTATCCTGTATAATGTAGCTATGGAACGGAGCTACACTACTACAGAGGAGAAAGACTATGGATAACAATATTGACCCAAAGGTCGGAGAGGTTTGGTTGGTTGATTTATCCAATGCGACAGGTCATCAGCAACGCGGTATTCGACCGTTTGTTGTGACAAGCAACAATAAGAGGAACTTTTTCAGTCCAACGATCAAGGGAAATCCGTTGTCTTCAAGAATATACAAGCGCTCTCGCTCTCCGGTTCATGTCCTACTCTCAAAGGAGGACTGTGATTTCCTAGAGGTTGATAGTATCGTTCTATGTGAAGAGACTGATACACTTAACAAAGGACAGTTCATCAAGAAACTTGGTGTCTTGTCGGAGCGTCAGATGAATATGATCGCAATGGCAAGGTGCAAGGATGAACCGTTTTTGCTCGCAGCATTCCTGAGCGGCGTGCAATATACTATGGAATTTCAGAATTTTGCCGCATTTGCTTGATTTTTTATAAGGTTTAATGGTACACTACATATAATAAGAAGGAGTGTGCCACTATGCTTACTGAAGAAAAAATCAACGCTTTTGCTACAAGGTATTCTGACAGAAGTAGCAAATTTGTTGTTCAGACATTGCGTCATGTCATGGATTACGAATCAGAGTGTGGATGTGATTTGTTTAACTTCACAAAAAATGATTTCATAAAGATGTTCATCAAATATAACTGGGTAAATTCGAGCCGTTCATATAAGAATGTAAAATCAATACTCACTGGTTATCTTAAAAGTGAGGATCGGATAAGTATGTACGACTTAACTGAACTTGATGAAAATGACGTAAGTGCAGACAATATGTATGAGGACAAGTATTTCGCATCAACTGATGAGTTTGTTGGCCTTTTAAATAAATACAACGAGCCGTACCAAATTCGTATGAATGTAATTGCTGTGCTGTATTGGATTGGGCTTACATCCGAAGAAGTTTCCAATCTGACAATTAACGATGTTGATTTTGAATTAAATTCTGTTCTTGATAAGACTGATATTGATGAAAATTTAATGGATATCATTAAGCGGTGCTATGAGATGAAACAATATGAGGCCACCAACATGGGAGGTTGTAGAACGTTTTATGTCATAAATGGTGATTATATCCTTCGTAAAACAGAGGATAGAACTGGAATGGACAGTGATCCGAAGATGTCTACACATACAATCCACAATCAGATTGTGCGGTTAAATAATATTATCAAGAAAGGAAATAACAAAAAAGTTTTGTGTCAACAACATCTTGCAAGAAATTGTGAATATGTGAAGGTTTATAATTATTATAAAAATCATCCTGAGTTTGACCTTGCTAGTCTTAGCCTTGGAAAAAGTAAAGATACTCTTAAAAACATTATTGGAAGAACGTTCAGTAAGGTGACTTATATTAGTTTCCGGCAAGGATATAAGGGCTGGGTCGAATACTTCCACAAAAATTAAAAACAGGGGGCTTCAGCCCCTTGATTTTAACATTATAGCTACGTGACACAGGATACAAAAAATAGTATTTGAATGGAGAATGATAACAATGTCTGATTTCAAGAAATTTCGTGCACTGCTGCAGGACCACTTCAATGAGATGGTGAAGGGCGAAAACCCTCTGTTTATCACCGATGCAGACGAGGATGAACTGTATAATCTGTATCTCGACAGCTTCCCAGCTGGCACGAATGAGTTGTTCCGTAAGCGGCGCGAGTATGACTGTTCCTGCTGCCGCCGTTTCGTAAAGAACATCGGTAAGCTGGTTTCCTTTATGGATGGTCAGATGGTTACCGTCTGGGATTTCGATACCAAGTCCGATGTTTATCAGCCGGTTGTGGATGCGCTGGCTGCCTATGTGAAAACCTGCGCTGTTGTGAACCCGTATTACGTCAGCCGCAATATGATCTCTGATAGCAAGTTTGGCACTGAGATGAACTATGAGTATGACGCTGATCATAAGGCGGTTCATACCTGGGATCATTTCGTTGTCGAGATTCCTCAGCGGTTCATTGTGCGTCCCGATGACGTACCTACCAAGATGGCTCAGTGGCGTGATTCCGCCAATGTGTTCAAGCGCTCTCTGGAGGAGCTAACCATGGATGCCGTGGACACCGTGCTTGAGCTGATTGCGCAGAACAGCCTGTATCGCGGTAAGGAGTTTGAATCTCTGGTTCGTGGCTTCAAAATCGATAAGCAAGTGTATGATCGTCTGCCTGATGAAAAGAAGTCCGCTTATGTTTGGATGGCTCCCGGCGGAGCTTCGATGAACCGGCTTCGCATCCGCAATACGGCAATCGGTACTCTGCTGGTGAACCTGAGCGAGGGCATGGACGTGGATGCTGCTGTGTCTGCGTTTGAGGCCATTGTTGCTCCCGCCAACTATAAGCGTCCTAAGGCGATTTTTACCAAGAAGATGCTGGAAGACGCACAGAAAACCGTCACTGAGTTGGGCTATATGAACAGTCTGGGTCGCCGGTTTGCTACTCTGGACGACATCACCGTAAATAACGTTTTATTCTGTAACCGAGACGCAGCCCCTCATATTACTGGCGCTGTGAATCCGTTTGAAGCAATGGCGAAGACTGTCGCAATCGATCCTAAGAAGTTCGGCCGCGCAGAGGAAATCGGTATTGATAAGTTTATCAAGGACGTGCTGCCCACCGCGACTGGTCTGGAACTGTTTATGGAGAATCGGTTTGAGAAGAATATGACGTCTCTGATTGCTCCGCAGGATAAGAACGCGCCGTCTATGTTCAAGTGGGCGAATGGTTTCAGTTGGGCGTATACGGGTAACGTGGCTGACAGCCAGATCCGTGAGAACGTCAAGAATGCAGGCGGTAAGGTTGATGGCGTGTTGCGTTTCTCTATTCAGTGGAACGATAAGCAGTGCGAGTGGGATGAAAATGACCTTGATGCCCACTGTGTTGAACCGAACGACGTTGAGATCTATTTTGGCAACAAACGAGATTGGAGTACTGGTGGCAATCTGGATGTAGATATTATTCATCCTGATCGCGATGAGGCCGCTGTTGAGAATATTACATGGCCTGACATCAAAAAGATGAAGGATGGTAAATACGAGTTCTTTGTTCATTGCTTCTCTAACCGTGGCGGCAAAACCGGCTTCCGCGCAGAGATTGAATTTGATGGTCAAATCTACTCCTTCAATTACAATATTCCGCTGCGTCAGACTCAGAATGTTTCTGTTGCTACTGTTGTGTTGAATGATGGGCAGTTTACTATTAAGGAACATCTCAATAGTTCTACTTCTTCCCGTGAAATCTGGGGTGTGAATTCCAATCAGTTTGTACCGGTGTCCGTAGCAATGTATTCTCCGAACTACTGGGACGAGCAGAGTGGTAACGGTAATCGTCATTACTTCTTCATGCTCAAGGATTGTGTAAACCCTGAAAAGCCCAATGGATTCTACAATGAATTCCTGAAGGCGGAACTGCTACAGCATAAGCGAGTATTCGAGGCTCTTGGTTCTCAGATGGCAGTTCAGTCGGTAGATGACCAGCTGTCCGGCGTTGGGTTCTCTGAGACGAAACATGATTCCTTTGTTGTCAAGGTTCAGGGCGCTACTGAGCGGGTTCTGAAAGTTGTTATTTAAGAGGAGAAATTATTATGGAAAAGAATCTGTTTGAAATTGCAACCCGTAATCGCTATCGCTTCAACTATAAGGGTATTATGACTGTTGAAGATCTGTGGGATCTGAGTGTCGAGGCACTAGATGCGATTTTTAAGACCCTGAATCGTCAGAAGAAGACCGCAGACGAAGACTCCTTGCTGGCTGTTAAGAGTGCCGAAAATACCGAACTGGCAAACAAGATTGAGCTGGTCAAGTATATCGTGTCTGTCAAGCTGGCTGAATCTGAGGCTCGTGTGGATGCAGCCGAGAAGAAGGCGCAGCGCGATAAGATTATGAAGATTGTGGCAAAGAAGAAGGACAAGGAGCTGGAAGATATGGACGTAGACCAGCTGATGAAGAAGCTGGAAGAGTTGAACTAAAATAGACATTTTATCGTGATTTTCGTTAAAATAATTAACGAAGTATCGTGATATTTCTTCCTCCGAAAATGCCCTGCGCGGGGCTGACAGCCGGGAAAGACCGGCAATATGGGGATATGGTGAAATTGGCAGCCACGCTTGATTCAAACTCAAGTGTCGAAAGACGTATCGGTTCAAATCCGATTATCCCTACCATGAAGATCAGTTATTCTAGCTCGTTCGGGGATTGGCCGTACATTGGCGACCGGAAAGACGTCATACCGGTAAAGGACGTCAAGCCAGACAAGAAGAGAAATAAGGTGTAAGCCGACTAGCTATCGGATAAATACTCTTCGGTTCGCCAGAAAACTAGAATGTAAAACGAATGGTTGGCTGTTTCTGATCTTCTTTTATATGCGCCCGTGGTGGAATCGCAGACACAGGAGACTTAAGATCTTCTGCCAGAGATGGCGTGCGGGTTCAAGTCCCGCCGGGCGCATTTGTATCTGGGCGTAGCGAAGTTGGTATCGCACCTGTTTTGGGAACAGGGGACCGCAAGTTCAAACCTTGTCGCTCAGACCAGCCCGAAAGGGCAAGGAAAAATTGTCCTCACATTATTCCCGGCTCTCTGGAAACGGAGCAGTGTGACGTAGTAAGCTGGGTATATGATGCGCCATCGCCAAGCGGTAAGGCAGAGGACTTTGACTCCTCCATCGCAGGTTCGACCCCTGCTGGCGCAATATGCGGATATGGTGGAATGGCAGACACGCCAGATTTAGGATCTGGTGCTTCGGCGTGTGGGTTCGATGCCCACTATCCGCACCACGGTCATAGAATGGTTGCGTACCGTTTGTTGATCTCCTTTACTATTATTCCCAGCTCGCTCGTAAGAGTGCAGTAGTGCTTTGTAAGCTGGGTTTACATGCAGCGGTCGTATAACGGTTAGTACATCAGCCTTCCAAGCTGAGGATGAGGTTTCGACTACCTTTCGCTGCTCCAATTTCGTATGGGTAGGGATTTTAAGCGGTCAGTCCCGGCCGCGCCTGTGCGAAATACCACCCCGAAAGGGCGAGATATAGGAAATGTGCATCGCTGTTATTCCTTCCTCGTCTATATGATATAGATGCAATAGTGTTTTATAAGGAAGGTGCCCAGTTGAATAGTTGCAGCTGTTTAACTGGTTTTTATGGGATAGTAGCTCAGCTGGTCAGAGCTGGCGGCTCATAACCGCTTGGTCGGGAGTTCAAATCTCTCCTGTCCCACCAGCCCAATAGGGTATACATAAAACTGCTAGAACTTTTGTTTTATAGGCGATGAAATAATATGACGTTAATACGTCTATTATTTTTCGCTAATTTTTAGGTTTTTAGCTACATTACACAGGATACTAAAAGGAGGAATGAAAACTGAAGCATTACGGAGATATCACACAACTCCATGGATGGCAGATTGAGCCGGTGTCCTGTATCACAGGAGGCAGTCCATGCCAAGATTTGAGTCAGGCCGGTAAACGTGAAGGTTTGGCTGGTGAACGCTCTGGATTGTTCCTTGAAATGATTCGTGTGATTACAGAAATGAGGGAGGCCACAAATGGAGAATATCCAAAATTTGCAATCTGGGAAAATGTCAGAGGAGCTTTCAGCTCAAGCAAAGGCGAAGACTTCAGATGTGTGTTGGAAAGATTTGCACGCATTGTCGAGCCAGACGTTTCAATTCCTCGACCTTCAGGAAAGAACGGAAAGTGGGAAAAAGCTGGAGCGATTTCTGGTAATGGATGGTCTCTTGCATGGAGATTGTTCGACGCTAAATACTGGGGAGTCGCCCAGCGTCGCCAGAGAATCGCGCTTGTCATGGATTTTGGAGGACAACGTGCCTCAGAAATTCTATTTGAGCGCACGAGCATGTCAGGGGATTCTTGTGAGAGCATCCCGGCGTGGAAAACCTTTACTCGAACTCCTGAAGCAAGCGTTGCTAGATATGATCGAATGGTGGAATCCAGGAACTCTGTCACAGGTGGTGCAGAAAGTGAAGGAACAAGAAGGTCTGGAAGAGAAGGAATTGGACGAGTATTGGAATCAGACCATCGAGAGACTTCGACTCGATGCACAGAACCTGCAGCCTACACTCTAAAAATCCGTTCTGGATGTGAAGGTGGAGGTAAAGGCGCTTTGGTTCAAACTGAATTGAGCGCAACGATTTCTACGTTACAAGACCAGACGCTGATTTACTTGGCAGAAAATCCCTCCTTACATAATTTAAAACAAAAGATTTCGCCGGTGGTGTTTGAGAGCCACAGTCAGGACGCTCGATACACTCAGCAGAGTGATACAAGTCCGACTTGTACTGCTCAGTGGGGAACTGGTGGCAATAATATGCCACTGGTCATTGAGAAGAAAGCCTTTGCGATGCAACGCATTGGTGAATACAAGGAAAGTGAACAGGCTAGTACGATGAAATCTCGTGACTACAAGGACGCTACTGATCTGATTGCAGAGAAGGAAACGAAGAATCTACGATGGATTGTTCGCCGTTTGACTCCTTTGGAGGATGAACGGCTTCAGGGGTTCCCTGATGGATGGACAGATATCGGTGACTGGATTGATGAGAACAAAAAGAAGCATAAAACTTCTGACGCAGCTCGTTATAAGGCACTCGGCAATTCGATTGCGTTGCCGCAGTGGTACTGGATTTTCCAGAAAATGAAGCCGTATATCGGTGAGAATCCTACGCTTGGCAGTCTTTTCGATGGAATCGGTGGCTTTCCGCTTGTCTTTGAAAGTACGTATGGTGATGGTACTGCTATCTGGGGATCTGAAATTGAACCGTTTTGCGTTGCGGTGACAAAGAAGCATTTTCCAGAAGACTAAATCTCATAAAAGGCTAATTTTAGCAAGAAAATAACGAAAAATTATAACGTGGATACGTTAAAATATTGCGGAAAGAAAGTGATAAATCAATGAATCCGGTTGAATTTCTTAGTAACGGACAATTTAAGGCAAAGAATGGGGAAGATAAGTATTTTGTTAGAATCGCAAGGAAAGGAATGCCATACAAGACTATTTTTGTTCATTATAAAAATGGTTTTAATTCCGAACTGATGCTTTCTAGTGAGGTCATTTCTGATGGAACACTTTATTTTACTTACGGAGCTATTAGAGACGTTATTCTGAATGCACTTTCTTTAGCCTATGATGAAAACAAGGCTGTTATATTAGGAGATGTTTTAATTAGTTCTGAAACTGGAAATTTTGGAACAAAAGAAAAGCCGTGGTTATGTGATAAAACCGTTGTACGATTACCATACCAATTAGTTGAGGAGTGACACGATGAACAGCAAAATTCCTATCAATGTAACCATTGATTCCGGTTCCTTGAGTCTTCCGGCAAGTCCAATTTTCCAGAAGGAAAAGAATACATATCTTTGTCCGTTTTGTGTGACGAAATTAGAGAAGCTTGATCCGAAGTGTCCAGAGTGTCATCACAAGATGGATTGGAGTAGGTTTACTGAAAAGAAGGAGGAGATGTTCACTTGAATATAGATTTCTTCCAACGGCGCAAGACTCAGCTTGAAGATACGCTTCTTTTGAAAAATCAGGCGGTCGATATGCTTGATTATCTAAAGACGCATTGTATCAACAACGACCAGTATTGTGCCATTCGAGATTACATTGAAGAAGCTGCTAGGATTCTGGAGAGTGATCTCGAATACGCAAACAATAAGCTACAATCCGCATTCAAACCTAAGTATGGCCGGAACAACAGATTGACTCGTGCTCAATCTAAGATGTTCCGTGATAGAGAATATTAAAAATGGGGTGATGCCGTATGAACACATGTAAGAAAATATGTAACTGGTGTGGTCGTGAAATCAAGCCGATAGGTAGCGAGCAGGGAATCAGTTTTGAGTATCAATACTCTTATGGTAGCCAACTTGATGGTTCGCTTTTGAGTTTTGATTTATGTCCTGAGTGTTCAGAACGGCTCCCAATAGTGCTCGGCGCAATGTTTGTACATAATCCCTTAAAGGACGATTTCTAACGGCGAGTGCCGTATAAAATATAAGCCATCAATAAGCTAAACGGAGGAGAATACATAAAATGAATAGTGCATGAATTGATTCAAGACAACAAAAAAGAAACATAAATGATTATCAATGAAACAAAATTACATAAAGGAGACTTGATATGGCAGATAGAATTTTTAATCTTCCTCAGACCCGTGGTTCTTTTGAGATGGCTGGTAAAGTTACCGGCACCCAGCGTAGTAACTTCTATAATGAGAAGGAAACTAAGAGTGGTGCTATGCGTCGTGTTCTGAGCTTTGGTGTTCAGACCTCCAATGAGAATACCTTCTATGTTGATCTGGCTGGTATGCCTCGTGATAAGGTCTACTTCTTCCGCCGTGCCGATAAGGACAAGGGCATCGAGAAGGATAAGAAGGAAGTCGCTTGGAAGGATCGCATGACCTATGTTGCACCGGAAGGTTACGACATGATTGGCGTTAAGGTTGGTGTTACCAAGAAGACGAATGAGTCTGGTAAGGTCGTCAATGACAACAAGACTCTGACTGATTTCGATGCAGCCAAGGAGATCTCTGAGAACCTGCATGACGGTGATAACGTGTATGTCCGTGGTAACATCGAGTACAGCACTTACAACGGCAAGCACCAGATTCGCTTTGTTCCTACTCAGGTTTCTCTGAGTTCTAAGGAAATCGACTTCGATGCAGAGGGTTTTGAAGAGCTGGCTCTGTTTACCCAGACCATTGTTTACACTGGTTGCCGCAAGAGTGATGAGGGCGATGAAGTAGTTGTCGATGCAAAGATCGTGAATTACAACACTATTGAGGATGCAGAGTTCTTCATTGACTATAAGGCAAACACTCAGAATAAGGTTCTGGCCGATTCTATTCGTAAGCGTTTGAAGCCTTATACTAGTTTCGAGTGTTTTGGTCCCATCGTTAATCAGCAGAAGGTTGAGGAAGTTGAGACTGAGAATATCTGGGGTGGTCCTAACAAGATGAAGCGTCAGAGCACTCCGGCAGTTCGTAAGCTGTATATCGAGGGTGTTAATCCTGATTCCTTTGATCCGAATCCCGGCGATAAGGATGCAGAGCCTACCTATACTGAGGACAATATCTCCGAGGCACGGGCAAAGATCGCTGCCAACGCTCAGGCTAAGAAGGACTTCGATGGCAAGGCAGCTGAGAACGATACTTCTTGGTGGGGTGGTTCTAACAAGTCCACTGTGACTCCTGCTGATGAGGAAGAGGATGACTGGGGAGTGTAATTTTTAGTCTTAGCTAAGTAACACAGGATACTTATAAAAGAAAAGATTTAGAGAGGAATTTACATATATGGCTATGATTCGTAAAGCATCTGCTGTTCGTAAGAAGCTTCATATGCTGATTTATGGTGAGCAGGGAACTGGTAAGTCTCGTACTGCAATGCAACTGTGTTATCTGAAGAATGCAGACGGCAAGCCGTTCCGTGTTCTGTATCTGGATACCGAGAATGGTTCTATTGATAACTATACTGAGGAGCTGGAAGGCAATGGTGTGAATCCTGATAACCTGCTGATTGTTTATACCCAGTCTCTGGCAGAGGTTCAGGATTATATCAAGATGGTCACTAACGACGAGGACATCGAGGATGAGAATGGTGATGTCTATCTGGATGCAGATGGCAAGCCGTTCCGTGCAGACGCTTTGGTTGTTGACTCCGCATCTATTCTCAAAATGACAGCCACTCAGGGGCTCACATCCTTCTCTCAGAAGCGTGCAAAGGTTAAGGCTGCCGCTCAGGGTCTGACTGGAGATGAACGGGCAGTTAAGATCGAGGGTGCTGGTATGGAGCTCAAGGACTTCAATACCCTGAATTTCAAGGGTCAGTCTTTGATTCTGGATCTGAATGCATCTGGCGTGAACTACATTGTTGTTTGCCGCGAGAAGGATGAGAAGCATACTAAGGTTGTGAATGGTTCTATTGTAAGTGAGCCGACTGGTCGCAAGATTCCTGATGGTTTTGCTGGTCAGGAGTACAACGTTGATACTGAGTTCCGCCTGTATTTCCAAGATGGTCAGCAGCTCGCTTTCTTCGACAAGGATCGTACTGGTATGCACAAGGGCGGTGAGGTTGTTGAGGATCTGACCCTGCTTGAGTATCAGGATATTATTTCCAGCAGTGCAAAGAACCGAGAGAACATTATCAAGAACGGTCTGAATGATGCTGTTAAGACTGAGGTTAAGTTGAGTATGCGTGATCTCGGTATTGAAAACGATGATGTTGATGAAGCTCCTGCGGATAAGAATTCTGAATCCAAGGAGCCTTCTCTTGATGATATCAAAGCAAAGCTGAATGACCTGATTGCTTCCGCTTCTCCTGTGAAGAAGAGCGCCGCGCAGAAGGCTGTTAAGGCAGCTGGCCTGTCTACTGCATTCCGTTCTATGACTGATATTGAGGAACTGAAGAAGGTCGCCGCAGTCATGGAGAAGGAACTGGCTTAATGGAACTTACCCGTAAATGCAAGATTTGCGGGAAGAATATTTTCATCGAGCGAGACCGTAGCACTTTTTTCTACGACAAGACTGGTTTTTACCATAAGGATTGTTTTGCAGAAAAAAAGAAAAATCAAAAACGCCCTTGGACAGATGACCTGCTAAGGGCATTTTTTGACAAAGTGAATGATACTACGGACAAAAAGGTCGATGATCTTCTTTCCAAAAAGAGAGAGCAAGACCACAATCGTGAGCTTGCACGTATCAAACAGGAAGAGAAAAAGATTCTTTTCGACCATATTCGAGATACATACGCCCCGGCGGTTGTTCCGGGTAGCTTTTACTCGAAACTTACGCAGTTGATTTCCGGTAATTATTACAAATATAGAGGTTCTATTCCTCCGCTAGAACTTTACGATATGTGGGTTCTAGCGAAACCACGACTAGATAAGATAATTGCCGAGAAAGAAGCAAAGGGCTGTGATATGAGCCAGCGATGGAACTACGATTTGGCTGTTCTGCTGGCTCAATATCCTAGTTATCTTGAACGAAAAGAAAGACTAGCTTCGATTCGCAGTGAAAGCGAAGATAAAACGAAGGAAAACCTGACTGAAACGGTACTGAAACGGATGAAAACAGTACCGAAACAGAGCAAAAACGAGAACGAAATTGATATAAATGCAATTCTCGATGAAATATAAAAGAGGGAGGTGGATGAGTGGAACTCATTTCAAATATCCCGAACGAAATTCTATTTGTTGGCGCAATTTACAAGCATCCTGACTATTTGGTCGAGTATGGGCATTATGTCAAGAGCAAGTACGATTTTGCCGATGAAGCAACAAAATTTTTCTACGATGCAGCGTTAATTACTTACGAAACTCGGACTCAAGAATTTAATAAAACGTCTGTTTTAACGTTTATGGCTGAAGACGAGTCCAGATTGTCCCAATATAAGCGGCTGAAGGGCTGGTCAACCATTGAATACTACATGAGCCTTGCGAATGACGATGACATCAAGGGATATTTCAATATCCTGAAGAAATATTCGTTACTTCGTGAGTATCAGAGAAACGGATTTAACATTGAAGGAATCTTGAAACATCGACAGTTTGAAATGTTTGGTGCTCAGGACATTTACAAATTGATTCGTGGCAAGGCCGATAAGATCAATACAGTTATCATTACAAACGATGATGCTGAGATTTTGAATAATGGTCTGCTGCCAATGGTCAATGAACGTCTGAGCGTTCCTGATATGGGCTTGCCGTTCCAGTATCCCATCATGAACGATTTGTTCCGAGGATTGAAGCTGGGCACTGTGATGTTCAATGGTATGCCATCTAACGCTGGTAAGACTAGATACATGATGGCGATTGTTGCCTACGTCACATTGGTTCAAAAGCAAAAAGCTCTTTTGCTGCTGAATGAGATGGATCTTGAGTCAGTCCGGTATTGCTTATTGGTTACCGCCATCAATAATCCTGAGTTTCAAGAGTTGCATGGTCATCGCTTCCATAAGGATGAGCGAGAAATCACCCTTGGAATGTACCGGGATGCAAATGGAAACTTCATTTTCCGAAAGCAAAACGAAGACGGAGAATACATAGAAAGCATTGATGAGTTCACCGCTCGTGTCTATGAGGAAAGCGAAGAGTACCGCAATGTGCTTGATGTTTGCCAGTGGATTGAGAACGAATCACAAGGCTTGATTATCGCAAAGGATGTTTCTGCTGATTATAGTGATAAGTCCCTGCGATTTGAAATCCAGAAAGCAGCTCTCACTCAGGGAGTTAAGTATGTGTTCTATGATACTCTAAAGAACGACATTGCATCGATTGGTGAATGGGCAGCATTCAAGGTCACGGCCACCGAGCTTGAAGAGATTGCGAAGAATCTAAAGATCTTTATCTACGGTAGTATTCAGTTGGCTGAAAATGCCCATGAGTATCTTCCTGATGAGCTGAATTCAAATAACATTGCTGAGTCAAAAATGATTAAGCATGTTGCTTGGACGATGGTTCTATTCAAGGAGATTCCAAAAGATAAGTTCGTGAAGTATCAATACATCTCTCATGACCCTGAGTGGGGCGGTGACTGTGCCCATCGGTTGAATCCAGATAAGCGGTATTACGTTGGAAACATCGATAAAAACCGTTTTGGTGAGAAAAAGAAAATCATGTTTGAAGTGAATTTGAACCAGAATATCTGGAAAGAGGTCGGTGTCTGCACCAGAAAGTAAGGAACTACAATGGTAAATATCGCAGATCTGAAAAATTACATTCTTGAAGAACAGCAGATTGAGCCGATTTTGGAAGAGCTTGGTTGCCATCACATTAGTCATAAGACTGGTTATTACCAGTGCGCAAATCCAGATGGTGACAATAGAACGGCACTCTGCGTTTACGAGAATGAAAATCTTACTGCGGTAGATTACACACGAGATATTGCCAATGGAAAGACCAGTTGTGATTTGATTTCTGTCGTCCAGTTCTTTCTGGAACTGTCTTTCCCAAAAGCCATTAAGCAAATCTGCGAATGGGTTGGTCTTGACTACTATCACAACTTCGAGGAAGACCTTCCTAAAAGTATGCTGATTCTAAAAGAACTCATTGCCATGCAAAATGAAGGTGAAGAACACGAGGATGACCGTCCGATAGTCCCCATCTCCGAAGCTATCCTCGGTTATTATAAACCTTATGTGAACCAGATTTTTGCTGACGATGGGATATCTTATGAGACGCAGCAGGAGTTTGAGATTGGCTTTGATGAACTGACAAATAGAATCACGATTCCAATCAGAGATGAAATTGGCACTCTGGTTGGTGTAAAGGGAAGATATTTTGGTAAGCCTCCTGAAGGCGAATTAAAGTATCTATATCTTGAGCCGTGTGCCAGAAACCGTATTCTGTATGGTCTGTATAAGACAGAGCCATACATTAAGAATGAAGGTCTGGTATATGTTGGTGAAGCCGAAAAGTCTGTCATGCAGATGTGGAACATGGATGTTTACAACTGTGTGGCGACTGGCGGTAAGAAGGTTTCACAGAATCAAATTGAAATTTTAACACGTCTTTGCGTTGATATTTGTTTTGTATTTGATAAAGACGTTCAGCTTAGTGAGCTTATGGTTCTCGCCAATCGATTTGTCGATGGCGTAAGTGTGTATGCTGTAGTAGATGATAAAGGGATTCTGGATGAAAAGGAAGCCCCGACTGACAATCCTGAAAAATTTAAAGCATTGATTGAGAATTATGTTAGGAGAATTAAATGAATGTAAAACTCTGGAAGGGGAGTAGGAACGACCTATCAGACCCGATTGGAACGATTATGGAGAACAGAGGGGTTGAGGATTATAAGACCTACATGAACCTAGATGATTCTTGTTTGAATTCTCCGTGGGAACTGGACAACATGGAAGATGCTGTCCGGCTGTTGAACAAACATATTTGGAATAAGTCTATTATCTCTATCCTTGTAGACTGTGATGTGGATGGATTCACAAGTGCTTCAATGATGTTTCAGTATTTGAAGACGATTGGTTATTTTGGAAAAATTAATGTTCTGCATCATAGTGGCAAGGAACATGGACTCTCTAAAGAAATTGAGATCCCACCTGAAACTACCTTGCTGATTATTCCTGATGCTGGTAGTAACGATGTTGAGCAGTGCAAGGAACTTCGTGATAAGGGCATCGATATTCTGATCCTTGACCATCACATCTGCGACAGAGAGAATCCTTACGCAGTAATCGTCAATAACCAGAATGGTACATATCCTAATAAGGAACTGTCTGGTGCTGGCGTTGTGTATAAGTTCCTTCAGGCTGTTGATGAATATAATTGGACTGATGTTGCAGATAGGTATCTTGATCTAGTGGCTATCGGAAATATCGGTGATGTTATGGATATGCACTCGCATGAGACAAAGCGCCTTTGCACAAAAGGTCTGGCGCGAATTGTAAATCCGATGATTTGTGCTTTGGTTGAGGCGAATAGCTTCAACATCAAGGGTGATCCGACTATCAATGATGTTCAGTTCTATATCGTTCCGATGATGAACGCATTGATTCGTGTTGGCTCATCTGAGCAAAAGAAGCGGATGTTCCGTGCGATGGTCGGTGAAGAACAGACTTTCCAGTACACTCCGACTCGTGGCAAGAATGCCGGTGTCACGATTGATGAGACTCTGGCGCAGCATGTAGCTCGCGAGTGCTCCTCTTGTAAGTATCAGCAAAACAAGACCAAGGACAAGGCCGTCGCGGAACTTCAAAACTGGATTTCTAAGTATGGAGCGGATAGAAGTAAAGTTTTATTTTGTAATTCCACTGGCATTCTGGACAGTAATTTGACTGGCGTTGTAGCAATCAAGCTGGCTGAAATGTATGGTAAGCCTTGCGTACTACTTCGAGAGATGGCCTGCCCTGAAGAACCAGACGAAAATCAAGAGTATTTTGGTGGTTCAATGAGAAATCCTGATGGTTCTCCGATTGAAAGTCTAAAGGAGTTTTTAATGAGTACCGGAGATTTTGAGTCGGTTCTTGGTCATGATAATGCCGCTGGCGTAAAAATCAAGAAAAAAAACGTACCAAAGGCTATTGCGGATTGTAATGAGCTGCTTAAAGATGTCGCAATGAGTAAGGCAATCGTAGTTGATTTTGATTTTGACTACGACAAATTGACTGTTGCATTGCCGAAGACCATGTACGAGATGCATAAAATCTGGGCACAGGGAATCTCCGAGCCGTATTTCTACATTAAAAACGTTCCGCTGATTCATAGTGGATGTGCTCCGATGGGCAAGAACGGCAATATGTGGAAGTATTCTGATGAAGAAAAAGGCATTGATTTTGTGTGCTTTGCTGATAATGGCCGGATGATTGGCTGGATCAACAATGACTTCTATGGTGGTCAGGAAGAAAAATATATCAATGCCGTGTGCCGGTTGTCTTTAAATCAGTATGGAAATAAGGTAACTCCGCAGGCACAGATTGTTGATTTTGAGGTGATTTGATATGGGAAATTGGAAACGTGCTATCGCCATCGACTTTGATGGCACTCTCTGTGAGAATAATTATCCTGATATCGGTGAGCCAAACTGGAATGTCATTTATCAAGCAATTCAGGAACAGAAACACGGTGCTGGTCTGATTCTCTGGACTTGCCGTGAAGGAAAGCTTTTGTATGATGCAATGGAGGCTTGCTTTGATTGGGGCATTCAGTTTGATGCAATCAATGAGAGTCTTCCTGAGTGGAAAGAGCATTTTGGCACCGCTCCTAGAAAGGTTGGAGCTGATGAATATTGGGATGATAAGGCTGTAAAAGTAAAGAATGGAGAGTTGGTTGACAATGAATAAAGTGGATAGTTACGATTTGTCATTAAATTTGCTTGACAAAGCACATCAATCACTTGCACATACTATTGCAGATTTAGAACTACTTCGGGAAGGTACAGCATTTAATCAGATTTTAAATGATGGTGCTCACATTATTGAACCGGATGAGTTGACTCATATTCTTGATAAATTTGCAGAGCAGCATCCAGATTGGGAGATTTGTATCGAAACTGACCACGGATCGGTTAGTGAGAAATTCAAGATGGATCATGTTTTCTACGAAGGAATGGGAGATATGATTGTTCTTGATTTTGAATGAAAAATGGAAAAACGACGATATAGATATTACAAAATTGATTACCGTACATATAATTATACGCTCAAGAAATATCACAACTTACACAGAGAAATCTACGCTGAAAATGCAAGAGATGCAGTTAAAATGCTAAGAAGCAAAGAGTGTAATCGTGAGTTTGAAATTGTTAAAGTCTACTTTGTTGATATTTTCGGTGATAGAAACGATAGGTTTTATCCACGAACTTATGTGATTGATAAAGAAGATTTTGAGTGAGGTGAGTACATGGTTTACATTACAGGTGATATTCATGGTGATTTTAATCGGTTTTTAGAATTAGAAAAGTCTTGCCATGAACACAATCTTGGAAAGAATGATTGGATTATCTGTCTTGGCGATGTCGGTTTAAACTACTACGGCAAGGACGATCCGCGCGAATGGAGCATTAAGACTATCGCCGCAGATATTCCTGCGAATCTGTTTTGTATTCATGGAAATCACGAGCGCCGCCCATCTCGTAAGGATGGTTATAAGATAAAGGAAATCAATGGAGATATTTGTGGTAAGGTGTGGCATGACCCACATTATCCAAATCAGTATTTCGCTATTGATGGCGAAGTCTATCAGATTCTTTCTGACAGGGAAGTATTAAACTGTCTTGTTTGCGGCGGAGCCTATTCTGTAGATAAGTATTATCGGCTAGAGTGGGGATATAATTGGTGGCCGGATGAACAGCCTAATGAAAAGACTAAGAAAAAGATCTGGAATATTACACATGACCCTCAAATCGATGATATTGATGTTATGCTCACGCATACCTGTCCATTCCGGTTCATTCCAACTGAATTGTTTATCGGTGGTATTGATCAAAGCACAGTAGACCAGTCAACTGAAATATTCTTTGATAATATATACGAATGTTATCCTAACGATTGTAAACCGTTCTGGTATTTTGGTCACTTCCATGGAAATAAATACACTGATGACTATGTGATGCTTTTCGACGATATTATTAAGTTTGGAGATAAGGTGAAGAGTGAAGAGTGATGAGTGAGTATCATGTGAGCTGTGGTATGTTTGGTATTTACGCAGGAACTGTTAAAAAGAATTGAACCGAGTGGAAAGATAAAACTCGTGTCACAGATGAAGCTATTGAGGCAGTTCGTGATTGGCTTCTTTCTGAAGCTCAGTTCAACAATAGAACTTTTGGTGGATACACATGGACAACAAAGGACGGTAAGGCTGTAACTTTGAGAGTGTCCATCGAAGATAAGGAGCAGACAGAATGATCAAAGATAAAAATTTACGAGTGCTTGATTATATTGATGGCAAGGAAATTCTCATTCAGATGGGTGAGGAAGGATCTGAGCTGTCGAAAGCTGCGATAAAGTTTTATCGTGCAATCGACATGAAGAACCCAACGCCTGTAAGCATTAACGAAGCTTATGAAAACCTCGTAGAAGAATTCGGGGATGTGCTGAACTGTATCTACGCATACTATGATGATGACGAGGATTGCATCTTGGCGTTTACATCGAAAGCAAATGAGATTGCCAACGAGAAGCGCAAGCGCTGGATTAAGCGTCTGAAGGAACGCGATCAGTTTTAATGGCGGAAGGAAAATAGAATGTCAAGTAGTCTACATACGCATAGTTATATGTCACTTTTGGACGGATTTTCTTCTCCTGAAGAAAATCTAAAAAGAGCATCGGAACTTGGCTTAAAAGCCATTGCCATTACAGAGCATGGTGAGGTAACGAGCTGGCCGTACTATTCAGAATTAAAAGACAAGTATCCGAACGTCAAACTTCTTTATGGTATCGAGGCATACGAGTGTGAAGATAGGGAAGTCAAGGATAAGAACAGCAAATATTGGCATTTAATCATTATTGCCAAGAACGAAGCTGGCCGTCAGGCAGTTAATCGCTTGTCTACGCTTGGTCATCTTCATGGCTTTTACAGCCGTCCTCGCATTACAAAAGAGGACATCGCCAAAGAAGATACGAATAATCTGATTATTTTATCTGCTTGTTTGGCGAGTAGGTTGTCCAGGACGGATGATTATGACACTTGTGTCAAGCTGGTTCAAGAGTATAAGAGCTTATTCCCTCACTATTATCTTGAGGTTCAGGCTCACGCAAACGGTGAACAAGCAAAATACAACCAGAAAATCATGCGGTTGGCAAACGATACTCATACAAAAGTAGTTGTCACAAACGATGTCCATGCTGCCACCAAAGAGGATCTTCATTATCAAGACTACTTCCTTCGTATCGCACATGATACGGAAACTGCCGCAGAAATCTACGAGGGATGCTATTTTATGTCTCGTAAAGAGCAACATGAAGTCCTTGATAGTCAGATTGGATATGATGCAGCAGAATGGTGTATCAACAACACTGATGAGGTTGCTGACTTGTGTGACTATGTGGATATGCCTTGGCACGAACCTGAACTTCCCAAAATCGAGATTCCTCCACAGTATTCCAACTCAATAGCTTACCTGAAAGATCTTGTAAAAGAGGGATGGAAGAAACGCGGTATTGACAAGTTTGATGTAAAAAAGCAGAAGATCTATCGTAAGCGTGTTGATGACGAGTTGTTTGTCATTGAGAAGAAAGATTTCTGTGACTACTTTTTGATTCTGGTTGATTACATCAACTGGTGTAAGAAAAATGATGTCATTGTTGGCCCTGGTCGTGGTTCTGCCGCTGGCTCACTTGCATGTTACCTGATTGGCATTACGCAGCTTGATTCCATCAAGTATGAACTTGACTTCGGACGATTCCTTACCATTGAGCGAAAAGACCTTCCTGACGTTGATGTTGATGTCAGTGACCGTGCTAAGGTTGTTGAGTATCTGACACAAAAGTACGGTGAAGATCGAGTAGTTCAGGTTATGAATATCGTGTACACTACTCCGGTTACTTCAATTCAGGATGTTGGTAAGGTGCTCGGTTTCCCGTATGCCGAGATAAGAAAAATCAGTGAGAAGTTCGTTCAAAAGACATGGAAAGATTGCCTTGAAGCCAACCCAGAAGTAGCTGAGAATCCAAAATATAAGGAACTACTTGATATCGCAAGTCATATCAATGGTCGTCCACGTGGATACGGTATCCATGCTGGTGGTGTTATTGTCTGCCGACATCCTTATTATGAGTATATCGGTATCCGGCATGGTACTGACGGAGAGCACGTTATTTCTGTTGACAAGGTGATGGACGAGAAGATTGGACTTGTTAAGTTTGATATTCTTGGTGTTGCGTCGCTGGTTGCCATTGATGAAGCAAAGCGTGAGGATAATATTCCAGACTGGGAAATTGATATCAACAATCCTGAGTTTGAAAACGACAAGGCAGCTTACGATTTGATTTGTTCCGGTAAGACAGACAATCTATTCCAGATTGAATCGTCTGGCATGAAAGATCTGGTTGCGCAACTTCAGCCTAGATCTATTGAAGAATTGTCTGCTTTGATTGCACTTTATCGTCCTGATGCAATGCCGTCGATTCCTACATACGTTGATTGCAAGTATCATCCTGAACATATTCACTACTTCCATCCTGATATGGAACCAATTTTCCGCAGTACCTATGGTGTGAATATCTATCAGGAACAGAGCATGAAGCTCACGAAGGTATTTGGTGGCCGAAATGATGCCGGTGCTGATAGAATGCGTAAGTGTTTGGCAAAGAAAAAACCTGAGAAAGTCAAGGAAGAAGTTGAACTTCTTCATGATGAGATTATTGCGAATGGATACGACAAAGCGACAGCCGAGTACATTTGCAACGAGTTGTCAACGAAGGGCGGCTATGGTTTCAACGCTAGCCATTCTCAGGCATATGCCGTCATCTGCCTTCAAACGGCATACTTAAAAGCACATCATCCACTTGCATTCTTTAAGGCTATGCTGAATCTGAATAAAGCAAAGGTCGGCAAAGTCAACAAGATTATGGTGGACGCACGCGGTTTTGATATTCAGATTCTTCCTCCGAGTATCAATCGCTCCGGTATGGATTTCACTGTGTCAAATGGTAAAATTCTGTTTGGCTTATCTGCTATCGGTGGTATTGGTAATACACTTGCTGAAACTATCATTGCAGAACGAGATAGAAATGGAAAATTTAAGGGACTTGATGATTTCACGAGTCGTGTTCGTGCAACGAAAGCACAGATCATTGCGTTGGTCAAATCCGGTGCGATTCCTACAAAGAACAAACGAATATTCTTGGAAAAGTACATTGCCAGCGGTTTGGAACAATCTGAGTTTAAACCTGTCAGTACGCTTCCTACCAAGGCAGTTTTGCTGAGTAAGTGGGATATTGATACAGAGCATTATAAGGTTGGTAAGAAGGTTGATAAAGAAACTGTCCTACGAATCTATAATGAAAAGCGTCGTGTCGTACATGAAACCGAAAAGCTCAAGAAAAAGGAAGCGTACATGGCCGAGCAGTCAGAGAAGTATTTGAAGGACGAGCAATTCTGGGAGTTCCAGACGTTGCAGACGTTCATTATCGATAAGAATCCGTTTGAAAAGGCATATGAATACATTAAGGATTTCTCTGATCTTGAAACTGGTGATTCTTGTGTGCTTGTTGGTATTATCGCAAAGATTCAGAAGAAGAAAACAAAGACTGGTATGCAATTTGCATTTGTAAATCTGTATTCTGGTGATGGCATCATTGAGCTGACCGTATGGCCGAGAGTCTTGTCGGATTATCAGGATTTGATTGTAAAGGGAAGTCAGGTGGCTGTGCTTGGAAAGAAGGAAGATGAATCGCACGTTATTGCAAGCAACTTAAAACCTTACAAGCAGTGGTTGCATGATAGAGAGATTGCGTAATGAAAGGTGTATTATTTACTACTGACGGAGAGGTCCTTTGTGAATTTCCTGAGTTTGAAATTGGGAATCATTACAAAGACAAAACTATAATTAAGATACATTGTACGAATTGTTGCGTCGTGAGAAAAATTCAGAAGTGGAAATTCGATTATGCAGAACAATGCGAGAGAACCACAAAATGGTTTTATTGCAGAGTGTGCGGAGGACTGACAGAATTTAGATTAGGTGCATAATAAGAGGGTTGTAAAGTGGCAGATAAGAAATTTAATGAAAATATGATCCGTTGCTACATCAGGATAAAACGAGTCTTTTATCCGAAAGATGGGAGGGAGGTGGAGCCCGGCGGCTTCGCCACTTTCTCTGCCGAGGTGGTAAAAGTCAAGCAGGGAAATCCTATCATGAGCCGATACAGCGACCTCCGGCTAAAAGGAAACGTTCCTAGTCTCGATATGAATAAAACTTATTCGTTCTGTGGTGAGTACGTTCATCATGAAAAATTTGGTGATCAGTATAAAATCATCTACATGAATGAGTTTCAAGATATCACTGACCCGGAAGAGCAAAAAAGCTTTCTCCGTTTTATTTTGACTGACCATCAGTTTGAGATGCTCTATGAAGCATTCGACAATCCGTATGAGATTATCAAGAATGGTGATATCAAGTCTCTTTGTACTGTTAGTGGTATTACGGAAGGTCGAGCCAAGAAAATCATTGATGCCTATGAAAACAACATTGATAACAGTGAAGCATACACAAAGCTGATTGAGTATGGCTTGACTTCTAGTGCTATTGAAAAGCTTGTCCGTCAATATCATGGTGCAGACATTCTAGTGAGAAAGATTGAAGAGAATCCTTATGTTCTGATCGATGATGCGTATGGCATCGGCTGGAAAAAAGCTGACGCTCTTGCTTTGAATATGGGCTTAAAGCACAATTCGCAATTCAGAATCGAAGCTTATGTCATGCATTTTCTTGCCGCCCGTGCCGAAGAAGGTAACTCTATTATCCCGGCAAACCAGACAATCAATAGCTGTATTAAGGAACTTGATTTGAACGAGGGTGATCAAGAAGTCATCAAAAGGGCACTTTTCCATCTGCATGATGTCCGTGAAACGCTTTGGTGGAGTGATGACCGTCAGGAATTTGCTTTAACTAGAGTGTGGAATCTTGAAGATGAAATTGCAAAAGAAATTAAGCGACTGGCGGATGCACCTGTTGAGCCGATTGGTCGAAACATGGATGCAGCAATCAATGAAGCTGGGAATGCGCTTGGCATCGAGTATACTGAGGAGCAGAGAGATGCTATTAAAAAGGTATGCTCTAACAATATCGCTATCGTCACAGGTCTTGGTGGATGCGGTAAAAGTACAGTTGTGGCTGGCGTCCTAAAGGTTCTTCGTGGTAAGTCTTTCGCTCAGACTGCACTCTCTGGACGTGCCGCAGCTCGTATGCAGGAGATTACTGGTCAGGACGGTAAGACCATTCATCGTCTTCTTGGTTATGATATTGAGAATGGTGGTTTCATCCATAACAAGGACAATCCTCTTGAAGAAGATATTATCATTCTGGATGAGACCTCTATGGTTGGAGCTCAGTTGTTCTATGACTTGATTCAGGCAATCGAGACCGGAAAGCGATTCATCATGATTGGTGATGACGGCCAGCTTGAGAGTATTGGTATGTGCAACATCTTCAAGGATATGCTTGCATCTAAGGTTGTTCCTGTGGCTCGTTTGACTAAGATCCATCGTCAGGCAGCTAAATCTGCAATTATCACAGAGAGCATTAAGGTTCGTAATGCTACGCAGTTGATTCCTTATGGCTGGGCTGGTAATGAGATTCGTGGCGAACTTCGTGATTTGGAGCTTGATATCTATAAGGACGCAAGTGAGTCATTCAACCACATCATCAATCAGTACCGTACCTTATATAATAAGGTAGGGAATGATAGTGCGAAGATTCAGATTGTACTTCCACAGAAGCTGCGTGGTAGTATCTGTACTTATGAAGTCAATAACGCTATTCAGGAAATTGTGAATCCGAGTCGTGGCCAAGCAGAAGCAAAAGTTACAATCTACGGTGACGGTAAAGATAGAGCGTATACTCTGCGTGAGGGCGATCAGGTCATTATTAACAAGAATAACTATGAGCTTCACACATACAATCTCAAGACAAAGAAAAAGGAAGAGAAATGTCCGGTGTTCAACGGAAACCGTGGCATTATCCGAAAGATTGAGAGTAGTTTTATTCTGGTTGATTTTGACCAGTGGGGAACGATCTTCATTCCACATTATTTTGGTGGGAATAACATCTGGGCAACGCTTGAACTTGCTTATGCTTTAAGTTGTCATAAGTTGCAGGGCAGTGAGGCTCCGTATGTGATTGTTGGTATGGATAACTCTGCGTACCTAATGTTGACGAGAGAATGGCTCTATACGGCCATTACTCGTGCCAAGAAGTATTGTGTGATTTGTGCCGAAACTCATGCTCTTGATCGGGCTGTAAAGACTTCGAGAGTGCCATATAAGCGGACGTTTCTGAAGGAATTTTTACGGAAAGAATTTTCAGAAAAGCATTGACAATCATATTAGTATCCTGTATAATGTAGCTATAAGAAGTCTCTATCCCAGAGGCTTAAAATTTTCCCTATAGCTACGTGACACAGGATACAATGAAAGAACGGCTTGCTCATAACGACAAGCCTTTCTTTATTAAGTATAGCTAAGTAACACAGGATACGCAAGGAGGCTTTATGACAGATAAAGAGCTCATAGGTAAGCTTGATACAATGGTTAAGGCGTTGCAGAAAGCGAAGAAGAAGACGGATAAGACCCGCATTTTGCTGGATGCACGTAAGGATTTTGGAGACGAAGCTGACGAGCTGATGGCGTTTTTCCGATTCTTGCTTGACCCGGCAATTGTTACTGGCCTATCTGATGCAAAGATCAACAAGAAGGTAACTGCAAAGCAGGATATCGAAATTCAATATCTCAGCTGTGGATACCTTTATATTACGGGTGCTGGGCACAATACCGGCTCTGATGCATCCATCGCAACAATCCAGAATTATTTACATAAAAATCCTGAGTATGAAGAGTTTCTGAAGCGACTATTCACTAAGAACTTGCCGATTGGAGTCGAGGCAGCGACCATCAATAAAGTGTACGGCGAAGAAATTATTCCTGTCTGGGAGGTTCAACAGGGATACCCGATTGATAAGGTTAAGCTGAAGGATGGTATTTGGTTCAGTTTAAGCCAGAAGATGAATGGAAATAGGGGCACCATGTATAAAGGCGAGCTCATCTCTCGGCAGGCTCAGAAGTTTAAGGGACTCGACCATATAAAGAATGACCTGCTCGCTCTATACGATGAAGACGCCTCAAGGCGAGATGCGTGGGTGTTTGATGGTGAGCTGATCTATAAGAACCCAGAAAGAATGTTGGACGGAGAGGCTTTTCGTTATGGCACTGGCCTACTTAATTCTGACAACAAGGACAAGACTGGAATCAAATTTGTGATTTTTGATGTGATTCCTGTTGTAGAGTTCGACCGTGGAAAGTGTACTATCCCATATAAAATTCGCCGTATTGGGTTAAATTGTCTTCGCGCAGAGATTACTCGCAAGAACCTTGAAAACATCGAAATTGTTCCAATGGTATATGAAGGTACTGACCAGAGTGTGATCCCGAAGTGGCTTGATTATGCTGTCGAACATGATTGGGAAGGTCTTATGTTGAACACGGACGTCCCTTATCGCCGGGCTCGTCACAACGGATGTCTCAAAATCAAGCGATTCTACACTGTTGATCTTCGTATTACTGCAATTGAAGAGGGTCAGAACCGTCTGGCTGGTACGATGGGCGCTCTGGTTGTTGATTACAAGGGTAACGAGCTTCGTGTTGGTTCCGGTTTTGATGACGCTACGAGAGCTACTGTGTGGGAAAATCCTGATGATTACATTGGCAAGATTGTCGAGTGCAAGTATAAAGAGGTCAGCTGCGATAAAAAGACTGGCGCTGAGTCTCTGCAATTCCCGACGTTTGTAAGATTTAGAGATGACAAGAACGAGGTGTCTTATGGCTGATGTTAGGTTGATTGACGCAAATGCTTTGCTTGACCGAAATAATTGGACAATCAAGCAATACAGTGAAAAAGAAGCCGATGCTTGGCGAGACGGTATTGCTCTCATGAAGAAAAATATTGAAAACGCTCCGACAATTGACGCGGAATCTCTGCGGCCTAGAGGATATTGGATTCGGCGTAAAGATCGATACGATGGGGCATGGAGTTGCTCAATCTGTGGGAATGCTGTAGGACCAGTCATAGCCCTATGTTCAAAATACTGTCTAAATTGCGGAGCAAAAATGAGGTAAATATGCCTAAAAATAAGCTAAAAGATTCCTTTTATTGGATGGGCAAAAATGGGCAAGAATGCAATGTGGATTTGTTATCCGAGCGTGTAAGCCGTTATATCAATAAAGCTAAAAATAATCTCAAGAAGACCCAGAAGGGTAAAGGAGAATTTTGCTTTATTGCTGGCAAAGAATCACTTGTTATTGGAGTAGTAAACGAAAAGGGAGAACGCTCAATCTTTGTTATGAGAGATTATTGGGAAGCCGATTATTATCCTGACTGCGGATGGATTAAAATGGAGAGTAAAGATGAATCTTTCAAAGAAAACGATTAAACATATTCTTCGGATTCTGGATAACAAATGTGTTGAAGTTCCTACAAAGACATCTGCTTATAGCAATGGTGGACGTAGAATTTTGACTCGTGATTTTGAACCAAAGGTGTCACACGGAATGAATGGCTGGCAACGAATCGTTTATGTGCCGTCCGAAGGATATTTCTACGGAATTTATAACGGAAAATCTGAAGAAGATTGGGACATTCCAGATATCTGGTCTCCTGCACAGCTTGCTGATTTGTGAGGTTTTATAATGTTTATTTTAACGCAGCATCGAACCGAAGTTGTTGATACTAGTAAATGTTTTGGAATTTGTATTGTAGAAGATTCGGCAGTTATTAGAGCGTATGGTAATAATACAAATGATTGGATAATGCTTGGTTTCTACGAAACAAGAAAACGAGCAAAAGAAGTAATTCAAGAGATTAACGTTGCTCTTTGTGAGAACCGTGTTAGTTTCGATATGCCGGAGGACTAAAATGCTACTTTTAACGCAAGGCGGAGAAATTATAAATCTTGACCGTATGGCAATCATTGATACCGCAAGCCTTAATGTTTATGCAAGACAGGGCATGGGTGAGCGTGGAATTATTCTTGGTAGTTATAACTCCGAGAGTAGATGCTATGACGTTATTGCAGAAATTTATGACGAATATGCACATGGACAGGATATGTATTCCATGCCGAAGGATTAACGATGAATGATTTTCAGAAAATCTCCATCCCAAAGAAAGAACGACTCGAAGTTCAACTTACCGATGGCACAGAAGAACACAATATATTGTACATAATTACATCTCTAGCCACTATTAAAGGTGCTGAGATTTTTAAAAATTTTCGTTTGTATTCTGTAGGCTCCGCCGGGGAGCTCAACTTATTAGAGAAGCGAGACGGCGATCCCTACTTTGATAAGCTGAAAGGAACAGAATATGAGTAATTCGATGAATCGAGAAGACCAACGCAGAGAACAGCGTAAGGCACGAATCCTTGCCCGGCGAATCAAGAAGGCCGGTGGTCCCGACTTTCTGGTCGGAATGCCAGCAGAGGAATGGGAGCCAAAGATTGGTGATGAAGTCACTATCAAGGTAAAGAGAATTCAAGGAAAGAAGGATTTCTTTAAGATGAGTCCTCAATATCAGGACTTTATCAATAGCCTTGAGGACGGAAAACCTTACAAAATCACCAGTACCGGCATGAAGGGTCAGGTTTACGGCATTGACGCACATCCTTATTTTCAGATTTGGAAGGGTGATATGGAACCCTACAAGGAGCCCTAATGAAGATGTACTTCAGGACGGACTATTATGCCGATGTTGGCATAGATGAAGTCGTTCGGCTTCAAAGAGGAATTACATACGAAGTAGTTTCAGAAACTGAATTTTTTTATTTTATCGTGACTGATAATGAATCATTCAGAAAAATGTTAAACGTTGTCATGATTCCAAAAGAAGACCTTGAAGATGATGTATATGTCGTGACTGGTAAGAGCGAAAAACTTAAGGAAGGAGGTGGGGCGATATGATTGGTATTGACCATCGTGAGCAGGGTCGTAAGGAACGAGCCCTTGCAGAATATTACAGAACCTTGGCTAGATATCCTACTGAGTGTGGAGATCCGATTACATATCAGTTGTCAGAAGAGCAGCTTAAACAGGTTCTTTGTGGAGAGGTTACTGTTGATGAATTGATTGGAAGAGGTGAGGTAAGTGAGAGACAGGATTAAGATGTGGATCGCTTTCATTAAGATTTTTAAAGATTATCTTATTGCGGTCGGAATCATGATTGCGTTGTGGCTGCTGTCTTGCCTTATCAAATATGGGATTTCAGTATCCAGTTTTCCAGATTGGTTTAAGTTTGCACTTCTAAAGTAATGGAGGATTAAATGGTAACCGATATTCTTAACAGAGAAATTCATGTTGGCGACACAGTTCTTAGAGCTAGAACTCAAAAAAGTCGAGGAGTTCTTTGGAGTATTCATAAAGTTGTCGCCATTATGAACGTAATGATTAAAGTTCAAGATGGTCAGTACACTTTAAATGTCGCACCAAAAAATTGCATTGTAATTGGTGAGAATGACATTCCTGAAAACTGGTGTGATGAAGATTAAGGAGAATAAATATGACTGTTGATTTGATTGCATATTCCCGGCGGCCGGGATTTCAAGAGGACCAGAACCCGCTGAGTATCGTAGAGGAAGCGGCGAGTATCTGTTATGATTCGCAGCCAACAGAGACTTTCCGGATCGCTAAGGGATGTAAAGCAACCGGGCATCAGAGTGTACTTGAACATATCTCATTTACATTCTGTGTGACTGGTGTAAGCCGAGCACTTCTAGCTCAGTTGAGTCGTCATCGGCATATCAGTCTGAGCGTGCGCAGCCAGCGTTACTGCTCGGAGGATAATTTTAATTATGTCAATCCGTTTGGTGAGCAACATGGCGGCGACGTATTTGACGATATGATGAGCAATATTGCTAATGATTACAAGCTGCTTAAAAATCTCGGTGCTACCAATGAAGACGCTCGTGCTGTTCTGCCGAATGCCTGCTGCACTGAGTTCTATGTCACCATCAATGCTCGGTCGCTGATTGAAATGAGTCACCTGCGACTTTGTACTCGCGCCCAAGCAGAAATCCGATCCATGTTTACCATGATGAAGAAAGCTGTCGCCACAATTTGTCCTGAACTTGCCGCATGGATGGTTCCGAGCTGTGAGGCTAATCCGAAGTATCCGTTCTGCCCAGAGGGTCGTGGTTGTTGTGGTCGTCACCCTCGGTTGGCAGATGTTTATAAGCCTATTGAAAAAAATAAGGAGGTTATTGATGGAAACACTTGATGAAATTAAGAAGAACGTAGACCATCCGTCTCACTACGGCGGTGCAGACAATCCCTACGAAGCAATTAAAGTGTTGCGAGAATGGCAGCTGGACAAGGATGCTTATCTTTGGAATGTTGGCAAGTATCTGAGTAGGGCAGGACACAAAGATGGCAATTCTCAGCTTCAAGATTTGACGAAGGCACGTTGGTATTTGGACTATAAAATCCGGCTTTTAGAGGAACAGCAGAAGGTTGCTGAAAGTGTCGCAGATACGCTCAAGAAGATTCCTGATAAGGTTAATGATAAGCTGGCTACGATTCCAAAGAAGGACATTAACGATTATCTTCCTAATTTGGTTTGTCGCCCTGATGATTCATTCAAAGAAAAGCTGGCAGAAGCAGAGCCGATGTGCAACATCGAAACTGCCGTAGTTCCTGATTGTGCCGATGAGGTCAAGTTTTAAGAGGTTTACATAAATGAGATACAACTGGAAGTTACCTATTATCGTTATTTGTGTCGTGTTGATTTCCATTCTTGGCATGACCTTTATGGTGCAGGGGCCTAAGAACACGGCCATCTCTTATGAAGAGCAGATTCAGGAAGCTAAGTCTGGCATTGGAAATCAGGAGAAGCGCAGAGCTGATCTGATTCCAAATCTGGTTGAAACCGTCAAGGCTTATGATCAACATGAGTATCAGACTTTGATGGACGTTGTGAATGCTCGTGGCACTTCCGGCCAGACCGCTCAAGAAATTACGACTCAGATTGCAGCTATTGCGGAAGCATATCCTGAACTGAAGTCAAGTGATAACTACAAAGAGCTTATGAATGAGCTATCCGTCACTGAAAATTTGATTGCAAACTATCGTGGCGATTACAATCGTGTCGTGAAAGAATATAAGCAGAGCGTTCGTAAGTTTCCGAACTCCTTTCTGCTGGGTCTGACTGGATATGAGGTTCAGAATTATGAGTATCTGTCCTATGAGGGGAATGAGGCGGCACCGGCAGTCGGTGACCTTTTTGGAAATCGGTAATGCCGAAATTACTTATCGTGAATTGATCGTCAGTGTTGGTATTGTGTTTATTATGCTGATACTTGGTAGCGTTATCGCTGGAAATATCACCAGAGATTCGCTTGAGCAGAAAAAAGAATATAATACAGCAATTTCGATTGAGTCCGAAAATATGTTCGATTATGGAATGAGAACCAACGTAGGTAATGCGTTTTGCCAAGGCGCACTAGAAGCAGTAGATACTGTAAGCGATCCACGTATCGACGGTCAGTGGATGTATATCTATTGCGAAGAAAAGCATTACACGATGCATACACGAACTGTCACTACTACGGATAGCAAAGGCCATACAAAAACAAGAGTCGAAACGTACTGGACTTGGGATTATTACAGTTCTGAAGAACACAATTCTAAGAATATTACGTTTCTTGGCAAAGAATTTGAGTATGGTGACATTAAGATGCCATCCAGCAAGTACCTGACTACGGTACAAGTCAGTTCTCATGTAAAGTTCGAGTTTTATGTCAAAGATGTTCGTTATGATGGTACATTATACGCGAATTTGAGCGATAAAAGTATACATAATGCGCAGTTCATTAAGGATAAAAACATCGAAGAAGCACGAGACTATATGATTTCTGCAGCTGGTACACGAGTGATTTGGTTTTATGTATTCTGGATCGTATTGATTGTAGCTATGGTCGGAGTTTTTTATGTGGCCGAAAATCGTTGGTTGGAAGATTAAGAGGTGATTGCATGGAATATGTGATTAAACGCGATGGAACGAAAGTTCCTTTTGACAAAAATAAGATTATAAATGCGATTGAGAAGGCGATGACCTGTACGCCGGGTGGTATCGACGCTCGTGTGTCGAATGCGATTGCTGACTATGTCGCAGACATGCCGGACATTCTTTCTGTTGAGCAGATTCAGGATATCGTAGTGGACAGTCTAGCAAATAGCCCGTTCATTGATGTTGCAGATGCATATAGTCAGTGGCGGCAGTATCGTCAGGAAATTCGAGATAAAGAGAAAACCAACGCAAGTATTCTTGAAATTCTTGATGCTCAGAACGACGCAATCAATCAGGAAAACAGTAATAAGAACGCAACCATCAATAGCACGCAACGTGATTACATGGCCGGAGAGGTATCTAAGGAACTAACTGACAGACTTCTACTTCCAAAGGATATCCGAGATGCACACAAAAATGGTTTAATTCATGTGCATGATAAAGATTATTTTGTGATGCACTGCCATAATTGCGATCTGGTCAATCTGGAAGATATGCTCCAGAACGGCACCGTCATCTCCGGCACCTATATCGAGAAGCCCCACAGCTTTTCCACCGCCTGCAACATTGCCACCCAGATCATTGCACAGGTGGCTTCGATGCAATTTGGAGGTCAGAGTATTACACTTTCACATCTGGCTCCATTCGTAGATGTTTCCCGCAAGAAGATCACAAGTGAAGTACACCAAGAATTTTACGAGATGGTTCAGAGTAATGAAATCGATAAGATGCCGGAGTCTGAAACTATCAATCGAATTGTAGAAGAGCGTTTACATAAAGAAATTGCTCGTGGCGTGCAGACCATCCAGTATCAGGTTGTCACTTTGATGACGACAAACGGTCAGGCCCCTTTTATCACCGTGTTTATGTACCTTGATGAAGTTCCAGAAGGTCAGACTCGTGATGATTTGGCTCTAATTGTTGAAGAAGTATTAAAACAGCGCATTCAGGGTGTAAAGAATGAAGTTGGTGTATGGGTCACTCCGGCCTTCCCAAAGCTCATTTATGCTCTTGATGAGGATAATATTTATCCTGATTCTAAGTATTATTACCTGACTGAGCTGGCAGCTAAGTGTACTGCCAAGCGAATGGTTCCTGATTATATTTCCGCAAAGGTTATGAAGGAGCTTAAAGGCGGTGTGTGGCCTAGCATGGGCTGTAGATCCTTCCTTACTCCTGACCGCACCACTGAGAACGTAGCTAATGCCAAGAATTGGGTTAAGGGGCATAAGTATTATGGCCGCTTTAACCAGGGTGTGGTCACTATCAATCTGGTAGATGTGGCTTGCAGTTCAGAAGGGGACAAGGATAAATTCTGGAAAATCTTTGATGAACGACTCGAATTGTGTCATCGAGCTCTACAGATTCGTCACAAGCGTCTACTCGGCACTCCTTCTGATATGGCCCCTATCCTGTGGCAGTACGGTGCATTAGCTCGTCTAAAGAAGGGCGAGAAGATCGACAAGTTGCTCTTCGGCGGCTACTCCACCATCAGCCTGGGTTATGCCGGTCTGTATGAGTGTGTGAAGTATATGACCGGCAAGAGCCACACCGATCCTGATGCTAAACCTTTTGCTCTCGAAATTATGCAGCACATGAATGATAAGTGTAACGAGTGGAAGGCCGCTGAAAACATCGATTACTCCCTGTATGGTACTCCTTTGGAGTCCACTACATATGAATTTGCACGTTGCTTGCAGAAGCGGTTCGGTATGATTCCAGATGTTACTGACCATGACTACGTAACAAATTCTTATCATGTCGTTGTCCGTGAACATATCGATGCTTTCACTAAGCTAAAGTTTGAGAGCGAGTTCCAGAAGCTTTCTCCCGGAGGGGCGATTAGCTATATCGAGGTGCCAAATCTGCAGCAGAACATTCCTGCGGTGCTTAGTGTTATGCAGTTCATTTACGACAACATCATGTATGCGGAGCTGAACACCAAGTCCGACTACTGCCAGTGCTGTGGTTACGACGGCGAAATTAAAATTGTAGAAGATGAGAAAAACCACAAGCTTGTATGGGAGTGCCCGAATTGTGGTAATCGTGACCAGAACAAAATGAATGTCGTAAGACGTACTTGCGGTTACCTGGGAACTAATTTTTGGAATCAGGGGCGCACTCAGGAAATCAGAGATCGAGTGGTCCATCTGAGCGACAATTAAATAACGTATAAGTGGTGGGTTGGTGGGATTAAATATACATGGACAGACTAAGCAAGAAGCTGCAAGAAGAGAAAGATAAAGAATCCAAGGTCATGAAATATTACCATTATAAGGACATGGATATTAAAACGCCTTATTGGTTTCTGTATCCGCTTCTTATTGCTATGTATTGGGTAGAAAGATTTCGTACTAAGATCGAAATGTTTCGCCGCAAAAAGCTGAATAAATGGAGCGACAAGCGAACTGACCGTATCCTAAAATATGTGTTCCCAAAAGCGTGCAAGGTAAACACTTTAAACAACAGTTTTTATTTTACTTGCCGTGACAACGCATATCTTCTTCATTGGTCACTATGGAGTAGGCCATGGGATTGGTATTACTGTAACCTTCATAATGTTGAAATTCTAAATTATCTTGCGTGGGATTTTGAAATGCCCGGATATATGAAAACAACAGAGGAAGAAGAGGATTATCCAGATAACTGGATTACGGTTATATTCAAAAAGGAGCTATAAAATGAAAATTCTAAAACAAAAAATTAACGAGATGGTGAATTTTGATTCTTTAGCTGGTGGTGAACCATTTTATTTTGAAGATAATTTGTGGATTAAGGCGAAGAATTATAGAGATTGTGATTTAAATACAGTCCGGGTCTCGGATGGATTGTTGACTACACTTGAAAATAATCCATTGGTTGAAGTTGCTCACGTTCATGTTGAAGATGATAAAGACGATTAAAGGAAGGTGATTAACATAGAAGCATGGAAGAGTTTCTTTAAGGCACTTGGTTCTTTTCTCGGAATCATTCTGATTCTGGCGGCTACATATTTTACCTCGTGGATTATCACGATTGGTATCATCTGGCTGATTTTCAAGCTGCTGAATATCACTTTTACCGTTAAAGTGGCGACAGGCATCTGGCTGGCTCTAGTTCTTATGGAACGATTCATTAAGGGTAGCCAAGGAAAGTAAATAACAAGCAGGGTGGGTGTGGTGGCATGAAAGGGTGTGATGTATATAGATATCCAAAGACAGTGGGCAATGCCAAACAAGAATACATTTGATATAAAGCCAATTAAGGAGCTGATTCAGTCAGAACTAACCAATGGGATATGGATCGACCCGTTTGCTAATCAAAATAAGCTTGCAACAGTTACGAATGATCTAAATCCTGTGTTTGATACGGACTATCATATGGACGCTCTCGATTTTCTGAAGATTTTTGGCGATAGTTCTGTGGATGGCGTCCTATATGATCCTCCGTATTCTCCACGACAAGTAACGGAGTGCTATCAAGGCATCGGTATGAATGTCACGAATGAAACAACTCGTGCATCGTTCTGGGGAAACCAAAAGAAGGAAATATCCAGAATTGTAAAGTCCGGCGGTAAGGTTATCACGTTTGGTTGGAACTCCGGTGGTATCGGACGTAAATATGGATTTGAGATTACTCGCATTCTTTTAGTCCCACATGGCGGATGGCACAACGATACAATTTGTACGGTTGAAGTAAAAGTAGCATAAGGAGGGTTCATGTTTGAGTGAACATTATGCAATTGTTTTTGATTTTATGTGGCTTATATTCAAATATTTTAATGTTACTAAAGAGGATATAAAGATGATTGTAGAAGATATCGAATCTTTTAAATAAGGAGAATTATATGGATTATTGGTCTGTTGAAGTAATGTACTACGATGATGGACATCAGGCGTTCAATACATATATGGTCAAAGCGCAGGATCAAAACGATGCCATGAACAAAGCACATCATCGTTTTGAAAAATCTCATCCCGGTATGAGCTGCATGGTTCAGAATGTAGAAAAGGCAGGTGACTGAGGTGGACTTTAAATGTAAGTGTGGCAGTAAATCTTTCTTTATCCAGAGCAAAGGAAATCAGATTGGATTGTATTGTTCTGTTTGTGGCAAGTGGCAGAAATGGCTAACTAAGAATGAAGTAAGACAGTTTGAGTACGAGACGAATACATTGGACTCAAAAGACAACAATCCAGAAGATGATTTTTATGAAAAATTCGCCTTAACTCCATGGGGTTGCCTACACTGTGCCTTTAGAGATTTTGGACTAGACCTTCCTGAAATTCCTGGTAAGATGGCCGATGCTCTTATAGAAGATTTCTTCGAGATTATGAAAAAACACGGATTGTGGAGAAAGAGTAAGAATGATTGAAAACATTGAACACAAAAACAATCAAAATAACCAGACAGATTTGTACAATCGACTACTGGCTAGAATCAGCCAAAGCGCTATTAGAGTATCAACCGTGAAAGAGCCTCATACTTATATGAAAGCAGTTGGAACAAATGAGCTCAAACGAATTCTAGCGGAAGAATTTAATATCCAATAAAAGTGCCGTTTTATCGTGAAATTCTATCAAATTTATAACGTAGATACGTTAAATAACAGGAGACAAAATGAAGAAGTGGACAGAAAAGCTGCTTGAAGCTGAAGGATACGAGATCCGAAATGCACAAATCAAGAATGTTAGCCTTAGCATGGCCGATCATGGAGTTTTGACTTCTGATTTGACGTTGGATGGTCATGGATGGGGCGTTTGCTATGGAGGATATGTTCTTGGTAAAGGATATGTAGGAGCAAAAACTTTCAAAGGATATGCTTCTGGTATGGAAGTCATCATGCGAATCATGGACACTGTTGGCTGCGATAAGTACGAGAACATGAAAGGCAAGTATATCCGTGTGGCAACTAAAGGCTGGGGCAGTACAGTAAAAATTATCGGCAATATTCTTGAGGATAAGTGGTTTGATTATGAATCTTTCTTTGATGATATGAAAAACGACACTTACAATGATAAGGCTACTGAGGTAGATTGACATGGAAAAGAAATACGTAAAAATCTTTAAATGCCGTGGATGCAATCGCGATATCATTAAAAATGATGTTGATTTATCTATTGCTGAGAAATGGACTCTTTCAGGAATGTTTGAAGATGGGTGTAAACCCGTTGAAGTGTCTAGCGGGTCTAGGCTTTCTGGACAGAACAAATTCCTGCTTCATCGGTGTGATCCAGAGAAGCTTTGTATTTGTGATTTCATTGGATGGAAAGAAATCGAGGCTAAAAATGATTAACAATCCTTTTGCAGAAGATGGTATTATCGCTTGCCAATGCTGTGGCAGTGGTGAGTACCTTTATAACGAAGATGGTAACCGTAATGGTTACTGTGGTAACTGCGGAGCTAGAATCGACTGGCCAGAGGATAACGATGAAAAAAGTGACTCTTGAACTTCTGGCTGATGAAATCGACAATGAGAATACCAAGTCTATCGAAGACGATATTCGTATAGAGCTTTCTAATTGTTACCACAATATCGAAATCTCGTCTTACAAAGAGGTTGATTATGACCCACGATGGATTCGAGTAAAAGACAGAGAGCCGGTTGTCAGCAACAAACTCCGCTCCGAAAATGTCTATATCCGATATGGTAACGACGGTCCAGTAGAGATTGCCTTTATGGCGTGGAATACTCAGTGGTATGACTTGAATTGTGATGTAATCGACAAGCCAGACTTCTGGCGATACATAACCGAGAATGAGAAGCATGAATAACAAAAATAGAATTCCGCTTTTAACAGAAAGGAAAGGTATGTTTAAGACTTTTAAAAATACTGTTGTATGCGCACTTCTAGCAGCTGTTATGCTGACTGGATGCTCTTGTGAAACTGACACTAATGGCAATGTTGAAACTGGAGATTTTAACTGGTGTTATCAAATTCGTGACACTCCACTTGTATACGATAAAGATACCAAGATTATGTATTATCGAGAGTATAGATTTGGAATGTGCCCTTATTATAATGAGCACGGTCAGATGTGCTACTACGTTGATGGTCAGATTATTCCTGTCGAGGAGGTGTTAATCGATGTGGACTGAGATTGCTTGGCTTATGACCAAGGCTTATATTATTTTGATTTTTACAGCAACTATGATTCGCTCTGAACAGATTCTGTATGATGCCTCTACATATATTTTCCGAGGTGATAGGAAGAACGGAATGTATGGCTGTATTGTGACGAATATTTTTATTATCGTATATGCGAGTCTATGGACGAGGTTTATTTGAGATGGGATATTTTGAAGATTATAGCTGGTGCGAGCCAGAGGCAGAGTCTCAAGCTGACCAAATTGTATCTAGTGCAATCGAACAACTAAAAAATCTTGTTTCTGATAGCACTAAGGTTACCATGAAAGAATATCAAGATTTAGAAGCGAGAAAACTCAAACTGCAACATGAAGTTAATGAGCTTGAATACAAAAAACATAAGTCCGAAGAAGAACTTTATAAGCGAATGAACGAACATGATTTACCAAAAGACTTTGTAAATAAAATCGTTGGTGCGTTGATTGGTGATTTCAAAATTGGAGACGATGCTTGGACGATAGAATCTAAGTATAAGAGTTCCGAGTGCCCATTATGTCATGGAAAAGGAGTTGTCTCTGCAAAAATCAATGAAAGCATAGACTGTGATATCCAATGTCCTAAATGTAACGGATATAAAACAGTCTCAAATCTTTTTTATTATGCACAAAAAAGAAAAATTGTAAGATTTGATATAAGGCTTAATTTTAATAATCTTAACCAAATGTGGGTGGCTGACGAAGATCACATTGTCTTTTATGACGGATATTATCACAGATGCAAAGGCGGCCTTTACAAAACTGAACAGGATGCTATTGACGCAGCCGCCAAGAAGAATGCAGAGGTGGTCAAATGAGAACATTAGAACAAGTAGACCGAGATATTGAAATTGTAAGACATGATATGCGCGAACTCATGAGAATGCGTCAACCGATTTCTGTCGTTGCCGAAGATTTATTTGAACTTTATGACGAACGAAATGAAATCTTGGAATCGATGGGTGATACAAAATGAACTACGCTAAAATCGTTCCATGTGATATAGCGAATGGCGAAGGGGTGCGCGTCACACTTTTCGTGCAGGGTTGTACACATCATTGCCCCGGCTGTCAGAATCCTACTACATGGGACCCGAATGGTGGTCAGCCATTTACAGATGAAACGCTTGATAAAATTGTAAATTTACTTCGACCTGATTATATTCAGGGGCTTACGCTTACTGGTGGAGATCCACTGTATCCAGAGAACAGGGAGATGATTTGCAAAATTCTAATAAGAGTCAGACACGAGTTTGAAGGAAGCAAAGACATTTGGATGTGGACTGGATATACATGGGAAGAATTGATTCAACAGGCGGCAGAAGAATTGAAATATCAAACTATTCCGACAACGGTAACAATTATTCGAAACATAAACGTGCTAGTCGATGGTCCATATATCGAATCTAAACGAGATATCTCTTTGCCGTACATGGGAAGTTCCAATCAACGTGTAATCGGCTGTAATAAAAGTTTTGCTTTACGAAGACCAGTCCTTTGGTGGACTCCAGAAAAGAAAGGAAAATAATATGGATTTAGGAAACGTAGCTAAGTATTTTTATGGATGTCACGGGGCCGTAGAGTCTGCCACTCCAATTTATCATCCAAACATCAAAATCAATAAGATGCATGATGATGCTCATCTGCCGACTTATGGCTCTAAAAACGCTGCTTGTGCAGACCTATATGCTTATATCGGTTTTAACGAGGCAACAGTAGTAGACAAAGATGGTAATCGATGCATTATGATTCAGCCGGGTGAGACAGTTAAGGTATCCACTGGTTTGCGGATGGCCCCGCCAGAAGGTTGGTATATCGCTATTTATGCTCGCAGTGGTTTAGCGACCAAGCAGGGTTTGGCTCCTGCAAACAAAACTGGCATCGTAGATCAAGACTACCGTGGAAATGTTATCGTGGCATTACATAATCATTCCAATATTCCTCAGATGATCACTCATGGCGACCGTATTGCTCAGATGGCAGTTGTTCCGTTCTGGCAAGCTGATTTTGAAGAAGTTTCCGAATTGGACGAAACTGAGCGTGGAGCAGGCGGATTTGGATCTACCGGCAAGCAGTAAACGCAAGGAGAATACATAATGAAGTATTATACGGTTGAATCTTATGCCGAGAAAGAAGCTCCATTTGGAATTGCATGGCAAGTAAAGCTGTTTGATGAGTATACTCTTCTGGAGGAATACGACCATATCTTTTATAACGAAATTGCTGGCTACTGCAAGTGTCTTGAAGATATGGGGTTTATCGAGAATGTCGAAGTGAAACTGGACATCAAAATCGAATTGAAGAAGCTACAGGATTTCCAGAATAGTATTGATGAGATCACGGCAAAGGCCGCGATGTTGGAAAATCCTGCAAAAAGTGTGGAAACACCTTCAATTAGAACGAAATATTCATTCTGGTAAAAGGTAAATTTTACGGAGGTAGTGATTCTATGGCATACGCAGGCAAAAATGGATACGATAAAGACACGGATATTTTATTTCCGATAGCTACTAATATTATTGGATGGGTAGGCAAAGCAGATAGAGAAGAGATTCTTGATCTCAGTTTTGAACGAATTTCCCTTTATCAAGCAGGGAAGATCCTTGAAAAACTTGGCTATCAGAATATTGATATGAGCGAAAACGGATGGGAAATGGATTACTGGTGGGAGTACGAACTTGCCAATAACGCCAATGGTATTCCAAACCTTCCTTGTCGAATTCAAATTAAAGGAAGTTGCGCAGAGGGCACAATGATGCTTAATGTTTTAGATAACGAATAACTCTAATAGTAGTGGTGGGTGGGTGGAATAAAGAATATGAAACGAAACATCACAATAAATCAGACTTGCACTTGTAATGGTGATAACTGTACTCAAATTGGAATCATTCGCAACGATGAAGTGTATGTCATGCAAACAAGTTCTCCGAAAAGAGAAGGCCCAGCGGAATTTACATGCAGTATGCCTGAGCCAAAACCTCATTTAAAGGATTCCCTTTATAAGATTGTAGAAAAACTAAATAGTCTTATTGGATTGATTATAGATGTGTTTAACGATATTTGATCAAGGAGATAGTATGAAAGCACATATTCAAGAAGAAAAGAAAACAGCTACATTAGAACTTGGTAAAGGAACGCTGTTTCAAAATAAAGACGGCAAAATTTACAAGGTTTGCGACACGGCAGAATACAATGACACACACACCGACGATGAAGTTATCAAGGCTGCTTTATCTGAAGAAAATAAGGCTCAAGAAAAAAATCTCAAAAATATTTTTAATAGGTTGTTTGTGTTTGCGGCGAATAATATTTGAGGAATAAAATATGGTTTATGACATTAAAACAGTTCCAGAAGATACTCCTATATGGTGTACTGGATTTAGATTTGACGATACAAAGGCTGGCATCAAATGTGAGCCTGTCTTTGGTACTTTTGAAGAAAGAAGTTGCTATTCTAAGTTCCATACCTTGAGTAACAAAACGAGATCAAAGACTTTTAGCGTTGGGGCAAATCCTGATTGTTATCGTTTCGCAGACACTTATGAAGAAGCGGCAACTGAATATAATGGTATGATTTTCGCTGCAAAATACGAGCTTATTAAAAAACAAGAATATCTAGAGCAGTGCTTGCTGGCTGATAAGAATGGGTCAGTATATAATCGTGTAAGTATGCAGTAAAATGTATGTTTTAGAAAGAGTTAAAAATAATGGAAATTTGGGAGTTGAATCTTTTACATGATGGGGATATAGAACGAATATGTATGTGCTCTGACGAGCAACCACTATTTGAAATGGCAGTCGATAGAGCATTTAATTTATTTGCAAAAATAAATGAGTGGCCGCTTGAACAAGATCATTGCCATACTTCTATAAATGTAAACGCGCATCTTCATTCTGTTTTTGTAAAAATCAGTACACAAGGTGACAACACAGTTGAACTCTGGGAGTATAAATGGGAATGTATTTATAAAGAACCTCATGAAGACAAGTCTAGTGACACCTTACTTCAGAAAGTTGTTTCTCATGTACGAGACATTCCAAAACTATTTTATGATTGGGCAGATAATTTCTGCTGGAAAGCGAGAAAAAATGGCTATTTGCAGTAAATGTCTACATAAAGAAGTATGCGCTTTTAAGAAGCAAACAAAAGATAGTTGCGCCGAATCTTGCGAATACTTCCTCGGTTGGGTCAAGGTCATGGATGAGCGTCCGATCACTTTAAAAGACAACGTCGTAATAAGCGATTACGGTAATTCATTTATCGGATATTACAATTACGATAAGCGAGATCGAGAGTACTTTTACGATGTAAACGCCATCGAAAAAATTTACGAATGCCCATCTTACTGGCTGAAAGGACTTAATTTGCATGAGCAAGAAAAAATCGCTAACAACGAGTACGAGCGTAGGAAATCCAATATGGGACAAGTATGAGATCGTAGGATGCTCTTTTGATACCTCAAACAATCTAAATAAAAAATTTTTCAAGCCGGTTTATATAATGCCAGATGGGGACATCGTGGCTTGCGATGGAACCCACGATTTTAATTATGATCCTAACAAAGAAATTCAAATTGTCCCAAAAGAATCTATTCCATTTTATGGCAAGCCGACAGAACCTGCCGTTTATCGTGATGATTACGGCAACTGTGTAGATGTTGACGGTAATCCTCTTGGCATGAAGTGGAACGATTTTATGGAAGAACAGTTTTGAGTGGCGAATAAATAACGTAATATCGTTATAAAAACAAGCGAAAAATACAGTAAAACTAGACTTTTATGAGGTAACTTATGGGTTGGAGAAAGGAATAAATATATGACTTATACATTCGATACTGTTCCAGAAGATAAAGAAGTCTGGTGCACTGGATTTCGATTTGACGATACGAAAGCCGGCATCAATTGCAAGCCGGTACAAGGGACTATTCATGACAAGGATTATTGGAAGTCGAAGTTTAAAACAAAAAATCGCACAATCAGCGTGAGTACAAATCAATCGTATTATGCATTTGCTGATACTTACGAAGAGGCCGCACATATTTATAATGAGATGATAAACACATTTCTTGTTGAGCTTGATAATAGATACCACAAAATCGCAAGTTCATTAGAAGGCTGCTATCTATCAAATGATCGTGGTGTGATGTATTAAAAAAGATCATCTGTTGCAGGTAGAGACACTAACTCCAAGATTGAAGGAAAAATATTTGAGCAGATTGGGGTACTTACTGTGACAAGAAAACGATATATTAAATTGATTATGTCTTTGCTGTATACACGAAATGAAGCTATCGCTCAAGCAAAATACATTAACGATTTAATGAAAACAGATCCACGTTGCACTTATCAAGTTTCGTGTGATGTTATCGATGAATATGATAATCATTGTATTGAAGTGATAAACAAAAAGAAAGCGAAAGAATATGGCTAAAGAATTAGGGTTTTATAAAGACCAAACAGAATATTATAAAAGATCAATCGAAGATCTACTGCAACATTATACTGATAGCTGTGGCATGTGTACGGTTAATTTAGATTGTAGTGAATGCGTTGTGGATGATTTTATCAATCAGCTACGAAATATTCTGTATAGTAGTAGTGAGTATAAAGGGGAAAACATATGAAGCTGCTTTTACAGTCTAATGGAGGATTTTCTGGATTCTATAGTAGATTTATTTTGATTGATACAGACCTACACAAAATGGTAAAAACGGATGGCCTTATGAAAGATGGTCTAACTAGAATAAAATATATTTTGGACTATATCGATAATGAGAAGATTCCAGATGTTGATGATTTTGGCAAATCTCTTTGTCAGGATTTCAATTATGATATTTCACTACTTGAATGTTTTTTTACCGACCGCCAAAGTTGTCACTAATGAATCCGTCATAATGGACGACATCAATTATGATGTTTATCTATCATCTGAAAACGTTCCGTACAGAAAGTTCAGATTGAATTCTTCATCATATCTTGAAAATGACGCTCTCAGCGTAAAGCTTAGGGAACTATTTCAGACATTTTTATAAACTAGTGTTTTATGAAGCGTGAAAATAATATTTATGTACAAAGAGCAAAAGCTACAGCAAAAACAAAACCACTTGTAGATGACATCGTTAAAACACTATCTTCAGAGGAACAGCGGATGCTTGGTGTTTATAACGATGAATATCTAACAATTCCGGCAGGGGGACATGTTATAAAAAGATTTTTAAAAATCAGTGACAATACTCCTGTTGCGTTTTTTGACCTGTTTGAAGAATGGTCATATATAGATGTAGCGGTTGCAACAAGAAACGATAAAAACTATCGAGGACATGGATATGCATTGAATCTTGCACAATCGGCAATTAAATGGTATACAGCTCACAGATCCGATTTTGATAATAAACCGCTATTGTGGATAACTCGAAAAGATAATATGGCATCAAATCAATTGGCTTTGAAAATTGGGATGCATCCAGATGATACTTACAATAAATCCAACGAAGTTTGGAATTGCTACAGATACTCGTAATTTTATAAAACTTGAATTCTTATAAAGGAGGTTCACAATGATTATTGACTGCAAATCTATTGCACAAGATATCAAAAATAAAATCAAGAATATTATTGCAGAAGCTGACTATGCTCCTGTTTTATATATTTATCAAGTAGGGGACAACCCTGCGTCTAACGCCTATATTCGTGGTAAGCTGCGTGATTGTGAAGAGGTGGGAATTAAAGCAAAGCTTATCAAACTGCCAGAAGATATTACGGATGATGAATTAAATAACAAGATACTGGAAGATTATAATTGGGAAGATGTGGACGGTATCATCGTCCAGCTTCCACTGCCAAAACATATCGATCCTAAAAATATTTGTATTCCAGACGCGGTTGATGTTGATGGTTTTAATTCTACATCTCCATTTCAGCCGTGCACTCCGCTGGGCGTTATGAAGATTTTCGACGCGATTGGTTACGATTTGGATGGCAAGAATGTGCTTGTGTGTGGTCAATCTGATATTGTGGGTCGTCCACTGGTTGATATGCTGATTAAGCGGCACTGTAATGTGATCTCTGTGAATAGTACGGGGGATTATATGAAGAATACTGCTTACGTTACAAAACTAGCAAATGTTGTCATCTCTGCGGTTGGAAAACGTAATTTTATTTCTCATATAGATCTATTCAACACAGATGTCTGCATTGATGTTGGTATCAACTATGACGAGAATGGCAAACAACATGGTGATTGTTCTGACGATATTTATGAGATGAAAGATATCAAGGTAACCCCTCGTATCGGCGGAGTTGGCCTCATGACCCGTGCCATGCTCTTATATAATGTATGTGTGGCTAGATATGGTGAACATAAGATGGAGAGCATCCTATAATATAGATGATAAGAAGTGGAGAACATTATGGAAAGTAAAGAAGCAAAGTTGGTGTACACACCAAAAGACATTCAGAAGATGCTGTCACTCAGCAAGAGTGCGGTATACAATCTCATTCGAGACGGCTCTATTCCGTCTGTTAAAATCGGACATTCCTATAGAGTCGGTGTAACCCAGTTTAATCAATGGTGTAAAGACAATGCAATCGACAAAATTTGCTGATGCGACATGGGTTCTTTGTCGTGGCTAGGTTACATCTGGGTTACATTTTAGGTTACATAATGCCAAAAAGACAATATGGACTATATGGAAAGAATGGACAATATGCGCCGATTTTCAACAAAGATTTACTGAATTATCTGCACTATATGGACAATATGCACTAAAAAGACCGATTTGATGGCAGTTCGACTCCCATCGCCTCCACCAACAAAAAGCACCTGGATTCGTTGAAATCTGGGTGCTTTTCTTTTTGCTGAAACTGGTTTATAAAGCACTCCATAGCACAGAACGATTCGCTATTAGGGCGGCTTTTGTCACAATTTGTACGTATTTCCAGCAAAACAGAATGATTGTATAAAATTTATACACCCGCTAAAGTTTGTTTGTTGTCTGCTGCGGCGGCGCGGGGTATACTGTTGCCATAAGGACGGCGCAAGGATGCCGAAAAAAAGCAATAAAAAGCAGGGAGGCTTTTCT